TATATCTAGCCATAAAACATTATTAGCCTACTAGGAGCTATCTAATAACCCCTAATAGGCTTCAATGTTGTTCTGAGCCATTTCTAGCTCCTGTGACAGCTTTATATTGCTTCTGTGGGTATTTACACCCCACAACAGTAAAAACGCAACAGAAGCCACGCAAATGCCCTTAATGACTATCTTCCAGTGACTCTTTAGCCATGGCAGTATTGTCAGTATGTTCATCTTCTAAATTCAAGTCAATTCCCGTATAATCCTCACCTTTCTTTCTGAGGAATTTACCTAATAACTTCCAAGGTCCTTTGGGATCAAGTGTGTTCAAATTCTCTATTATGGACCACAATTCTGTCAATGTGATAATTATGGTCGCACCTCCAGTAAGAATAAATACTCCGGACTGGTCTACTACTGCCCATTCTAAACCGTGAAGTAATGAAAGTATCACAGCCTCATCTCTCAGTTTGCTTATAGTACCAGACCAATTCTTACCGCTTTCAATCTTCTATTTAAATTTCCTAGCTACTTTAAACCCATAGATCATATCTATAAACGTAGTAGCGAAACATATTACTAATAAGTACCATATCGGGGCATAAAACCCTATTACAGCAGATCCCAAACCTATCAAGAATTTTCCAATAGCGCTTCCATTAGCCATTGCATTTAATGATGAAGCGATACGGGATAGTGTTTCGGATAAATGTTGTATCATGGTCATTGTGCATCAGGTGTATCGTATGATTCTGCAGCGCTCTGCTAATAGAAATATGTAATACCGTTTTCGATGTACGGTAATCCTTTGTGTCCGTAGTTTGCATCATAATGTGATACACCTCCCGGAGTAGTTACAGTAACTGTACCTTTTCTAGCTGGGCCACCGTCTCTATTTTCGTCGATATAATATGAAACAACAAACGGTACCGTGATATCAACTATATCATACCCGCCAGGCTCAACAATAAATTTAATCCAGCTGTCGTTACTTGTAATGGTATACTTACCCATATAGTTGTTATTACTATCGTAACAATCACACTCCCAATAGCTTAAAAGATCATCTACATCTACAGTACCACTATGCATTTGACTAGACGTCGGCTTTGCATATTCATAAACACATCCGTCCGAATCATACTTAAAGAATCTACTTCTATTGGCTTGATCTCGTCCAGGAAGTCTTCTTGCACAAATACCATTGTCTTCTCCGTATTTAGAGTCTTTGTCAAATCCATCCATAGGACCAGACCACCATCCTCCACCAATAGGAGCCCATTGAGCAATAGATGTCTGTGGGGTTGGTTTATCGGGTCTATAAGCCTGATACATTTGGTCCATAGTATATGCATAACCATCACGGCCCTTCTTATCTGGATCATCAGGTCTTACAGGAGTATCATCGTCTGGCTGAACATCAGGCGTACTCTGATGATACTGTCCATAATATGTACCATTAGCCGTAGCAGTTGCTGGAACAGCAGGATTCCATCCATCAAATGCCCACCCAGAAGGTGTCTGTGGATCTGGAGCTACTATAGCCTATCCGTAAGTATATGTACCAGAATTTGGCAAAGTCTAGCCGTCTTTTCCTATAAACGTAATAGTATACGCTTTTATTGTGTACTGTCTGCGGTAAACACCATCTTGTGTGGCAGTAGCAGGCAAACTAGGAGACCATCCTGCTGGATCGTATCCTTCTTTAGCAGGATGTCCTGGATTTGGAATAGCGGCACCGTCTTCCATCCACAAGTCATATATCGTCCCTCCGTTCTCATCAAGTATAACAACGTGATGTTTCTTAGCAACACCGTGTGCCATACCCGCGGTCTTTACTGGAACAAGTCTATTCTGTGTAAACGGAGCAAGAGGATTTTCTTGGGCACGATTTGCGATGGCTGTCTTTTTACAAATACACCTATAGTTAGGTGAAAGAGCGCAACCAAGAATCTGGTTTGCCTCTTTATAAGTCATCATTCTTACCATAATCAAATCATGTTAGGATCAGTATCATAGAATCCGTATGCAGCAGCAGATCTGTTGTTCTTAGCAATAACCTGATTACTGTTATTAGGATTAATCTGCCACAGGTTATCAGCCTCAAGTGCTTGAATTCTTGCTTCCAATGCAGGAATAACGTTATTAACAAGGTTGTTAATAGTTGTTTGTTGCTGTTCCGTAAGCTCTTCAAGATGCGTTACACGGTTGATATAACCGGCAGGCAAATCATATGTACGAGGTTCTTGCGGATGATCTGTATCATAAACAACAAGGTGACCATTGTTATCCACCAAAACGTTTGAAACAACATTTGGGAACTCAGGAATACCTGCAGTAATCGGCGTACCGTTTACAAGAGCAAGAGTCTCAGTAGTACCCCAATCGATCGTTTGTCCGTAGTCAACAGTGTTATTTACTTTATTTGTTAACGATGTGAGGTTCGAGTTAGTTGTAGCAAGATTAGTATTAAGCAGATTAATATCAGTATTAATAGCAGTGGTCTTTTGATCAATGTCTGCTTTCGTATAATAGTTATCTGGATTAAAGATCTAATCTCCAGGAATAATTGTTTGCTGTTTACCAGAATCAGTATTCCAAGTAATAATCAGCTGTCTGTTATTCCAAACTACACTATCGACCATTCCGTCACGAACAAAATCAGTAGCATCTACAACAGCGACAACATCACCGTTCTGACGCTTAAAGTTGATCTTCTTTTGAGAAGGAACGTATTCAGCATCTGTGATAGCATTCATCAAACGATCAGAAGATTCTGCAGCAAGGTTTGCAGCAATCTCATCTTCTCTGTTTTCTGCGCGAGTTTCTTCTGCACTGACAAGATCTTCAATACGATCTTCGTTGCTAGTAGCTCTACTTATTTCTCTATTGAGAGCAGAGCTTATTTCATCTTCTTTAGCCTGAGCACGAGTTTCCTCATTTGCTATACGGTTGTCGATTTGATTCTCTCTATCAGTAGCTCTTGTTACCTCATCGTTAATTGCCTGATTAAGCTCATTTTCTTTTGCTTGAGCCCTAGCTTCTTCTGCAGCAACACGGTTGTCAATCTCGTTTTCCCTATTAATAGCGCGTTCTCTTTCTTCACCGATAGCGTCAGCAAGCTCTGCTTCTCTCTGCTGTGCACGTTGTTCTTCAGTAGCTACACGAGCTTCAATACGCTGCTCCTCGGCAATAGCACGATCCTTCTCTTCGTCTATCTTATCATTAAGACAATCAAAATCATGCTGTTCTTTCTGAGCAAGACGACCAAACTGTTCAGTAATATCTCCATTAAATTCAATGAAGTCTTTTTCAACTTTCTCAACTCTTCCTTCCAAATTGTTGATAACAGCCTGATCTTTGTCCTCATTCTTCTGGAGTTTCAGAATCTCGTCCATGCACTTACATGTATCCCAGCACGGACGCATGCATACAGGATCGGCACAATGAATACTGTGTTCACAAGGAACACCTGGACAACATGGTGCTGGACCGCAACATGGTTTTGGACAGCATGGTTCTGCGTGCTCGTGATAACCACAGTTAGCACAATTTTTATAACATCTTACCATATTCGTTCAGTATTAATTCATTTGTGGATCTACATCATAAAAACCATAAGCTGCAGCAGAACGACGTCTCCCATTATAAGTCTTAGCTATAATCTGGGTATCGTCATCAGGATTAATCTCCCACATACTTTCTAGCTTAGCAATACGGTCAAATAGTTCAGAAAGATCAATCTTATGCTCGTTGCCTTGTTCGTCTTTGTAATACAAGTCTCCATCAATGTGGATATCACCACCGATGTTTGTATTACCATTGACAATAAGCATATAAGGATCTCCCTTAGAACCATCCCTATTCTCAATAGTAGTAACACCATCTGCATAAGAAATTGCAGTCAGGCGTTTATTGATCATATCCTGATAATTCTCAATTGTATTTTGATCTGGAAAGAATCTATTATCATACAACTGATATGCATATGCAAGAGCATCATTATGATAATCAGGATCAGCAGTAGTTCCGTTCGATCTTTGAGGATCGTAGGTCCAGTTTTTAAGAGTACCGTATACTCTTATCTCTTTACTTTCATTACCAGGCATTGCTGAATTAGGACAATACCCTCCGTTACAGTTACAGCACTGGCAATTATTTAAACTACAATTCATCATGCAAATTTGATTTTAAAGTTCATTGTACCATTTAAAATAGGAGCTACGCTACGATAACAGAAGTACCCATCTTTAATGATAGAATTAGTCATGGGAACTCTAAATCCAGAAGATAATTCAGCTGCAAGTTCATCATTCGTCTCTACAGATTTAATATAATGAATCTTACGCTGAGAGAAAATCCAAAGGTAGTTTCCTGACTTCTCGTTCATTATAGAATATCTACCAGTCTTGATCTTATAGTTGTTGATACCAGCGGAATCAGAACTAATTTCTTCAGGACTGCTGATAGGACTAAATCCAATTTTAATAGTATCCATATACTTAACCGTAACAGTAAATGTACATGCGCGTTCATTATTAACGTCATCTATATCTGTTACAGTAATAGTAGCTACTGCCTCAGCTTCGTTAATATCTTGAGCGTGTATAGTACCATCCTTATCTATTTTAACAATACTTTCGTCGGAAGATTCAAACTTAAGCTCTGTAAAATGCCAATCTAAAGGATTATAAAGAACAGTTGTACCATCTTTAAGCAAAGCATATACATTGTAATCAAGACCAGTAGAATCAAATTCACCAATTCTCATTGTAGTATTACTTGCCATAATATAATCCTTATTCTCTGGATAAAACAGTTTGAATACATTTTCACGTTGTCCATCGGAATCAGGTGTTATTGTAATAGCACCAGACTCGCCTGTTTCATCATCTACAAGCTCAAAAACATCACCTTTATCTATCGTATATGTACGTAAATTGTGACGCCCCCAACCTTGTTCAAATACTGTCAGAACAACCACTAATTTATATACACCACACATCTTCTGCTATACTGCAGGGAAGAAACACGTGAGTGTATTCTTTTCATTCAATACCTAAGAATCTGCAAGATAATAAGGAAGGAATGGGTTTGGATGTCTGTGATCTTCCATAGTACGACCAAAGATATCATAGGGCTCTGGTTCTGGATGATGCGGTTCAGCACAAGGTGGTAATGGGGGATTCATCCAGCATGGCATATGTGGATGTCCGATGTGTGGATCACACCAACCAGGATGTCCAAATGGTACAAATCCGCAACACGAAGGCTTTGGACGTGGACCGTGTTCGAGATGACAACAGTGGTCGTGAAAGTGTTCTGGATGCAAACCAAATCCTCTGTAACCAGGCCACCAATGAAAGTCATGGAAATCTGGAGAAAATCTATCATAGTTACACAAATTAGCCGGACGCATATGATAACTAGGGAATCCAGTGTTGTTTATATTATGGTGTGTTGGATGATAGAATTCAGGAAATCCTACTCTCAAGAATGGTTTAGGATGTACATCATCTTTCTTAGGCCTGAAGAAATCAGTATTGATAAGGTAGCATCTTAATTGTTTAACATTAGTTTGATCAAACTCATCAATCTTATCAAACCCTGCTTGAGTATTCGGTTCGATTGTAAGTTTCAACCTAATGTCATTACCAATTCTAATTTTTCTCATATTGCAATATGTTAATAAAAAAGGCCACAGATGGGCGTTGCCCACCCGCAGCCAGTTTTATAATTTTGATAAAAATTAAGCAGTAGCGAAGGCTTCGAGAATGGCCTGGATGTCAGAAAGCTGACCCTGAATACCATAAATCTCTACAGTCTGCTTCGTCTTGCGGAAGATATCATCAGCAGCACGATACATATTCTCGAACTCGAGAGTGATAGCATCATAACAAGCGTTGATATCAGCTTCCATAGCCGGCTTAATGATCGGCCATGTACCCTCACCACGGTTCAGGATTCCAAGGTAGCCCATAGCCTGAGACTCGCGATCGCGAACCAGCTTGGCAGATGCAGGATACTGCACACCAGGAACCTTGTCAATCTTAACACCAGTGGGGAAATGCTTGTTTGTTGACTCCCATCCGTCTGCAGCAGGATCGGTGTAATAAACATTAGCATTGAAACGAACCTTGTTAGCCCAGTTCAGTGTGTCGTTAGCATCATCGTCGTCATAAGGAAGTGCTGTGATAACAACCTTAGCGCCATTAGCAACAGCTTCTACACGAGCGCGCTTCCACTCCTTATTGATCATGAAAGCGATGTTCTGAGCGATGGTGTTCTTTGTGTCACCAATCTCAGTAACATACTCATAAGACTCTGTCCACTTACGATAGCGGTGAGGCATATCCTTGAAAGTAAGACGAACGATAATACGCTTGCCACCTTCTGCGAAGAGGTTCTCAAGATTAGCAGTCAGACCAGAGAAGTCGATCGTAATCTCATCCTCAGTATCAGCAGCGTAAGCAAGTACGCTCAGGCTCTTAATATCAGCAGCCTTGATCTCGTTTGACCACTTGATGATAGGCATGTAAGTAACAGCGTTACCCTGACGAAGAACGGTGTTCTTCTTAGTAACGATACCAATCTTAATGGTCTCAATGTCGCCAGCGTTACCAGCAGTAACATTGTAGAGATCATCAGGAGCGATGTTGGGGTCACAGTTCATGATAATGAACTTACCAGCATCAGCAGAAACAGCGCTCATAGAAGCGGCAGGCTGCGGAGCAGCATTAAGTACAGCACCTGAAGCGAGGTTGCTAACAAGTACGGTGTTTACGTATGTAATCATAATTTAAATTAATTTTTTCTACTCCCCCTATATTTCAATGTCTAGACCTAACTAGCTGGGGTTTCCACGTTAAAATTATTCTTGAGTATTTACTTCATTAATAATAGTACGATACCTAGGATCTGCCTAATTTTCGATATACATCTAAGCAGCCATCTTGATGATCTCGTACATTATATGATCTTGAAAATCCGTGTACTCAGCTCGCGGATTATCAAGTGTAAGTTCAGTAGGCTTCCTAATGTAGCCTAAAGTATAGGATGAAATTGTATAATTCTTATCAGTAAGCAGATCGCACCCATTATCTTTTCTTATTCGAATAGGTCGTGCTTTATGATATTTGTAATGAAAGTCCGTAAGACTGTTGTTTATTCTATACATAAAACTATCTCTTGTGCACTCGAATACACAAGTATTCATTGGGTGACCACCATCCACAGAATCAATTACAACATCCTCATTAAGAGCATAAAGAAAATCATCAGGATAAGTAACAGAAAATCTAAGGAAGTTTGGATTTTCGTCCTATTGTCCTTGGACCAGTCCTAAAGACGCTTCTTTGAAAAGTTTAATAAGGTCTTCTCTTCTTTTTTCAGTTTGTTCATAACCTGTTTTATGTACAAAGTCGCCGTTTGTCCTAAGTTTGATAAACTTAGCAATTGCCTGATTCATCCAAAAAAGAGAATCTTCTGTAGAAGGCTTATTGACGGCGTCATCGATTTTATTTATCTCTCGCTCAAAATTAGCAATTATTTCAATGTTTGTCATTCTTCAGCCTCCTATTTCTTTTGTTCTTTCTTTGGTTGTGTGGCAGTAAGATGTCTTATATATAAATCTGTAGCACCTTCAACAAGATCATTAAAGCATTCCATTGGTAACTCACATGCAGTGTTAGTAAGTACGCTGAATTCTGCAGGGAGTTTTATATAAGTAACATCTACATTATTCACTGTAGTGTACTCATCATGGATAACTTTAATCTTTCCTTGTTCGAGTATAACAGCAGGATTCCTAAGAATTCTATGCTGATCATATATCTGGTTGATTACAGTATTTGCATCTGGCTGTTTTAATAAAACATTAGAAACAACAGCTTGCTTATTGGCATCCTTATAATTGCCTCTTATATTAGATATAGAACGTACATATGCATAATAATTATCAGGCAATGTAAACGTTGTGTTTTTGATATCTAAAGAGCCGTCTGCTGCGCCATTAGTAAGTATGGCGTGTGTTGTTAAGGTACTTAAGAGATCTTCGATTAGAACAGCCGTACGAGAGCCTGAAGGCACTTGGTCGTTCTATCTATACAACTGATCTATATACTGCTTCTGAAATTGGTTAAGAAATGCATAGATATCTTCAGTATCTATCTTGTTCTCAAGTTTAAACGTTGGCAGAATAGTTTGAAGCCTGCGCTCAACTTCCATACCAAGTTGTCTAGTTTCGTACATGTTCATGCTTCAAGTCCTCTCGTTTGTGCTTTAGTATTAAGTCTGGATGACTCTACGTTCTCCAGAGCAAATATTACAGCAAGTGATATTAATTCTTCTGCCATTGTGTCATTAAGTTCAAAAGTACCGTCAAAGTTCTATGTAAACTTCTCTGGTTCTCGTATGTATGTCAAAACAAATTCTCCAGGAGCTTTTACGCCTGTTGGATTGTAAAGATAATTATCGTATAATACAATTATAGCATTGCTCTCTATATACGCTACAGCATTTTTTATCCAAGGTCTATTTGTAGAAGATTGCTTAAACTTTTGAGCTACTTCATGGCTTACTAAAGTTACAGGATTCATTTTTCCTGTAAGATTAATAGTACCAGATACGTAATACAAGAAATCACTCTCTCCCTTTTCATTTTTACATTTATCAAGGTCATACAGAGCAGAATTCTCTGCAGATGGATGTACCATTGATTCATGAGGAAGAGTTACAAAAGTTACTAACTCTTGAATATCTGAAATAGCTTTTGTATCTGCTTCAAATGGAGCACGCCTTGGATTGTTGCCTGTAACCTTCTAAGCTATCAATGCAAGATACGCTTTATTAAGAATTGTAGCAATTTCGTAATCTGTAAGCGACGGATATGACGAAGTAACATTTGCTTTGTCATATTCTATCAGGAATTTTGTTTTTATATTACTATGCGGCGTCATATCTCGTTGTTTATAAAGAATTATTTATTCTCTACTTCGTTAATAATCGAAAGCTTCAGATCTTGGTTTTTCTTACTATCCAGATATGCAATTGCGTCCTGAAGTGAATCGGCAAACATATCACTACCATAGAAGTAATGTGTTTTATCCTTTCTAATAACTCCTTTTGCAATAGCACTTTCAAGCAGGAACTCAGTTTCTTTAGACTTGTTGTCAACCCATTTCTCGAAGAACTTCTTAGGATTCTTATCTACTTGATTAAACAATGTGGACTCAACAAGTTCATTAGACATGCGATCCGATGCCATACCATAGAGTCGTAAGCACTTACGCATCTGTTCAAGACTAAGATTATCAAACTCTTTAATGGCATCACGACGAAGCTTATTCTGCTTGTTCTGTTCAATTGCTTCAGCCTCACGGTTGATCAACAAATAATCTTTGCCAGCATCCAGTTTATCTAAAGAAGTGGCAACACGTTTATGTCCGCTAAGGAATTTAATCATCATAGCCTGACGAGGAATAGAATCGTCCAGCAATAGTGTGCGAGCTCCAACTTTAACCGAGAATGTGGTCCAGAAGTCAGACGTCTTAGCAAGGTGTCCTTCTTCATAACCTAAAGCTTTCTCAAAATATTTCTCATCTTCTGGGGTGAGACCCGTATATATCGACCCGGAGCGAGTATAGTAAGGAGCAATATAATCAAAGCAATTACGATACTTCAAAAAACTACCCCAGGGATTCTTCTTTTTGATCTTTAATTCAACTACCATAATTTACATTAGTATGTTGAGTATCGAACAGGGGGTCTTTCGACCCCCGTCGAATACTTATATTTTATTTTATGCGCGCTAATTAAATACCGCTGTTAGAGATCTCAGTATCCTCTGCGTCGCAGTACAGAATACCACAAGACAGCGGGTTACGAACCATAATACCAACTTCACCAAGGAAGTGTACCTGGTAACCATCACGGCTATTAGAACGCAGTGTGTTGATGCTGTTAGCGTAACCGTTGGGGGCTACAGAACCACCAGTATACCACTGAACGAACTCACGACCCTTACGACAAACCTTAACGATGTTAGACTGACCATCAGCGTTGCTAATATCAACGAAGAGGAAAGTATAAGACATCAGGGGTTTACCAGTCAGCGGATGAAGCTGACGGAAGAGCTCCATATTGTCGAACATGGGACAACGCTTCACAGACAGCGTGATGCCATTAGTCATTTTATAAGTAGTAAACTGGCCACCAAGAGTCAGGTTCTGACCACTACCGTCAACGAAGATGTTCTCACACATATTAAAGCTAGCGACCTTCTCCTTCAGGATACGATCGAACTCGCGAATACCCATCTCACCAGTCAGAGCAACGAAACGACGCTCGTTGGTACCAAGGATATTATAGCAGAGATCAAACAGATAATCCTCAAACAGCTCAGCAGTAAGCTTGGTGTAATAACGGATGTTAGCAGGGCTAATCTGCTCGAGCAGACCGGCCATTGTGGGAACAGGACGACCATTAGTACCCTTGTTAATATAGGTACCATCACCCAGACGGTTACTCTTAGAGAAGAGCAGAGCGGTTTCCTCACGCTTCTTCCACTCACGAAGAGCCTTCCAGTACTGATAATCAGCCCACAGATAAGATGACTTGCCAGTCTCGGGATCCTTCAGAGCGATAGCAAGAACGGTGCTATAAGCGTCGCCGGTGATATCATAGCTCAGACGAAGGGTCTGGAGGTGGTTACGCATCTTAAACGGAGTCTGATAGTTGATGATATCTGCCTCATCGCTGTACTCCTCGTAAGCAGAACCCATACGGCTTACCTGACGACCAGGAAGCATGAGCTCACCAGGAATATAAGCAGCCTGAGAACCATCAATTACATAACACTCGTATACCCAAGCGCTACCATCCTGATAAGGAACACCAGTGGTACGAACCTGGAAGTGGAAATCATCGAAGCTCAGAATAGCGCCAGGTCCAAACCAACGCTCTTCAAGAGCGAGATAGATTGGAGTATTACCGGCACCAGGAGTAAGCTGGTTGTAGTTGGCAGTAGTAATTTCCTGGCCATTCCACTTAGCCCAGCGAATATTTACAGCGTGATCGCTATCTACCTGCACAGCCCACTCAAACTCACGATTCTCGATTACCATTGTCTTTCCGAGTCCACCAGTGATCAGGTCGATGGTAGTTGAAATACCATCATCCTTAGTACCGAATACCAGTGAAAGAAGACCAGATACCTCGTGAGGCTTGGTCAGAAGTGCATTAGAAATCATGTTCTCGTCCACCAGATCGCTGAAACGACGTCCGCGATACAGCTGGAGATTGTTAAGTAAAGTATTATTCATATATATTTATAATTGTGTGCATCAGAACATACCACCTATAAGGTCTGTTACTGACTTTGATTTATCGTCGGCATTATAAGTGCTATGATTCTTTGCACTATGCCTTAACATTTTCCTAAGTTTATCAGCAGCGGATGTTTCTCCGGTATTCTTTGCACTAGAAATTAAAGAATCAGCTTTCATTGTGAAGTATGCAGATTCGATCAGATTCTTTGAAAGATTTTTGTTGAAGTCCTTTGTATATTGTGACTGTCCGTTCTGATCTACCTTGAAGATATAATCGAACAAAGCCTTACGATCTTCTTTAGGAATTGCAATACCGCGAATATTAGTAAGTTCGTTAATCTCCTTACTTACTGTATTGAAGAATTGTCTTGATTGTTCTTCTTGCTATTTTGCAAGCTCCTCTTGCTGACGTTGAGCTTCTTCTACTTCCTTCTTGCGAAGTTCTTTAAGTCTATCCAAAGCATCCTCAGATTCCTCATACAACATATCACTATCCTCGTAACGGGTTATCTTCTTATTTATTTGTTCGTCAGTATAGCCACTACGTTGCATGAGTTCACGTACAACTGCCTTTTGATTATTCTCATCTTCGAGATCAATGTTATCAAGAGTAAGAGCCTCTTGCTGTCTACGATAGAAATCCTCAAATTTACCTCCGTTCTTTACATACTCGTCAAGCGCCTGTATACGCTCATCCGCGTAGTCAGGTGTGGAGTTCTCAGTTACAACAGCCTTCATATAATCTGTCAACTGATCTACTGTAAGAGGTCTATCTTTTTCATCAATCTCATCCATATTCCACCCAAGTGACTGTCCGAGAGCATCGAAGAAGAGGCCAACTTGTTCGGCTTCAATTACATCGGCTTCTGTAGGATCTTCATTATCTTTAGGATCCTCTACAGGAGGCTCTGCTGGAGGTGTGGGTGGTTCTTGGTTGTTGTTCACGGGAGGAACCGGAGTGTTATCCTCTTGTGCATTTGGATCCGGTTTATTTGGATCCGGTTTATTGCCGTCCTCAGGATCTTTCACTGGCGGCTCATTAAGTATCTTGTCATCATCGATTGGATCTGAGAATTGATCAATTGCATCAATATCTGTTATTCCACCACCTTCTTCGGCGTTAGAATAAATATTGCCCAACAGATCATCAAATCCGCTCGGAATTGTATTCTTTTTCTTTGCCATATTATAATATGTAAGTTAATTTGTACAGTTTATTCTGTTATATTAATGTTTCCACTTCTTTGCGTTTAAAGCAAATACTGCCATCTTCTTTTGTTCAGGCGTACCGTTCTCTTTAAACCAAGAAGCAGAATGTCCTGTTCGTTTTTTTAAAGCAGTAAATTTACCACGATTAGCAGGTTTAATGTAAATTGGAGATTTGCCATTTTTATATTCTGGAACACTATATGCAGCTGATGTAGTTAATCCTACAGGTAAAATAGCGGAAGCATTCTACTATAACCATCTTGCAGCTTTATTATAATCTGTAATTAGATTGAAGAATTCCATCATATTGTTATTTATATTAGAAGGATCTTTAAAATATTGTGATTCAGCATATCTTAAATGTGCACCGGTTAATGGTCTATTAATCAATCCAAACATATTTTTTAATTGTGTACCCCTTGCTGCTAATTCATCAAAACCGTCTTTTGCAAAATAAGCGCCGGTTTTAATTTTACTTAGATCAAAACCTTCTGGAATATCGTGTATTCTATCGAAAGAGTGATGCCTCTCGTGAGATATAACTTTATAATATAGATCATCTGCTTCCTATTCTGTCAACTTTCTGCCCAAAGCCTATTCTTGATGCTATACGAGTTTCTTTTTTGAAATAAAAACAGGTCTATCTCCTTTCGGTAAAGAAAATCCTTTTAATCTCGATATAATATCTGGGTCTTTAAGCGCACGTTCTGCACCTTCACGGCTTCCAAAATAATTATCTTCCAGCCATTGTAAAGCAGCTTCGCGACCTTTTGGATCATCAACGTCGAAAACTCTTCCAACTTCATCTACAGGATCTCCAGTTAATCTGGCTCTATTATTATGAAGATTAACGATTTGTTTTCCGTGAACATTTTCATTTTCGTATAGCATTTTATGAAATATATCCCTAGTAGATTTTTCCTCTAGGTTTAATTTTGATAGTGCGTCTAATATATTACTATCATCGGAAATTTTTCTAGATTTTAGAAAGTTGTCTATTTCATATTCTGGGTGAGCTGCGCGAAATGCATCGTCTTCTGCTTTCATTTTTGCAACAGCCTTACCAAAATCTTCAAAGTTTATCTATTCTGTTGCTGTTTTTGCAGATTGTTTTAGCGGCAATATTTCGGTGACCATCTATCTCCCCCCAAGAAGCAAATCAAACTCCGGATGTACTAATTCTAATCCTTTTTCGTTAGTACCGGAAGACATAAAAGGTTTTGCCCAGTCTGTACGATGCTAAAGATAATATGGAAAATTATTTAAAGTATAACTACCTCGTTTCAGATCTGTCTTCTATGGAGTTACATACATATCTTCAAATACCTTGGTATAGTCATCTGTAAACGTGCTGTCTTCATTTAATTTAGCATTAGACACATTGTGGCCTATCTTATATCCAGGCAACTTTCCATTTTTCAATCCAGGAAACCCAGGCTCCCACTCAGAGTCCTCTATCAACTCTACTAAATTCGGCAGCTGTAATCTTGGCCTAAGTTTAACCATAGGTTTACCGGTTATGTATGGAGATACTTGCTCTGCACCATCCCACCTGGCTTTAGTCTATTCTTGAGGAATAATAGTGCGTACAGCAGTAGATACTGGTTGAAGTATTATAGGCTTAGGCTATTCTCCGATGGTCTACTGAAGTGCTCTTTGGTTAAAGTAATCATAAAACTAATCTCCATAATCTATTCTAGATTGTTGTCTACCAGCCTTGTTTCTTTCAAATGTAGATCTAAATGCTTCCGCAGCATCTCCTCCGGTTTTATATTGCCCGTATTTATAGCCCCTTCCGTTAGTATACCCTTTAACTTTACTGTTGCCTGTTATTTGATCGTACACAAACTACAACTGTGTGTCGGGATCTAAATTGCCATAAACAGCCTTCACTGCAGTCTGCATATCAGGACTCATCTATACATATCCGTGGTATCCGCTGCTATCTTTAGCATTGTGCCTAAACGAAGATTCTTTAAACATATTCGCAGCAATACCAGCAATGTCTTGACGACTCATCCCTAGATTAGAAAAATAGTCATGTATGTGATGTAGCGTGTCAAGTTGTTCTTCGTCCAAACTATCGATCACACTCTTCTTTCCTCTATTATATCTAGGAAGCCCTGCATCATATATCTCAGATACGGGTTTACCGTTCTTATAAGCGTTAAACCGTTCTCTAAATGCTGTTGTATCTTTGCCCATATCCGTCTATTCTATTGCTAAGTAGATTAGCAACGACGTTGGTCATGAAATCATCACCTCCGTCGTGCCAAACTAATCTTAGTATAAGTTTTAATAATTGATTGTTCTCTCTAGTAAGCTATAGAAGCTCTTGTTCCTCAGCATGCGTCATTTTTCACCAGCTACTTTATTACGAATAGCTGCGCGAGCCTTAACTCTTTCACGTTCAAGAGCAGCATCATCTTTCTACTTCTGCAACTCCATCTCGTGCTTCATACGCTGCTTTTCGAGATCAATCTTCTTATCTTCTATCTCCTTCTTCTGTCGAGATTCATAACGCTTAGTATACTCGTCTGATGCAATCTTACGCTGTTGTGTAGCATCTTTGGCAATTTCGATAGGATCTGGAATTTGATTGTTGTTCGCATCCTTCTCTTCTGTACCACGATATGCACTAATCTCGGCTACTGCAATCTTAGTCTGATTATCAGCATCAATCTTGTAACGCTCAAGCTCCATCTTAGCTTCCTCAAGCATAAGCTCTTGCTCACGCTGTTCATTCTGCATCTGTTGCAGCTGTACAGCTTGTTGTTGTTCAGCTTCCTGAGCTTGCTGTTGCATCTGTTCTTGACGCTCTTGCATCTCTTTAAGCTTCTGCTTAATGATGTTGAAGTTGTCGTTTGTAAGTACTTCAGCTGCTTCAAGTAAGCTAGCACCGTTCTGCATAGCAGGCTGAATAAGCTGCTGCAACTTCTGGATATTCTCCACATCCTTAGAAGTATCGCTTACAAATACATCCATATCTTCATAGTAGAACTTCTCTGTAATATCAAGATATGCACGCTCACCATTATCGAAGATATAACTAAGCTTCTGTTTACCAGTCTGCCTCCATGCACCCTGCGCTGTATTAAGCAACATATTTAAAGCGTGGCGCTTACACTGGTTGTGTGCCCAGAACAAAGGTTCTGTAATATGTGAAGATTGTACAACACTACGTTCTACATTACCCACAAGCTCACTAGAACTAATAGCACCTTCACGTTGTTCTGTGATACCAGATATAGTACCTGCCAATTGTTCGATCTTGTCCATCAACTGAATATACTCAGCGATTACGTTCGACATAGTAAGATCGAGAGAAGTGATTTGATTAAACGTAGCAGGCTTTCCGCCTTCTCTTCCTGGTACATTCCAACCTTCTTCATAAGGATTAATAAAGTTTACACCAACACTAGACAAGTAGTGCATCCATCTATCCGGAGTAATATTCATAGATTTAGGAATCTATGTAATATCCATATTTACTACTTTTCCTTTGTCTCTTGCTATAGCTAACTCTAGTCTGTACCAAAGCACTATATACATATACTGTAAAGGCTTAAGGATGCTAACCAAGGACCTAGGACGACTATTGGTATTAGAATAAACGCATCCGCAATAGGGAAGCTTCTAAGAATTTGGGTTATCGAGAGATACGTGCTGATATTCAAGAGGCTGAATGCCAAAGTATAAATCAGAACCCGCACGATATCCTTCCCATACTTCTATAATCCAATCTGGTTCAACAGAGATTTCCATACCTGTTTTCTTGTAGGATTCGTCTGCTATTTCAACTTGTGCTTGACCAGCTTCATCAAAGTACGTGACATAATATATCTTTTTAAACGACTTCCAACAACAATGCCATACATTTATAGAATAGCGACTCTTTTGGTCCAGTGTTGGATTATCGTATATGTGCAGTTGAATACCACCTCCAAAAGTATCTACAATGTCTTTATCGCCCATATCATTTCCTGGTCTTCCAGTAAGCATCTCGTTCAGTTTATTGAGATCCTTCTCTGTAAGCTTATCATAGTATCTATCATAAATCTCTGCTACAGGAAGTCTCATCTTCCTGCAACACCAAGAACCATCTTCTATAAATTCAAGATCAGGACTGTGGTCGTATCCAAAGAACATTGGATTTACTCTCTCCAAATAAGGCTCATCGTTTTGCACGCCAACATAATATATTTCTTGACCTGCAATAAGAGCATCCTTCCAACCTTTAATAAACTCGTTATCTAGGTTTAATTTTTCTCTTAAATATGTGAGAGTATGATATGCTGTGTTCTCTACAACATCTTTATAATCCTTTGTCATATATTTAGCGATAGCTTCAGGGGGCATTATTTCGCCGTTCTATAGCTGTTGCTAGAATTGTTCAGCTTCTTCTGGACTCATGCGAGCAGTAATAGATGCCATAATATATTGCATAAGCATCTCCTTCTCTTTATCCATAAGTTCTGATGCAGCTTCCTACGATGTTCTCACTACCCTGAAGTTCATCGGCCTCTTTGTCTCTTCACCTATAAGGAGGTCTACCTTAGGCCTTATTATATTGAAATCTTGAGGAGTAGCGGGAAACCCATCTTCTACTTTAAACGGGTTTGTAATTCGCTTGAAGTCTTTTTCATCAAATATAGAATTATAAAGGTTGTAGTAGGTCTATATCTCTCCGAAAGGCGTCTTGGCCATACCGCCAGACGTAATGTTTCCCTCGCCAATAATATAGTTAACACAGTCTTGCTGCCACTTCTCATCTTTCTTTTTAAGAGGTAGCTTCTGTTGAGGGAATGATGCGTTATATAAATTATCTTCTACTCTAACCATTGTTAAAAGCTAAATAAAGGTATATCGTCTTTCACGTCGTTATCGCCAGCATCCCAATAACGCTAACTGAATAACGGCAATTCGAAGAGTTCAACCTGTTTGTTTTCTTCTTTTGCAGCTGACACTTTAACCTAATAGAGCTCTTCTCTATATATCATAACCATACACAGGGCAATAACACGGTCTACGTTTCGTACACCATCATTCTCTATTAGTTCTTCTATAAGTGGTTCGCTGTATATTCTTTCTAGATTAGGATGGCCTTCTTCATATTCTTCCATTAGCCATTCGAGAATTAATCCTTCTCCATAAGCCCTAATCTATTTAGTCATGTGACAGCCTTTACGGCGCTGCACTTTACTGTCTTTAAAGACCTCCGTAATAATTTTATCTGGTTGATCTGCCAGTAGGTAATCACAATGTTTGTTTGTGAAGTAAGGGTAAATACCCTTACGTTCATTCTCAAACAAAAGTCTCGCATTATAAAATATCAGTAGTTTGCGAACATTTTCATAATACTCTTCCGCAGTATCCGGACGACCGGTGTACTCTGCCACAATTACGTCGTTCCATGCTTCTCCTGCTCTAACGCGCTTAAAAATGAACGTCGATCCTAAGGAGTTAGTGAACGACTCGTCGTGATCATACGGGTCGCAACCGCCAATGTATAGTCCGAAGGGGGGATCTGGGATTGGGTATTCCCATATAACTACTGATCCTCCTGGTTTGTCATCTTTCTTTAAATGATATGTTGTTATATCTCCAGATTTCTTTTCACGTGCTTCTACTCCTCCTTTACCATCCCACACTAGATCTACTATATGTTTCATGTTCTACAGTTTCTTATTAGTTCTAATACGGGTTAATTGGTCCATTAAGAGTTTACGGGGGAATATATTTTTACCCAATTCTAATACAGCTTCCTATGGTTTTATAGGTCGCTCAGATATAAAACGGTCAATAGACGTCTATGAAGCACCGCCAGACTTAACTTCATTACGTTTGGCTATAGTATCTTCGATAGCTTTCTCTACTAGACTGTTTCCATCTTTATCCATAAATATGCGGTCTCCATTCTCATCGAAACCTTCCATGTTTAGATAGAAAGGTGAGAAATAACCGCATCTAGTTTCCTCAGCTTTATCATCCCATATATTAGGGAAGCTAAGCACGTTATAAGCTTCTGGACTATAAAATAATGTTTTTAATCCATCAAACTGACCACCTTCAGTACCACCAGTACCAAAAGCAATCATAAGTCCGAATGCCTCTCCGTTATCATCCTCCATAGAAGGCTGGCTTACACGCCATGCTGTCTCTAGATTTGGGAACTTACCACTCTCCTCAAAGAGTACAAGCTTACCACGAATACCACGAACACGCTCTGGATCATTCTTAAGAGTCATTCCTGTTATTGATGATTTGTATCCTTGTTCGGTTTCTCTACCGAATTCATCTTTGATTTTAAAACCAGAAACACGTTCCATACGGGTAGCGGTTAATCTACGCTTAGCCCAGTCTGTGTGCTAGTCTACAAAATCCATAATCTCCCAAGCTTTCGTTAGCAGTCCATCTCCAATAAGGAACTTTTGTTCTGACGCTATCGCAAAGCTCTTAGATTCTTTAATAAGGGCATAGTTTCTAACAAGCATTGATGAGCCTTTAAAACTAAATCCCTTTTTACGGGCCTTTAGAACTGCAAGGTGTTTACCTTGCAGCTCGGCCTCTTCTACAGCCTAAAAGAAGTAATAATCGCCGTCCCAGAAATCAGGGAAGTCTAGTATACGCTCACGCCTGATTCGTTTATCTCCGTTACGGTCTATATATTCTGTGTTTTTACGTTTAATGATAGGACTGTAGTTTAAGTAAAAATAATGGTAGCCGGTAATAAAATCTCCGTCAGGAGCAACATAACCATTTATACAGCGCTCCGTTTCCCGGTCCCAGTATTGTGTATAATCTGTAGTGCCTCGCGGGGCTAGCGTATATGTTCCATGTTCTTTGAAAAATATTGCTGCCTGGCGGAACTTGTTTGTATTAATTATCTTTTTATTAAAGTCTACCATGATTTATTATAATAGTTGACTACAATATAATGATACTGCACATATCAGCTCTGCTATGAATACAGCATTATCCTTTAGCTTCTTTATAAGTGCTATAGGCATCAATGCCCATACAGCTAAACATGCAGGATTCATTATAGCTACACATATCTATGATAATATACCTGAGCTTATCCCAAAGATATTATGCATAGTCTATGATTGTTTCTTCTATAGTGGGAGTGCACCGCAGAACATTAGAGATGCCATTGTAGCAAACCCTAATGGTGCTGGTACTTTATCCATCATTGGTATGCATGCAGTTAATGATATCAACCACATCCATATAGTCCATATCCACTTCTATGCCTTAGGTAAGTCGTATACTGTAGCAGATATACTTTCAGGAATCTTTTTATTCTTTATTATATCTACTAATAAGAACTCACCTGCTATAACAGAACTAATTAGTGTAGGTATTATATCGGTATTCATTCTTCAGTAGGTTCTTCTGTTACTTCTGGTTGAGTATTCAAGGCGTTCTCATAAGGAGTCCAATCAATACTATCTTTTTTAATCCAACCTTCATTAAGTGTTTGATTAATAAAAGCAATAGCTTTTACATAGAAATCAGAAATGTCTTCTAGAGTTTCAAAAGTATAGTATACAGGATCTCCACCACGTTTTACAATGTTTGGTTCATCTTCAGTACCTATATTTTCATTATAACTTGGAGTTTGCCCTAATTTAAATTTAACAGGCAAAGAAGCTCCTTGTGTTTGTAATGCAAGATCGTAAGCTGCTTTGAAATTAAACTAATTTTCTTTAGATAAATAAATAGACATTTCTTTCCAAACAAAACCATTAAGAATAGTTTCATCAGTTCTATTATTAATATCATTAATGATTACTTCCTTAATAGTATCTATGTCAAGCTTATTATATTCATCTTTAAATAAAATTAATTCATGCCAAGAATACATATCTTCATTAACTTTCTCTAAATCATACCCTACAATATATAGTACACTATATTCAGTAAGATATGAAAAATATTTTATTGGTCCATTTCTTTTCATAATACAAAATATATTAACCATTAAACTATTCCACGAACAGTTCGTCCAATTCCTCTTGATGCTCTATAATCCCTACACTATTCATGATTAGTATAAATAGTATGAGCAGTATCACTACCTTCTGGAGTCGATGACCATATATATGCTCTTTCTCCTTCATACTTTCTATTACCACCATCATATGTACCACAGGCTGGGAGGAAAATATAATTACTATTATTTTTACTTGTCAATTTGGCACCAGTTACTCCACTAACTGTTGTCCACGAGAAGTTAGTATTATTAAGTAATTCTTGTATTTCAGTTAAAGTAGGCATTCTCCAAGCACCTCCCATCACTTGTCTTGCAGTATCTACACTTAAAGAAAGAGGATTTTCAGTACCTGTATAAGCAGAATCAGAACTATTATATGCTCTATTACCTTTTCCATACATATAAAAATTACCATATCCTGATTCACTACTAGCTCCAACATTATATTTAGCCCATTTTCTACCACTTGGTAATCCAAGATCTACATAAGCATAACCGTTATAAGGATCATTAACTGTTAATGTTACTTCATTAGACCACGCTGACGCATTATAATTACCATTTCCTGTCCAACGTGCTTGTGTATTCTAAGAACCAATAGCAGTTCTTGTGTTACCATTACTCCATTCGATGGAGCCCTGTCCTCCACCTCCAGAAGCTGAGGCTGTAGCGGTAGAACCATATTGTACTGTTGCACCAGTTGCTGTAGGAGCATTCTAATTAGCTTTAGTAATAGAAAGAGTAACTTCATTAGACCATCCAGAGGCATTATAGTTACTGCTACCACTCCATCGAGCTTTTGTAGTCTTACTACCACCAGCATTTCCTGTAAGGGTATTACCATTACTCCATTCAATACTTCCTTGACCTCCTCCTCCAGAAGCTGAAGCAGTAGCAGTATTACCATATGTAACAGAAGATCCAGAGGCCGTTGGAGCTGACTGAGAAGCCTTTCCTATGGTAGCAGTCATAGATCCAGTGGAACTTTGAGTATAGTTAGTAGACTCAGCACAATAGTAATAAATAGTATAACTACCAGCACCTGAAGCATAGGGTAAACTAGTACTATAAGAAGAATTACTAGCACCATAATAATACATAGTTCCAGTACCAGAGCCTGCAGTTACCAAAGTCTGATTAGATCCATTATATGTAACTCCTCTGTTTGCAGGGGCAGTTGAAACGGAGCCACTAGCTTTGTTCATTGTTAATGTTACTTGGTTTGACCAATCTGAAGCATTATAATTACTATTTCCAGACCATCTAGCTTGAGTAGTTTTAGAACCAACTGATGTCTAAGTATTACCATTAGACCATTCAATAGAACCCTGACCACCACCACCTGATGCTGTAGCTGTAGCCGTTGTACTATATGTTGTAGTAGCTCCTGAAGCTGTTGGAGCAGATTGATTTGCTTTACCTATAGAAACTGTTATAGAACCAGTATCACTCTAAGTGTAGTTAGTCGAGGCTGCAGCATAGTAGTACAATGTCCAAGAACCTGCATTTGTCTAACTAGGTACTGTAGTAGAGAAATCACCACTTGTTCCTAATCTATAATATATTGTTCCAGTACCACTACCAGCATTTGCTAAAGTTTGGGCACTACTATTATATGTAAGAGCCTTAGCTGTTGGAGCTGTTGCACTTCCTGCAGCTTTCGTAATTTCCAATGTTACCTCATTAGAGTAAGGAGAAGCCTCATAATTACTATTTCCAGACCATCTTGCTTTAGTAATTTTGCTTCCTACATTTCCAGTAAGAGTGCCGCCATTACTCCATTCAATAGTACCTTGATTTCCTCCTCCGCTAGCTGTTGCTGTTGCTGTGTTGCCATAGATAACAGAATCTCCAGTTGCAGTAGGAGCACTTTGACTTGCTTTAGCAATAACAGTATTAATAGAATCAGACTCTTTATCCTTATGGTTACTATCCCCAATTATTCTCCAATATGAGGTATATGTATTGGCATTGGTACCAGTAGGTATAGTAGTATCCCAAGTAGAATTGTCACTGCTGTATTGCATTGTACCTTCACTTGTAGAGCCTGTAACTAACAATGCTTGTGCTAAGCCAGTGTACATAGGAGATGTAGCAGTAGGAGCAGTATATGTAGGATCTGCTTTGCCAATACTTACAGAAATATTACCGGTAGCACTCTGATTATAATTGTCACTTTCAGCAGCGTAATAATAAACTGTGTAGCTTATAGCATTAGTACCAGTAGGAATTGTTGTAGAGAAGTCGCTTGAAGAATTCAGGCTGTAATACATCGTGCCAGTACCAGAACCAGCATTGAGAAGCGTCTGTGCAGAACCGCTGTATGTAAGGCTCTTTGCCGTAGGAGCAGAGGTGACACTACCGTTGGCCTTTCCGATCGTCACTGATATGCTTTCAGTTGAGCTTTGATTATAGTTAGCACTTTCTGCAGCGTAATAATATACAGTATAACTACCGGAATTTGTTCCAGTAGGTACTGTTGTACTAAAGTCACTATCTTCGCTAAGACTGTAATACATTATACCTGTACCACTTCCTTCGTTAGCAAGGGTTTGTGCCGAACCGCTGTATGTAAGAGATTTAGCAGTAGGGGCTGAGGTTACACTTCCACTAGTCTTTGTAATAGTAAAGGTAGCACTGCCCACTACATTATAATCACCACCGTCGTTATCATAAACTGAAACCGTTGCTGTTCCTGCATTAATATTATTACTATAAGAAACAGAATATTCAGATGGGTCAATTATCACACTACCGTCTTTAACTGTTACAGATGGAGTCTTAGCAAGTCCATCGTAAACATATGTATCTTGTGACAGTTCTACGGTAGCCGTTATTTCTTTTTCAGAGATAGAACATTCTACTGTATCATATGGTACATCATTAATGTTTGAATCTCCGACTACTTTATATAAGAGTTCGTATGAACCTCCGTTTGTTCTAGTTGGTATTTCTGTTGACCATGAATCACTACCAACCTTATATTGTATTGTACCAAAATCAGTAGAACCAGCTGTAATAAGCTCTTGTGCTGTACCATCGAATACAACAACCTTTGGAGTAGGAGCAGTTACAGTAGGAGTTACTTTAGCTATAGAAGCTGTTATTGTTGCGGCAGCAACATCGTTGATGTTGCTATCACCTACTACCTTATAGTATACAGTATGTTCACCGGCATTAATTGCTTGAGGAACAGATGTTGTATAAGTCTGTCCGTCTGATGAATACTGCAACGTTCCAAAGTTAGTAGAACCATTATCTGCTAAAGTTTGTGCAAGTTCGCTATATACAAGACCAGTCTTTGTAACAGGTGCTGTTACAGTAGGAGTGACCTTAGAAATAGTAGTTGTAATAGGTGTCGATACTACATCATTATGATTAGCGTCACCTGTCAACTTCCAATATGAAGTATGCTCTCCAGCATTAGTGGCTTGTGGAACAGAAGATGTCCAAGTTTCTTCATCTGCAGAATAACTAAACGTTCCGTCATTAGACTCTCCAGCGTTGATTAGCTCTTGTGAATTACCATTGTATATAAGCGATTTAGTACTAGGAGCTGTGTATGCTGGGTTTGCTTTAGATATTGTTACTTCTATTGCAGTAGAGTCTATATAAACTACCTCTGCACCAATGAATCTCCAATATGCAAAATATGTTCCAGCATTAGTAGCCTGCGGAATATTAGTAGACCATTCGCTCTAATCTATAGAATACTGAATGGTTCCGGCAGTAGAACTTCCTGCGTTAAGTAAAGCCTGAGGTTCTCCAATATACGTTAATGATTTAGCAGTAGGTGCTGAATAAGAAGGAGGGTTAACTTTTGAATTCCAATATTCCTTCTCAGCAGCGGTTACGTGCACATTTGTATTTGATTCGTGACTATTAAGATCGCCCCTAACCTCAGTATCTTTTATATTATACAATTCTTCGCCAAGAACGATTTTTGCAATATGTTTAACCATGATTTACGTTATATACTAATAAGTTTTCTTCTAATTCGTCATATACAACTTTAGCAGTAGCTTTATCTATTTCTTGATCAACATACCGCTTTGCGTCCTATATATCACGATCATGTTTTCTTTCTAATTCTACAACGGATTGTTCTGTCTGTTCGATTTCTTCTCTAACAGACTCAAAGTCTACATCTATATTTCTTACAGTTTCTTCGACTTCATCAATCCTAGTAGATAGTATTTTGTATACCTTACTTTGATCATACGCATTTTGTATAAGATTGAACGTAGCGTTTGCATCGAGTATATCTCCTTCCTTGAATAAAGGATATGGAGGATGTACACCTATTAGCACATCAGAATGTACATGCTTTCTTGCTTTCGTTCCGTATCTCGTAAGATCAATTAAAGAATATTTATCTTTTATCTATGGATTATACATAGTAATATATTTTACCTCCGAGTACGTTTTGATCTCGTAAGGGTTATTAATAATTTAAGGAAGTGGGGTACTTATGACCCCACAAGCCTTAAATATGATTAAGATACTGTTACAGATACAGTAGAACCAGTGAATACCTGAGCAGCAGCAGTTGCAGTACCAAGGTCAGTAATAACAGACTCAGTAGTGAACGTAGCAGCGCTACCAGCATTAAAGGTATCAGCAGCCTTAGAAGGCAGAGTACCTGCACTGAAGGTGTCAGAAGCCTTAGAACCACCATCAAACTTACTTACATCAATAGAGGTAGGAGTACCACCGTTGAATGTATCAGTACCATAAGTAGCAGGAGTAAACGTACCCTGAGCAGTTACAGCACTAGAAGTAGAGGCGTCACTAAGAGTGAGAAGCTCGTTAGCCTCGTTTACAGAAGCAACAATACCCTCTGTGGTAAAGGTACCAGTAGTGGCAGCACCGAGTGAACCACCATCGAAACCGCTGTGGCTGTAAGAAGCAGCAGAACCAGCAGTTACGAAACCTTCAGCCAAAGAAGCTGGGGTGAATGCGCCCTCTGTAAAGCTAGGAAGCGTACCAGCACTGAAAGCACCCTCAGTAAATGAAGGAGCAACAGCCTCGCTGTCAATAGCCTTCAAAACAGTCTCGGTAGCGGTACCTGAGAACGATACAGATGAAGCAGAGTTACTACCAGCACAAGTAACATCACCAGTAGCGCTATCTTTGAAAGCAAGAGCTTTGAATGAGCCAGCAGGACCCATCTTCTGCCACTTGGTTCCATTGAACACGAACTCCTTCTCCTCCTCGTAGGTATCACCTGCGATAGCTACAACATCACCGGCCTTAGCGGTGTAATTCTCACCATCAATTACGATGGGGTTAGTAGTAGAACCGTCTACCAGAGCAGTAGTGGTGAAGCCAGCCCAATGCATGGCACCAGTGATTGACGTTTTAATATTGTCAATCTCCAAACGAGCCTCGGCATCCTTCAAGTCATAGGTATTACTACCAAAGGTAAGTTTTGATAAATACTTTTTATCCATAATTTATAAATTAAAAAATTAAAGTAGGTCAATTAATGAAAGGTCGCATTCTCGCTCTCTTCGTCAACTGTAGCCTACAGTTTGTCTTTTACTTCTTGTGAAAAATCTTCAAGTTTGATTGAACCGTCAATAATCTCACTTGTACCAACTGTGTCAGGTCCTAATTGACCACCTTCACCATGAACAATCATATCGATTACTCTAGCAATCCACATGTCTACGTAAGACTTAACGGTATGCGGAATCGTGTAACCTTCCTGCGCTTCGTGATATACTACATCTTGACGCTCAAGCTTCATCTTGAACTTATTAATATCAAATGTAGTATGTCCTTGGTTATCAAGGATAAACTCTTCACCAAGCTCTACAGGAACAGATGCACATCCCCATGTTTTGTTTCCATTAAGATCCGAGAATAATGTATCTCCCCAAGGCTTAATAGGTTCTTTACCTTCATATTCGAAGACAACCTTAGCGTTTTCAACCTTATCAAAATGAGGAACAATCCAAGGATACTTGGCACCAGGAGCATTTATAGCTCCAAGCCAACAATGGATGCAATTAGGATATGTACCGTCAGCAGCACGATCGTTTATATTTGCAGGACGATTCTCTACAGTATTCCAGAGGTCTTCCTCAGGATACTTCTCGTAGTAGAGCTTAAGTCCTCCATTCTCGTACGAATCATTCCAAGAAGCCTCATCCCATATATAATCGAAGTTCTCAGAATATTCTACGCTGGGATCATGATCAAACTTTCTGTCACCGACCGTCCAGTATTCAGGAACGTCGGGAATTACAAGATCACCAAGATCACCAATCTTATCATTTACTTCCTGCTTTGTGTAAGCATCAGTTATACCATATCCTTCGAGTGTAGTAGCTTTATCTGCTTTCGCAGCATCCAAAGCCTACTCAACTGCTTTAGCTCTAGCAGTCTCAGCGTTAAGGTCTCTATCAAGTGAGTTAAGCTTGACTTCAACCTCTTTAAGCGTGTCGAATGCAATTGTAGCTCCGTCTACGATAGTGTTGATTGTTGTGTTGGCATCCCACAATTCACCGATTGGATACACGCCACGATCTGTGCAAACTACCTTAGAGATTATTTGTTTACGGACATTGCGACCAGTTTCGACAAGATCTTGAAGTAATACTTTCTTATCCATATTATATTAAATTTCGTAGCGGCCTATAATACCGCCACCTTTAATTCGACCTGTCTCCAACTACTCGGCTTTAGCTTGTTTCATAGCCGTATCCAGAGACTTAACTATATTGCCAACGTCTTTCAATATTCGTGTGACTTTGATGGCAGTGTCAATATCCATATTACCCTAAGAGTAGTCGTTTAGGGCAGCTATAAGCCCCTCTGCTGCAGTCTATGAGGCTGCTAATAATCGTGTTCCCGGCGTCTCCTAAAATTCGCGAAACCTCCTAGCTAGCTCTTCTACCTCCGCAGTAGGTACATACTTTTCATCTTTAAATACGTCTTTGGCTACTACGCGAGGTCTCTAATCTAAAGGGTATGCCTCGTAAGGAGTATTCCATTTATATAGCCAGACGATATACTCTATCTCTTTCAACGCCAAGGATTTATCCTTCGCTTCATTATAATAATCTTTAAATGGAGGAATTGCTAAATCCTCGGTGCTGAGAGATATCTTATCCGCTTTTATGTCGAACATATAATTGTTAGTTTATGTACGATCTCAGTATCTTTTCAACCATCATGTACATTCTTTGTACAAGATGTCCAATAAGATATGCAGCTGCTTCACCGTGTATAGGAACACCATAGTATTCACATATATGAGCCTATACATGATCTGCTTCGTGTATACAAGTGTTAACAAATTGACTAATGTTAGTAGCCTACCCTATACAAATAATACTCATTTTATAGTCTGTATTTGTAAACGTAAAGCCAGTATTCTTTCTACGTAATACTCTTAGACATTTTCTTATATCCTATTCAGGACAGTCCAGCTGGCTTAATGAATCTGCTATTTCAACAGAGTCTTCTTTGCTTGCATTATAATACACAAGAACATTCCAGTCGTGATCCCCAAGTTGTATATACTATGCTATCATACAAACTCTGACCAATCTACTGGAATGTGCATACCTTCGATATCTGATAGCCATCTATAGAATGGCTACCCATCATATCCGTCAGGATCGTCAATTGTTTTCTTGACGTACATACAGAGATTGTAATCATTGTCAGGGACGGCATCTCCTAAGTAATCAGCTTTGCACATGTTTGCCACATATACCGCATCATACATCTTATTATATTGGAGAGTAATATCCCGAGCTTTTAATTTTTCTTCTAACCATTCTTTGGTTATCGGAGTTATTTTACCTTTGTCGTTTGACATTAAAGACACAGCAAAGTTACATAACTCTTTGGTGAAGTGGGGACCATACAATCTCATGTATTTCCTAAAATGCTTAGTTTGCTCCATTTACTCTATTTCTTAGTAATGATTCTAAACGTTCAAGAGCTGAATACATACCGTCTACACGTTGCGTCAAACTATCTATAGCTTCATCGCGCTGTTCTTCTTTAGCGTATACAGGATTTAATGCCTTTAGTATATCTTTAAATGAAGCAGCATCTTCTTTATATTTAGGGATGTTATTTATTCTATCTTCGCAGTCTTTTAACAAAGAATCTACTTCTGATATCATAGCCTCTTTGTTTTCGCTTAAAGTATAATCCCCATACGTATGTATAGACAGATTGCTTGGTACACAAAACTCTTTCTTTTCATCATCTACACGCACCGTTAGATCTACTACACTCTGCATATTAGTACCAAGACTAACTGCTGGGTTATAAGTAGGATACATGGGACGTGGCATTGTTACGTTCTCGACGTAACCAATTTTAACTTCTGGTTTACTTGTCTTATCCAATATATAGACAGTAGCACCTTTTCTTAACGTTGAAAACATATCTGTTAAAATTAAATGTACAGAGCAGGGGCCGAAGCCCCTGAGTGTACAATATTATTAATAACGACGTCCCATGCGACTACGGCGCATACGCATACTACGCAGACGACCACTACGTCTCATCATAGAGCGAGCATCATCGTCCTCATCTTCACGCATATCATAATCATCATGGCGATAACCTGATCTATTTGCAGACATTCCGCGGAACTCCATCTCTGGCTCCTCAGAATACTCTGACTCATCTTTTGATGCTTCATAGCAATCGTATATAGCATCCTCAAGCTCACACAATGTGAGTTTAGTCTTCTTGGCGCTATGCTTAGCTTCCTCAAGAAGATCGAATGCCGTATCGTATGCAGCATCACGCATTTCAATAACTACCATAATTTAATAATGTTAAAATGTTAATATTAAGCTGCTACAGCAGATGTTATCTGCAGTATGCCATTAAATCGATCATTGAAGACCGTAATAATACCTGTGCCTGTTAAATCGGCTGCAGTTACAGGGGTTCCATTGAAGAAAGTAAGCGGTCTAGCTGTACCATTCAATGTGAGGGTTACTGGCAGTGTACCAGTAGTACCCTCAGGAATAGCATCCTAGATACGAACTGTAAAATACCCAACAGGCTGAATGCGGCGGAAACCTAAAGCAAAGTCTACCGCTGTATCAGTTACAGTTACGTTAGTTGTGCTTAAGTATGGAACTCCATTTACATTTGTAGTTACATTAAAGCACCCCATAGCCACTAACTATTAAAATGAAACATTGTTGCTCCAACCGTTCCAACCACCGTAGAAACTTCCCATGTATGGGGTTGTGTTAACTGCGGTCAGTTGAGGCCACTGTACAGGTACTGTATTGGGCTGTGAAGCCTTAATGGCTGCAAGCTCAGTAGCAACATTATTAAATTTCTCGTTAATAAATGCAGTCTGGCGGTCATTGTTTATATTAGAACGCAACAGAGCATTGTCAGCTGTCAGAGAGTTAATCTTATCCTGCAGTTCTCTCTTTTCGAGATCACAGAACTTATCGTTGATCATTACACTCTGACTCTGTATTGCATCTACGATGTCGCGAGTATTACGCTCAGCCTGTGTGCTCAGCGAATTTGTTTGCTGACATACTGCAAGCTGATCGGCTGCTTGATTTGCGGCCATCTGAGACTGCAGTGCGTTGGTCTGATTGGCAATAGCCAAACGATTCTCGCAGCAGCACTGACAGATCTGGCTTGCGATAGATGCATTACCACTCTGGATAGCGTTCTAAATTTGCAATCCGCTCATGCCCACCTGAGTACCAACAGAAGTAATAGCATTGTTAAGAGTAAAGATGCCATTCTGAACAGTGCTTATTTCTGTATTAAGAAGATTAGCAAGGTCACGAATAGCGTTACCATTACCCTGGATAGCGTTCATCAGGAGCTCACGACCAGAGTCGTTAGCAATCTGATTAGAGAGGAATCCGTTGTTACCGTTTCCACCCCAGTTACCATTGCCACCCCAACCCCAGATCATCCAGAGGAAGAGGATCCATATCCAGTTATTACCACCGAAACCACCATTGTTGTTAAGAGCTAACAGCAGGTTCGGATCAATGCCATTAGTACTTCCCATCTCAGGGAACATCATAATTTTAGAACTTTCCATAGTTTAAATTGTTGATAATTAATAGTTGTTGTTGATATCCGCATTATACAGCGCGGGAACTGTTGTTGATATATACGCCAATAGGGGGCCTTGAATGGTCCCCTATCAGCATAACTAATTTTAATCTAACAATGAATACAATTGTTTTTTAACAACTGCAGTTTGTGAGGTTTTGCCATCTGATGTACGCCACCCCATGAAGCTTTTATTACGTAATTATTGTGCTTCTTCAGAATCGTTTATCGATTCCACCGCTGCCTCATTTGCGGGCTCAGAGTTTGTAGTCTCGACTTCTGTTTCCGGAAGACTCTGAGTAGCCGTAGGTGCGCTTTCGTTTATATTGTCAGTAGACCCATAACCGCCTTCTCCACGGTCAGTCTCACTGAGTGTATCACTCTCCTCAAACTGTACATCAGGTACTGGGAGTATAAGGAGTTGACAAAATCTTTCACCTTCTTTATATATAGCAGGTACAACATCTGTTGTAGCTCGCATCTTGGCCATTACTTCGCCACGATAATCAGAATCAATTACACCAATACAATTAGTAAGAGTAAGAGATTTCTTTGAGATAGATGAACGAGGAACAAGAGCTCCAAAATAACCTTGAGGAATCTCTACTGCAATATCAGTATGATATACAAGTACAAGTTGTCCACATTCGTTAATCTCTGTTGTGATTCGTGTACATGTCAAATCGAATCCAGCATCTGTGGCATGTGCCTTTACAGGTGCGATTGCATTTTCTGAAAGTCTTTTAAATTTAATTACCATCTTTATATATAATTTTAGTAATAATGGTTGCCCAGTCCGGTTCATCTCCAGATCTTCCGGGGTTAGAGCCCGACGTGCTAGGAATCATACACCACTAAGCAGTACCTACCGGGGGTAACGCTCCCCCGCATTGGGTCTAACCGTAGGTTGCCAATCAACATTTTAACTATATCACAGGGGTCCGGATGGCCATCCGAATCTCAGCCTCCCCTGTATCGGCTGTATTGTGCGGCTCTGGGAAGATTCGAACTTCCTACACGCCCGCCGGATAACCGACATATCGCAGCGCCTTCCAGTATAACATAACGGTTATACTCGTTTACTTGTTTTTCTTAAAAGGATGTTTAATCCAATTCCAGAAGCGCTTATACCAAGGCTCCTTCTTTTTACCTGTAGCCTCCTTAAGAATATCCTCAAGCTTATTAAACAACTTATCGTCCTTAATACGAATAATATTCTTCTCGCACTCTTCATCAATCTCATTGAGAATGTCGCCTGTAATTTTAACTCCAAGCATCACAAGCCAGGTAATATCATCTTCTGTAATTGCCACGCCCTGTGTAGCCTTTGCTCTAATAAACTCGAACTTTATGTCGTCACAGTTTTCAATATTAGTAAGATTTACAATAAAAGCGGGCTTTGTTTTAATATTCTTCTTCATAATTCTATATATCTGATTATGCTTTCTTAACTTTCTTAACAGCTTTCTTAGCCTTGGTCAAGGCCTTGGAAATCTTTTCACAAACAGTCTCCTTTGGAGGTTCTGGAGCGCACACGTCTGGGCACGCCTCGCAATAGCAATATTTACACTCGTTTTCTGCTTGTTTAGCAGCCCACTCTTCCTTTTCCTTCTGCTCAATAGCTCTACGGTTCTTGATATTAGCAGTCCACTGCTTTGTTCTAATTGTGTCGATGTTGTACTTGTTATACTTGTTTGAGTAGAACAGAAGAAGGATGTCACCCTTCTTAGCATCGATCTCTTCCTTGCACTCACCACAATTGTATACAATGTGCATCGGCTCTTCTATATAATATACTGAGCGAATAGCATAACGGTCCTCCTGTGGAAGTGTGCCTACGAAGTCGGTATCGGGATCTACAACAATGTTTGTTGAGCTGTCTGTTAAATATAAAGTCTTCATTTTGAACTGTATTGTTTTGTCTTGTCTTGTTTGTATCTGCGTTTCAGTTTAAACTTAAATGCCTGATTGAATAGTATATCTCTAGTATCTCCATCATCTTTCATCGTATCAACTACTGTTTGGAATGCATGTTTACAAACCGCACTGACAGTATCGCGATCTACATCTAAGTTCTTGGAAACGTCTTTTATTACTCTCTCGATATCAATCACTTTTCAATGCCTAAAATATCATATTGCCTCAAAAGGCGACTGTCTTTAAGTAGATCAAAGCGAAGTCCAGCAGTATCTCTGAATATAACAACATCGCCAACATTTATGTTAGTATAGACGTTATCATTTTTTTCAGAATCAATATAATACAAAGGACGTTTCAAAACAACACCTCTGCGATAATCAGAATCAACTTCTTTAACCTCTGTCTCAACGCGATCGAAGTCTTGTGCTTCGATTCCATTTTCATCTTTTGCGGGTGTACCAGTTGGGACAGGTTTACTAAACTCTTTCTTTACTTTGACCGGATCCAGGGGCTTTACGAGGAAGAAGTCCAGGAACTGATATTTTATCTGACTGGCTACATCTTCGGCAAGCACCGATTGATCAATTAACTTCTCGTCTTCCATTTTATCACTTTTTAAGTCCTGCAAGATGATCAAGGAGTGAGAGCATATTGTTGAGCACTGTAGTGCGCTCTACCTTCATACACTCAGGCATGTTTGCCATATCTTCATTAAGATTCTTGAGCTCGTCCTCATACTTGTTTGTAAGACGACTGATCTCATCAAATACGTTCATGAAGACCTTCTTGTTCTCTGCACCAACTACTTCAAGATATCCATCTGCGATCAGCTCTTTTGCATAATCAGCAGAGATTGCAAAATTAGATTGATAGGTTGAGCGAACTTCAGAATTATTATCGTCCGACTTATGGAACTGTTCTGAGTGTTCTGCTACGTACATCTTGGTATTATCATCCCAAGTGAACGTATCGCCAACCTCCATAACAAAGAATGATTCAATTACACGTAATGTTTTTTCCATTGTTTCAAATTTATTTTATGCCCACATAACGTAAAAAAATTATGCTTCGGTTGCAATTTAATAAAAAAATTTGCAAAAATGCAACTTTTTTGATGATTTTTGCGTTATTTGAGTGTACCTATGGGGAAGAAGGGGGACTATAGGGGGTTATTAGGGCCCTATGATGTTCTATCTTATTTTATCTAAATATAATATATACTGGCCCTTTCTCTTTGGTTACTTTCTCTTTCCCCAGTAAAAGTAGAGACATGAAACAAAAAAGTAAAGTTCATATAGATACATACGAATCGATATATCCTACTCCGCTAGTAGTTGCTAACAATGCTGCTACTACTAAACAGATAGCTAAAGATTACTGCTGGTTTGATGGTGCAGAATTAGAAGATTCTGATTTTACAAACTGCCTTGGGTGTGTTATACGAGCCAAAAGAAAGTCTGACGGAAGTAATGTTGTACTTGTAAAGATTAATTTTGATCTTTCTAAACCTAGTAAACCGGAAGCCTTTTTAGATAATCTTGCAACGCTCGTACACGAAGCAGGCCACGTTGTTCTTGATACGTATAGTTACGTAGAAGATAGAATTTGTACCGAAGTGTGTAAGCAAGAACCTTTTTGCTATTATTTAGAATGGGTGTTCAAGTGTATCTATAAAACTATTATAAAGAAATGACCCATTTAGAACTAAATGCCATACTGTATTATGCTGATTTTCTAAGTCTTAAAGAATAGAGCATCCCTGTTACAGACAACTGTAAGTATTTCTTTATACATGGATACCCTATAAATAGCGCTTTTATAGTAGATTTAGAGCCTGAATATGACCCAGAGAATTAGTATATAATGCAAGCGGTTTAGGAATTCCAAGCAATCCGGGATAAGTATGACGAAGATGCGGCTATGAGTTTTATAGACGATATTTGCAGTATAAAAGCCTGTGGAAGCGTGAGTGCAGAATAGATGTTAAAGTGCATTCATAGATATAGTACAAAGCAAGAGCGAAAAACAGCTCTAAATGTGTTAAAAAATTGGCAAAAAGAACAAATTTATACTCACATAACGTTCAACGAAAATGGAGACCCCCAAGAAACAGAATGTACGAAATACGTCAAGCACGCTGAAACGCTTCTCGCTAAACGAGGCTTACTTAAAAGCCCAAGATATAATGATTAGAGCTTATAAAAACGCAATCAAAAACGGACTTTATCCTAATGACAACGAATAATTTAAACGAAATCGAGCCGTACGACGATGATGATAGAAGGCCAAATCGCGACGACGACTATAATATTGATTAAATATGAGTAAATTTAGTAATTTATACGACATTGACGGTAATATAATCAACAAATCTCCTCAGCATACGTATACACTTGAGGAGTGTGAGAAGTTAGTTGATGATTTGACCAAAAAAGTCGAAGAAAACCCTGATAATGAAGTATACAAAGTATACTTAAATAACGCCCAAAAGTGGCTTATACACATGTATGATGGGATGAGTAGGCAAGATTTGATGAAGCGTATGTCATTCTTGACTGATAGCATCCAAAATGCTAAAGATACCGCTAATGAAGCTGAACAAAAGCAACTTGACGAGATAAATAAAGTCATGGAAGAGTTCAAAAAGCAGTATGACAATGGTACCATAATGGATGAATACGTTGAACCCATTGAAGAAATAAAGGAAGATGAGACAGATAAAGAGGATATTCGTCCATTGCACAGCGGGGAACCAGAAGTAGACGAAACAGGATCTACTGAATGAGTTCAAGAGTAAAGGATGGAAGAACCCAGGATACCATTACGTTGTATTTCCTGATGGGAAGATAGAAAACCTATTAGATATAGCCAAAGTAAGCAATGGAGTACAAGGATACAACAGCACAAGCATCAACATCGCCTATGTTGGAGGGGTTGATAACAAAGGAAGAGCTATAGATAACCGCACACAAGCACAAAAAGACTCACTCTTTAACATACTATCCTATCTAATACAACAATTCCCTAGTGCCCATATAATGGGGCACAGGGATATCTGGGGAAAGGATAGTAGAAAATGGAAGAAGATGTGTCCCTGTTTTGATGCAGAAAAAGAATATGAATCATTAAACAATAAGACATGGAAGGAGAAGAACTAAGATCATTCTTACTCGCAAGTATAATATCTGCAGAAAACGATCATTATACAGAAGACGTAAAGCAAGAAGTAATACGCAGATACGATATAGAGAGGAATAATGATCATAAAGATTGGCAGTTTATCCTTGAACCAATAGGAGCAGATAACGGGTTACTAGAATTATTTGAAGATTGATATGACACTTGGAGTTGATTATATAGGGAAATATTCTTTACTAGAGTCTAAAGTACTCAAAAACGGTAAACAAATAGATATGCCTGTGCTACATACTGATAACTGTAGAGAAGTAGTGTGGTATGCTAATATGGATCCTGAACACAACACTCCTGTAAACGTGTGCGGAGAAAGGGATTTCTATAAAGTAGGCGGTAAATGGCACAGTTTTGAATTATGAAAAAAGAATACAAAATAGGAGATGAAGTTTGGTTTACAGAAGGTTTTAGTGTTGGCCACGGAATTGTAAGATCTGTATAGACACGCGAAGAATTATTAATTCCAATAGATGGATATGGTCCTGATAATATACTCCGCAGAAAAGTATATGGTGTAGATGGTTTATACGATACTGGAATAAAAAGCGGAATAGTACACAACGATTTGCATTTCCTATACGATAGTAGAAAAGAAGCTGAAGAATCATTTAATTTATAATAATATGGCAATTACAACAATAGTTATACCAGCTTTTTTGGTTGCTGTGGCAGGTCTTGTTGCTGGGTTTTTCATTAAAAACAAAGAAAAAGAAGTTGAGAAGCCTATGATAGAACCAGAAAAACCAAAGGAACCAGAAGAAAAACAGGAAGAGAAAGAAGAGGAAAAGGAAAAACAACAGCCAGATGAGCCCGATAAGCCTACAGAAGATGAAGAAAAACCTGCAGAAAAAGAAGATAAAGTGAAGGTTATATTTGAAGACCTAATTGAATATTTTTCACAGGTTATTTCAATACCAAAAGATGGCAAAACATATCAATATTTGTTAGAAAGGTCTTATCTATGCGAATACGCAAGATACCCAAAACTGTACAACATACATAACTTCCCATATATAACCAACTACTATACTGATACAGTAAATCCTTATAGACACGAACAAACCATTGCTTGGTTATTTGGGATGATATTATCAGAATTAGTACCAGAGAAACGTTCTGAAATATATGCACTTGCTTACGATTATAAAACAGATGGTTCTGAACAGCCTACATATGGATGGAGCTTTGAAACAGACCCAAATATAGCAAGAATGATAGCTTCTTATGTATATTCTATAAGTAGACAACCTGAGAAGATAGAAGAAATGCGTGAGGAATTGGGAGGTAAGAAGATAAAGTATGAAAACGAAATTGACGAATGTTTCATAGATCTAACAGGATTCATGCCACATGCCCCGGGACCATACTTAGATGATCATAGAGAATACCCTGTAAATGCTGACCCTGACGTAAACTATAACTTAAAGCAAGATCAGGAAATCCACAATATGATCTCTGACAACTATTATCTGGGTACAAAATATAAGCATAAGAATGAGACTACAATACAGTCTATCGCCAATAAAGATGGAGATGTATTACATATATTCGGAGGTGATAGAATAGTAGAAGATCCTGAATATGGGCAGATGACAATACACCCTGTATTCGGAAAGCATAACCTAGGAATAGAAATACCCACAGATGGAGCTATAGCCAAACTTGTAAATCTTGCATGCAACTGTTCATATAACCGCAAATCCCTCTTAGATCAAGAATATGGAAGACGCAGACCAGGAATGGGGCGTAGAGATGCTACATGTAACCCAGACCCGGATCAAAGAGTATTAGTAAATTATGCAATAGAAGAAGGTGATGGACATACTACTGGCTACTATAATGCAGATGGTGATTATATAAGTTATGATGGAACACACATAGGAGACTACGTAACATATTTCCAAAAAGAACTGTGGTCTAATTCATATCCTTCTGGTCACTCAGCCTTTATACAAGGATTAGGAGTATTACTAACAGAAGTAATGCCAGACAAAGCAGATTGTATAGAAAAAGCTGTAAATGAGTTTGCATTAAGTAGAACAATATGTAGATATCATTGGAATAGCGATACTATTCACGGAAGAGTAATAGGATCAATGTTTGTACCAGTAATGCATTCTATAACCAACCTAAATGTAGATAAGATTATAGAAGATGCTAAAAAAGAATATAAATCATTAAAAGAACAGAACAAATGAGTATAGCAATAGGATTGGCTATAGTAATGGGAATAGTATTAGCACTTACTAAGCCGTGGAAAGATGAATAAGGTTACAGAAAGGGCCATAGAATACATGATAAGGCCTATTAAATCGTACACAGGAAACAGTCTTTTAGAACAAATAACGTTTATTAAGCCGCGAAAGAAGAAATACAGAAAAATGATGAATAGATAAGGTATGAACATCATGAAAGAAACAACAGATTGGGGTATAGTTTACTATTACAAGAATGGTTGTTGTAGATTTGCTTTATATACTTATAATGATGATAAAAATACTATGTATCTATCAAACATAAAGGTAGAACAATCAGCAAGAGGTCGTGGACTTGGTAACAAAATACTTGAACTTGCTGATAAAGAAGCAAAGAAGTACAATTATACTGTAATATGTCTGAAGGTGATAAAATCATCCTGGGTACACGATTGGTATGCTAATCACGGATATAGTGATTTCTGTTACGATAGTGAAGATGCTGATTACGTATGGATGAAACATACTTTATAACGAATCAATTAAATATATAGTCAATAGATATATAGTTACTTAAAATTATAACACACCTCAAACATGACATAGACCCTTAGAATCAACCTTAGGGTCTTTTTGTTGTATTAATTTTTTTATTATGAATGAGTTTTTTGACTTGTTGGACCACAACATGCTTGCAAGAATATTTATATTCTGTCAAGTGTGGGTGGCATTTATTTTAGGCTATTTATGTAGAGGTGTGGATAAATGGTCTAAATGATGGGGAACCCTGGGGTTATCGAAAGATGATCCTGGGGTTCTTTTTTACACTCCTGCGGGGATTAAAATTTTTAAAATTTTTTATTTTGCGAGTGTGGAAACGAGAAACACACACCACTCAGTCCCCCAGGTCAGATACAAAAGGAAACCACCCCCACCCCTTCAATGTCGAATAAGCCTTCTACTACCGAATGCAATATTGCACAACTTAAAATGTTATAACAATGAAAGAGATTATCACATGGCAAGCCTCCGTCAAGGTAAAGGGCGTTTGGCACACAACTGAACCCAAGTCTGACTTAGCAGAAGTAACTAGGCTCGTAGAGCGAATGGTTAAAACGCTATCGTGCAGATACCTGCAGGTGACCTACGTTCGCAACGTGGCCATCGTCGAGGAGAACACAGTTGAGGCCAAATAGGCCTCTTCTTGTTGTTTGATTCGAATAAGGCGCGAGGTACATAGACTGTGTGATATCTCTTTCAGTGTGAGTACACCCTATATAAGAAGCATAAGTGTAATTGCGTAAAGCCTGGGAACCGCTCGAAGATGATTACAGTAGGCCAGTACCAGGAGGGGGTGTAACTCACACAAGTTGTGTTATCGAATATTCCTTCTCCTGTTTATTGCAATATTGCACAACTTAAATATTTTAGTTATGGAAATATCAAGTAAAAAGTCAGTAACAGCAAGACTACAGTCAGCAGTGGAGGAAGTAGTGCCACGTTGTGGATTACGTTCTAAGGCCAAGTACAAGGCAGACGGAATTGAAGGATTTTTGTATAAAATCACCTTCTACAACCAACATGCTCCTGTAACAATTGACGCAGATATCGTTACAATAACAATTAACGATGACATACCTTACGTGTTTATCGACGGTAAAGGTAATATCAAGCGTGATTTGTTTGGTGGCGTAATGGCAACTCGCAACCTTGTGTTAATGTGTCCAAAAACAAAGAATGGCACATACTATATGGGATACGACCCTCTTACGATTGCACAAAAGTACGTCAATGAGTTTATGCTTCCACTGTCATGGGATTCTGGAAGTGTATTCGTTGAGAAAGAACTTATCGCACTATGACTACAAGATTGGGGACAGGTAAATCCTGTTCCCATTTTGTTTGAATTTCAAATAAGGCGGAAATCGAATAAGCCTTTTACTATCGATTGCAGTAAGAAAGCTGCATAACATTGTTCCATTTAAAACGTTTTAAAGTATGAAGTACAATCTTGAAGACATTAAATTGCGCAAAGTTGCGGAAGGTAAGCAGAATGCAGGTGCACTGTTCATTCAGGCTACAGTAGTTAACCCTGACGACATCTGGGAAGAGCCAGGACAGATGACCACGTTCAATGAGCGTGTAGTCAAACAGTTCGAGCAGTATATTCTCCCAGCACAGCCAGGCGGAAAAGACCAGTTCGGCCGCGATTCCTGGTTACCCAGCCAGCTCAAGGATGCTACCAAGCCAATTCCTGCTGAAATGCTGGTGATGACTCACTCTCAGTTTGAGGAAGTTCCAAGCCCAGGTGGCGTCGAAATGGTTCGCCTCAACGACACTGGCGAAGGTCCTGCTGTGAATCCCAAGAACAACCAGTTCTATCGTCGCACATCCATTCTGGTGTTGACCAAGAAGGTCGTGGACAACGAGACTGGTGAATCGCGTTATGCACGCGGGTGGAGCCCACAAGAGCAGGCCAGCGGAATCTGGAACAACCTGTATGCTCCTGCGTCACAGTTCGACTCAGGCTCTCAGACGGGTGTAGCACTGCCAATTGGAGCAGAAGCACCATTAATAAATGGCGTTTCACAACAAGGAGGAGCACCAGCAGTCTAATCCGCAACACGGGGTCGTGCCACAGAGCACGGCCCTTTTACCTTTTGTCTCGGAGTAAAACAACACATAAAATAGCCAAAATGAAACAATAAATCAATCAAGAATATTATTTAAGTGAATATTCACCAAAAACAACGGGCGACCAAAACATGGCAGTTAGTCTGCAACTCCGTACAATTTGAAACGTTTGAAACGTTTGAAACGTTTGAAACGTTTGAAACAGCTGTGCGCACTCCGAGATCTCAAAATGAACGTCATTATGGACGAGAGGCGATGCCAAAGAGAACCAGAGGTTTTAATCGTGACGAAAGTTACGTTCCACCGTTGACAGTTAGGGCGTGTGGGTAATCGGCTAAAGGAACTGTTCCGCAAACATGTGTGACGAGCATGTGAGCGCATAAGAGTCTGGCAGTCTGGAAAGACAGACATTTTTGTTTGAATATTCACCAACAACATAATATATGAGACCAAGATTCAATCGTAATTCCATCGCATCAAGTGATGGAGAACATGTGCATTTATTGCACGACAAAAAGGCTGGTACAACTGGCCGTAGAGTTAAGAATGTGTTCGCAAAATGCGGGCTAATAAAAATAGCTGTCACGCCACGACAAGCTATGATGCTCGCATCTTATCAACGCATCGAAAGACTCTAAACTACACAGTATCGCTGGATGTCAGTATACTGTGTTTGATTGAAATCAATTTTTAAACAACATATTTATGGCAAAAGAAATCAAAACAAAAACAGTAAAAAGCGTAAAACAATTAAAAGCTTTTTTAGCAACGCTTCCAGATGATCTTCCTGTTGGAGTATGGTATCCAGATTATTGGAATCACGACTTCAAGAAATCTGCTGAAATATGCCTGACAGACGAAGGTCTTGCTTTAGAAGTATCAGGTGACTGTAATTACTAAAACGTAAACCCAACCGCGTTAAAGAGTTGGGTGGTGATGCCTAAGCACCTTGGCCCGCACTCCCGCAATTCGAAAGCGGGCCTTTTCCTTGAAATCAATTCTTAAACAAACAAAATATGGCAAAAGGTATTAAAGGTGAGGATATACTACCTCATGAGTATGTAAAACAATTCAAACAGAAACTAGAGCTGTATGTGAATATGTGTGATATCGTACTATCGTGCGACGAAGACTCTGAAAGGGCTAATGGCTTCATCAAGAAAATAATGGAAGATCATAATTTCAAAATATGATGAAATCAATTCTCTCATTTATCCCCACTGCATTAGGTATGATAGTGGGTTGGTTCTGCATTTGGTGTTTGTCAATTATAATATCATAGCAATATGACATACAAGAAACAAACAATCAATGTGGCAGGACAAGAATATGTTCAGGAAGTTACAAAATGGGCAGGCCACACTCACATTGTTAATATTCCAGTGTACTATTCACAGAGCTATTCGGTGTAAAGGAGTAGCACAAATCTTTTAATTATCAAAATTATGACTACACAAATAACAATTTTATTAGTGGTAATAATAGCATGTGCAACATTGCTATTGATGCATTGGTTGTCGTTACATCATAATAAAACAGATGACAAAATACGAATAAATACTATAAGACGACAATTGATAAGCCTATCAAACGAAGTAGCAAATAATAAAATGTCAAACAAAGACATATTTATTAGGTTAAATCGTATAATAGACATCTTCTACACCTAAGCAAGTGTCTAAACTGCTACACTGTCGAGCCCACCAAAGCTCCTGATGAGTCCCTGAAAATTGAGACGAAACAGTAATATGTTTAACGGCCTGGCGTGAACAGAAGGAACTCTTGAAATAGGCCTGAAAAGAGATACTGTTCAAGTTGTGCGTAAGATAAACTGAAACGCTCAAATTTTTAATCCATCACACTTACCACATATTCCTTAAGTCACGCTATGTGGGGAGAGACAGCCTCTGATGGATTATCGTGAGACGGTGACCAAGAAAATCCGTCCACAAATGTATTCAGCTACAATATGGTCGAAAAAGAAATGTGAAAAATCATTATCTGGATGCTGAAACAGGTGAATTACACGTGCGTTCACCAAAACCCACAATTACTATCGTACGTAGATAGTCCAAATATTGTGGGATGTGCATAAAACAATTGGAATATGCACAAAACACACAGTTACTCGCTATTTGAAAATAGGAGTCGGAACACTGTGAGTGCATGGAAGTCATGGGATACATGCAAACTAGTCGGTCTGAGTTGTACATAAGACCGAGCACGCGTGTGGAGGGCATAATCTGGGCTTTCAGATATGCTCTCCCTTTTTGTAGAAACCACATTTAGTTGTTTTTAGGTGAATAGATTGTTTCAGGAACAATCACAGCGGTGAGAGAGTATATCAGTACGCAATTTTACTCATATTCAAAGAACTCATGATGATTATGCTACAGCGGTAGCACTCTCACCGTTTTTAACAGAAATCAATTCAAACTTAAACATATGAAAAAGAAGTATTTAATTCCAAAAAGACTAGAAGCTATTATAATAGCTCTAGCTATTACCTTGGTCGCCCTCACTGCAATTGCAATAGGGCAGTGTGCTAAGTTTTCTCAATTAGAGAAAATAAACTCTAACGCTCTCGAGACTCAATTAGAAAACAAAAACAACATAATCTATGCATACAATGCACTGTTGCATCGGATTTGGGTGGATAATCCAAATTATGTTGAGGATGTTTTGGTTGAGTGCGATGAGTGGGTATCTCTAGACCAATTGGTTGACGGTGATTTCTATGGTGCATTTGAATTGGAAACAAAAGCTGATTCAATTGCATATGACATTAACTGGAAAAAAGGAAATTAATATGGCAAAGATGTGTTTAGTTCCAAAATGGAAAGCTGGACAAATTGTGACTTTACGAGTCAAAAGGGAGTTAAAGCAATTTCGCATAACTAAATCAGAATTTGGTTACTCATGTGAGACCTGTAGAAAAGAAAATCATCATCCTTGTATATTGGGATTATGGTATTGTGCTGAACAAATGGGAATGTGCCGCTACCCAAAACCTCTAGAACCTAAATCCAGCATAGGTTAAGTTGCTGGAAAATATAAAACAACTAAATAAATATCAAATTTATGGAACAGAAATTTAGTTTGGTAGAAGTTGAAAATGGTGTAAAAGCCATTAAGTGTTCAATCGTAACTGTACTGACAGACAGCGAAACTAAAAGATTCGCAGACAAGAAGTTGCGTAACCGTATCGTTGCTTTGGCAAAAGATTGCCATTTAACGTGGTCTATTGAGTGCGATAACACAACAGTATTGTTGACATCAAGAACCAACATGGTATTCGATCACCAGGACATTCATGATCTTGAGATGGCAACACAGACATTCCTCGATGCCATCAATAAGATGGAGATTGAAGACGAGAAGGTTCAAGACGAAAAGAGGGAGAGAAATAAAGACGTAGAATTCGTTAAAGAGGTCCTTCAAGAACTCGAAGACGGAGACTGCGTGGCACTGGCATTGTTATCCGAAATCGAGCTTGGTGATAACAGCATTGTACTCCCTTATGGTCACTTCTCCAAGAAGTTGGCCATAAAAATGTGTAAGTGTTTCATAGAAAACAACAAATGATATGGGATGCTGCACACAGAATCAAATACATCCACCGCTTCCTAAAAAGAAGCGTGTGGATGATAAAGGCAATTCTCGTGTAAGAGTAATTGCTAAAGATGGTGGCGCTAGTATGATTGTTGTAGAAAACTTGACGGAAAATGCTGCCGAAGTATTCATCAACAAGATCTCTGAAGTAATAGGTAAATTGGGAGGTAAACAAAAAACTATATTTAAAATAATAAGATGATTGTAGTATTAAAAGTAGCTTTTGAAGTATGCCTATTAGTAGCTATGTTCCTAATGGGTTATTGGGATGGTAGGCGTGATGGTTGGTCAAAAGGTTATAACGTCGGATACGATGATGGTTACAAAGAAGGTTTGTCACAAAAAAATATGAACAATGATTAATATAAACTCTGTTGTAACTATAGGTGACGAGAAATACATAGTCACCCCAACAAAACCACATCAGTGTGCATGTACAGTATGTGAAATCAAAAATTGTGCATATAACAAAGCACTACAGGAGTTCAAAAAGTCTCATGGTGTAACAACATGTGAGAAAATTATTGGTGTTAATAAGTATTTTAAGAAATATGAGCAGCATCAGTAAGAACTCAGAACCTTTACCGCCTGGCTTTTGGCTGGGTGTACTTCTCATTGTAATTATACTGATTATGAGGTTTTATATAAAAATGAGAATATGAAAAAGATTAAACCAGGACAATTCTGGTCCTGTAACGGGTGTATCGTAAGAGCCCGTAAGCGTACATCAGGATGTACTGGTTGTCTGTACGAGGACAATATAATGTTATGTCCTGACGTAAAAACAAAAAATGGCGATAATAGCAATAAGCCAAATTGCTTAATCAATGATATTATATTTGTGAAGCCATAGATGAATTTACTAATGTTTAGAGTCTCTCTGTTGTGAAACACGGAGACTCATTTATATGACATTTAGAAATCAGCTAAAGCGGAAACCTCAAGCCCGCAAGTCACACCATGCATCTCCATGGTACCTCAGTCTGAGAGAGACGACTGTAAAGAAGCGACGAATGATGAGAGGGAATGTCTTTTGACAAAATTGCTTGGTAACTGGCAGCAACAACAAGCTTAAGGTTGATTGTATGTGTAGACAGATTGCAAGCATGGTGCAAATCTAGAAAGTGTGCAATATACTAGTGTTGCACAGCACCAACCGCAACACCACCAAGAATGACAGTGGAAGTCTGAAGAGAGAAGAAATGTGTTGCAAAAGTAATCGAATGGCCTACTACTCCATTTAGCAACAGTACGAGACGGAACGAAAGTATACCTCGGTTGTAAGTAGTGAATATGTCGTGGTCAGAGGAGACTTAAAAAGAAGCTGACACTATGGGTACAGGTAGAAGTGTACAACCGGTGGTAATCTCAGGCGGCCAGTCAAACCACTTAAAAAAGAGGGGCCAAAGAAACATGCTGAAATGCATGTATGGGGAATAGTTCAATTGATAGAACGCTAGACGCTGGATCTAGATGTTGGCGGTTTGAGCCCGCCTTCCCCAGCAATAATGGCATTACTTTATAATGTTAAACCGATTGTTCATTCTTAATGGTTTTGGTTTTCCAGAAAGAGAACACAGACTCATAGCATACGTACATCTGTATCTATGCAGTCGAGCATTATTTGTTGAGAAACAAAGAAGTGTTGCCAGTGTGGGGTATTGTGAAACACCCCACAACCCATAGGTTTAGTACTGTACCTGAAGATCCGACGTTTCACGGTAGTATCGTCTGACCTCGTCAAGTCGGTGAAAACAGTACACACGGTCTATTCGTCTATCGGTTAGGACGAGAGATTTTCATTCTCTAAAGAGCAGTTCGACTCTGCTATAGACTACTATGTCCGAGGTTAAGGGGCGTACTTCGCGTACGTGAGGTTGGGAGATGTAATGTCAAACATCTGGTAGGACATTTTAAATTGAATCTTTTTGGGTTTAATTAACATAAATTATTAACAATTTAATTCGTATCAAACGATGAACAAAATTCTTGAATGGGGCCTCATGGCCCTTGCATCGGTAGTCATCACGATTGCCGTGCTCGCAGGAGTAAACTCTTGCACAGAGAATGGACTTGGTGCTTACATCAAAGGTCCTATTGAGCCTACAGACATTGAAACGTCTGTAGAGAACGCTATCAACCCTCAGATGATTTCATCAGACGAGGTAGTTGCCTTCCAGATAGCTATGGCTACCAAACACAACGTGGATTCTATCTTCTTATCCATGTCTGAAGAGGCTATTCGTGCAGTGTCCACAGTACTATTGAGAACATCAACTAGTGTAACAGTGCAGGAAATAGTCAACGAGTACACGCATCCTACTATACTGAACTATAATAACTTACCGAGTTCAAAGGATACGAGTACTAAACTAGACAGTTCTACTAACAAGCCGATTGCATCCGTAGAATTAGTCAAAGAAGAGAAAACGACGGTGACGGAGGCACCGCCAACCAGGGTAAATAAGACTACTACTACCAGTAAAGATACTGTTGTAGATGGTAAGAAAGTAACAATAACAACAACCGTCCACGAGTAAATTATGGGTAGAAAAGTAGCACTTGTAATAACCTATGATGGTGCAGAACCAGATGATATGACAAAGTCACACATCTGTGATACCTTGGCACAGTCAGGATGCTGTAATTGTCAAAAAGAAGTATCTATCTATTTCGTAAACGAAAAAGAGTTGGTACAAGCAATTGCAGCAAAACCCGCGTCAGGAGTTATCAGCCAGCACTTTTACAAAAGTGAGGAAAATCTGACTGAGCAAGAACTTGCTGTTACATATATTGCAGGTATCTGCAAAGATAGTATCAACAAGTCTGTTAGTCACTTTGCTGCAGATTTTGCGGTAAAGTTCTGTGACGCCATCCGAAAGGAAAACAATCCACAACTCTTAGAGGCTGTAAAAATCCTCAAAAGAGACTACGCGATGTCTCGTGTGGGCGACAAAGTGCGTCGCGAGACAGGGTTTAACGATGAGATTTATCACATCGTATTGAACATAAGCAGCGATCTGTGGAATGTCTAGAACCTATCGAAAAGTGTTCGTTGGTAAAAAAGGCCAGCGCCATCAAAATGCAATTCCCTATAAGCGTAAACGCACAGAGATTGAGATAGAAATCGAAATCTCAAGGGAACCAAGGAGATTTAAATAATGGGGAAACCCACAGTAATAACAACTAAAATTTATCAAAAATTATGGCAAACAAGAATGACAAGAAGAACGGCATGCAGATTGCCGAAGTAACCACCAGTAATCTCGACGAGAGTTTGAAGAAGGCTAACATGATGGACCAGGAGGTCCTCGACATGGCCACCGAGAAGATGGAGAAGGAAGAGAAGGAGCGCCGCGCTGATGAGCTGATGCGCAAGATCAAGAAGGCGAACTATCAGAACCTCCACTGTCACATCGATTTCAAGTATGCTGAAGAGACTGCCGACGTCCTGAAGGAGATGCTGAAGACCCAGAAGGCTGAAGTAGAGAAGCTCATGAAGGGTGAATCTACGCCTGTTCAGTATGAGGACGCTATCGCCAAGATCGGCAAGGATGGTACGAAGAAGATCAACGACTGCGCTGATGCCCGCCGCACCCGTCTGCGTGAACTGCAGAAGACCTATGGTGAGTGGTATGGTATGAGCTGGGACGATATCTTCGTTCGCGCGAATTCCGCTATTCGCGATGGAGCACGATAAATCCTGCAACAGGTCCGAGCCTTTGAGCCAGTACCTGTAGACAGATGTGAACGAATGGACGGACCATGGGAGGGCCCTGTCTGTGAAAACGAATGAAACGACATTCTGGACTAGAGCCAGAGTATGAGAAAGGAAATTATACTACTAGTGGATATATATTTGTATAAGAATTCAAAATGGTTATTTAACCTGATAAATACACCAGCAAAGCGGTTTTACCGGAAGCGTGTGTTGAGAGCGTTATGCCTACATATAATTTTTGTACATTATATAGAAACTAGTAGTTCCTTTCTATGTTACGCGAGACGTGTCCGCAGGTAAGCAGCGAGCCAACGCTGTTAAAATATATTGGACCATTTGATCAAATCACTGTTGTGTGCGAGCCTTTGAGCCGGTGCTCCTAGAAGGAATTCTCATTGACGAGATATAGACACTGCACAACATATCAAGAATGTGAACTATATACTATGTGCGAGCCTTTGAGCCAGAGCATGGTCAATGTAGAACATTTAAGGTGACGTTATAAGCGATTTGAGGCGTCGTATATCCTTGAGTGGGTTCGCTACCCACAAGAGGCTAGAAAACGCGTCAAAGAGCCTGTAAATAGCCTTAAATTGGATTTTCCAACTGATCATTGGGAGATTCAGCTGGGTTGCAGAGTAGTATTAACCATATACTCAATTTGACAAGCTGCAACTAAAGAAATCTTAGCGTGTCTGAGGTATTTCGTTCGGACGAGGGTTCGAATCCCTCCGGGTCCACGGCAAGTCCCGAGTTCTATCTGTCACATAGAGCGAATAAGGGGTGACTATCTACGCAGCCCACTCGTAGGCCTCATGTGGGCATTCCGGGCTCGACAGGATTTTGACGGGCGAAGGAAGTAAAGACATTAAGCGCTTTGACATAAAATTAAACGGCGATATGAACATCGTTGACTACACGGGCCTCAAGGAGGCAGCGTGAAGTCGGTGAGCAGGCTACCTAAGTGCCTGCATCTGGACTTTTAGCTCAGTTGGTTAGAGCAACAGACTCATAATCTGGAGGTCGCAGGTTCAAGCCCTGCATGGTCCACATAGTTCTTCGAGGGCAACTTGGGAGGGTAGGCTGGTTCCTGATGTAAAAGTCGCAGGGGACCGTGTAGAAGAACTTTCTTAAGAGATTAATTAAATAACAATGATAACAAAGACAGGATACCGACAAATGCTTCGTGATAGGACTCCGAAGGTTGTCATCTTTGCATTAAAATGGTGTAAAGTAACAGATGCATGGCTTGACCATGTGTACAATAACTGGATTTGGATTTATAAAAGTAATAAAGAGCGACTTAAAGCAACTCGATCATTGCTTGGATTAGATTCTAATGAAGGTTTTAAGTTTGAGGATACTATTCTGTGGGATAATTTCACAGAAAATGAAACGAAGCGCTGGAACGCAGTAGTTACGTGGGTATCCTGGTTTAGTAAAAATCATGCGTATATACAAAATACGTATGATATCTCTAAGAAATGTGGGAAAAGTATTACTGAAATCAAGCTCAAAATTATATCTGAGCATTTGAAAGATTTCTGTCCCACAAATAAGGATAATCAAAAAATACGTGAACATAAAAATGCTTATGTGAACAAACTTTGTGACTTCCTTATCAACAGCTTTGAAAATCTTATATAAAGATATGATAAGCGTATTTACCAACTATTTGAGTCCCTATTACGAAATGGGACTATTGCCCGAAGTAGAGAAACCAAGTGATATCTATGACCAGCTGCGCATCGCATACAATCAAGGTTCAGTTGGCGTAGCTAATACCACTAGAATGGTAACTCTATTTAATGATGACGAGGATTCTTATGATATAATAGAAGCAATATGGTCTGAACCAAAATTAGCATACTGGCTAAAATGGGTCAACAGGAAAATAACATTAGAGATAGGAATACAATCCTATCAAACACTTGATGTGCGATTGAGAATTGCAACAAGTATGTTATATGGACTGGTTGATAAAGGCCGTGTAAACAAATATATTGCAACTAGGATACATATGAATCTTTGTGAAAATTTACGGAATGAGAATATTCTTGTTGTAAATGAGGATCTTCCATTCTAGGGCTGTCCTTCTAGGTAGCTTTTGATAGCAACAGCCCACAATGAGTAGCATCACTGAAAGAGTGTGATTTAATGGTGTGTACCTTACCCGCTACTCAAATTGCGCAATAGGTGAAATAGTAATCACCGAGTCGATTAGTTTAATAGAGCAAAACATACGTATCCTAGGGTATGTATATATCAGTTCGAATCTGGTATTGGCGCAATACAGCACCGTCTGTTACAGGAGTGACACCTTAATAACCGGTTAAATTTGTTTGATATGGCTAAGAATCCGAAGATTACTGAAGAAGAAATAGCTCTTATCAAAAGTGCTCAAGCAGGCTACATGCCTGCGTTTGATAAACTTTATCATAAGTATGAGAAGTTCACAACGAACATTTTGTACAAATACCTCAAAGATTACGATGAGGCCAGAGAGATTAACAATATTGTCTGGGATAAGGTTTACAAAAAACTCTCTAAATTCGTAGACTATTCCTCATTTGGAGGATGGCTACGTGTGCTGACTAACCGTACTGCTGTTGATTATCTGCGTAAACTTAAACCAACCGTGTGTGTGCCTGAGAGTTCAGGACCTTGTGTCTTTGATATCGCTCAGGAAGTAGATTATGGGGAATCCACCGTCGACGAGATTACCTATAATCAAATACTCGAAGAGTTTAATCGGTTCCCAGAAGACGTCCGTAAAGTCTTCGAACTGCATTACATAGACAACTTAACAGTAAGTGAGATTAGTAATATTCTCAAAATCCCAGAGGGTACGATAAAATCACATCTCTCTCGGAGACGTAAACAATTAAAAAAATTAAAATTATGATGACTTTATTTTGGTTCTTAGCAGGACTGGCTACATGTATCGGTATAGCTCGCTATAACCGCGATGAGGCGCTGTTCTGGAAGCTGTTCATCTCTTTTACAGGAGCATTTGTTGCAGGCACTATCGTGTCTAATACAATGAGCAGCGAAAAGAAACAAGACAAAGTTGTTATGATTGACACTATGCCCACACAGGTGCTGGAAGGTACGCCGTGCGTATTTACCACAGTGACAGACGTTGCTCTTTCAGCAACCCTGCGGGAGAAATCCCCGAAGCCTGTGAGTAAGGATGATTATGTCAATCTGAGCAACAATGTCTTGAGTAAAGTCCACACATCTGCTCGTGGACAACCAACTTGGCAAATGTTCTTTAATGATTCATGACTGACAAGTCACACATCAGAACACACCCAAAAAGATTATGGCTACAGTTAAGGGATTTAGCCAATCCTAAGTAATTAACATCAAACATTTATCAAAAATGGCAAAAGACAAGAAAAAAATGCCCGAAGTAGAAGCTCCTGTGGTAGAAAAGAAGGAAGATACTGTTCCTGCTACTACTGAGGCAAAGGTTGAGATCCCTGGTATTCCCAGCGGTCTTGATCAGAATCACAAAGCTGACATGATCGGGTATGCTCAGCATAGAAAGGATGAGATGCTGAAGAATAATGAGAACAACCCTGAGAAGTATAAGGCTCTTACGCTTCTTGAGGATGCTCTGTTTCTTGACACTACTTTAACAGAGGTAGTGATTCGCAAGAACCCAGTTGGAAGTATTCTTACTATCAATAAGGCTAACTATGAGGGTGTATTTGTACCTCTTGCAAAGGACATGGGTGTTAACGTACCCAGCTATGAGTCCCTTCCGAAGCCTACGAAAGAACAGCTCGCACAGGCTGGTCTTAGTGCAGCACCTAATCAGGTGATGTTGCAGATCGAAGATAAGAATATAACCAAAGAGGCAAAGGAGAAGAAGAAAGCTGAACATGCTGCGATAGAGAACGCTAAGAATAAGGATTATACCAAGGACCACACTAAGATTGAGACTGATGATCAGTTGAAGGAGGCGCTTGAGTTTCAACTCCTTAACCCCGCGATCACTAATCCGATTGAGCGTCTTATCACAACAGCTCAGTTCTACAGATCCTATAAGGAATTCCGCGCCTCTAATGCCGAGAACTCGGAAGCTGAACTTGCTAAGGTGCACGAGCTCGATCTCGCTGCTCTCCTTCAGGACGTTATTACAATGGTCAAACCGACCTTTGTGCTTACGGGATTCGGCAAGCGTCTGTGCACTCTCGCAGAAGATGCTAACAGTGTTATTCCTGCCTTCTGTGGATTCAAGAACTGTCTCTACAATAAGAAGACCAAGCAGTATAAGTATGATGATGCGACGATTGCATCGTTGGTTCGCGTGCTTATCGTATGGTATGTTTCTGCAAAGAACGCAGAGATGAGTGAAGCCATAAAGGCTAAGGAAGAGAACATCAAAGTCCTGAAGAAGGATGAGAAGGCTAATGCCAAGGGTATCGAAACTGAGACCAAGAAGATTGCTGGTCTGAAGAGTGCTATTGCACACTTCACTGGTATGATCTCTCTGGTAACAGACCCGTCGTTCGACGTTGTAGACAACTTCATCGCTATTTATAACGATAAGACCAACGCTAATTATATTAGTGCTTGCGCTATAAAGAAGGAGATCTTCAACACTTATTACAGTGATGTGGAGATTCCTGAGCTGGAGTTTGAGTCTGCTCTGTTGAACGTTCAGCAGCGTGCTGGTATTATCCTGAATATGTTCAGTTCTCCTCTTGCTAAGAGCGATGATTACTCTGAGAGCAATCTTATCGAATTTGGCACTGTAGAGAAGAAGGCCGATGAAAGTGAGGGCGAGTCAAAAAACTCATAAAGCGGATTAAGGAGCGCGTTACGCCTTTTGTCCGCGGAATTCGCGATTATGTATTCGCCTAGTAATGCTATCAAAGTATGAGACGATTAACAACAATTATCTGTTGCGTTGCTATGATGATTCTCGGTTGTGCAACCGCGTTTCAGAACTTCCAGTTCCCTAGCAACAAGGTCGCGATGGCGCAACCTGTGCCACAGCCTATCGTTTTCGATAGACCAGGATTGCCACTCGACGTCCAGTTCGATCTGGATAAGAGACTCTCGCGCGAATCTCCCAAGGTCAAAGACTCTATCAATATCATTGATAGCGTACGATGGGAAACCAAAATACGTTGGAAGACTCGTTATAAAGACGTTGCTGATCGTACTACAGCACGTGACTCAGGAATGCATCCTTTGGCTGTCAATCCAGACAGTATGAAGCTTGCTCTGAGTAACAACAGTACAATGGGTCGTGAGGAGCAGCCCAAGGACTCTGTTGTAGCTTCTAAAGCTACATCTATACAGCTCATTGTCGACGATGAGATTGTATACTCCAAAAACGACAATCACTCCGGGGTGGGAGGCCAGTGAGGATTCACTGGCTTCCTAGCCAGTTTTGGCAACCCGTCAGCGCCATGTAAACGGTCTCATTAGCCGGGCGCGCAAGAGTATATACTTGATCCGAGAATATGTTAGCCTGCTCAACAGGTGAGAAACCCAAAAGGTAGGATGAAATGCTATGATGTGTAACTATACTCTACACAGAAAAGTTCATAGTAAGTGGGGAGAGCGTCTGTATCAGACCCCAACACTAATATATACCAGCAACGTTCTTTATGCGTTTGCCAGACTCGTGAAGTGAGGGATATTAGTAAGGAAGACGCACAGAGTAAAACGAAATGAGAGTAATCTCAAAGTAGCTCTAAACTGAACCGTATCGATAGATTTACTATAATGATACATAGTAGTAAAATCACGTTACACGAGCTGAACATCCGAAATATGCCACAACGTAGGATGATGTATCAATTCACAATTAGCTGTAGTCTAGTGTCACAGGTCTCCAAAACCTGCATTGAGGGACGAGTCTGAGCATATTAGCCAAGTAGATGGCTTGACAATCTACGCCGTACCGTAACTACGGTCCTTGAAGAAATCCTTCTAGTTTCGATTACTAGATGACCACCTTTGAGGCTACGGTCCCACTGGGTCACCGGGGATGGGGTACTGAGGAAAATGTGATGAAGACAACCGATGAGCTTTTGGTCGTTTATTCGGTATATAAAAGAGAAAATGACCGCTAGGTAGATGGCGCTACCTATGGCGAAGTAGGGCATTGATGCTTGAATGCCACGCGAGTGAAGTCCGCGAGTAAGACTATTCTAAAGTTATGAAAGACTATGGTAAGCGATAGTTAAGTAATATAGATTGGAGATGTACCAGAGGAAATGCTGGAGTCGAAGGATGACAACCTGACAGTCAAAACTCAAGTATTCAAACTTACATTAGGGTCGATTCGAAGTTTATACACTCCAGTATATACGGAGATCGCTCGACACGAGAAGATAATAACATAGTTCGCAACACTGCTGTACTATATCAGTGAGAGTAGTAAACTCATGTGCGGTATAGCTTGATTGCATAAGGATAAACTATGTGAAAATAATCGAGTGTGTGATAATTAACATTATTAAACAAAATTGGATGTCCCTCTATGAAATCTATTACGTTATGTTCAACGCCTTAGAAAAGTGTCCTTCTGTTGTATTGAAGAAACATAGCCATTTTAGACGTATGATAGAGAACCGAGTGCCAACCGTTCCTGAGAAGCAAGTAGCAGGATAGATAATAGTTAGGGGTTAGACTGCAAATCTAACTAATCGGCTTAGTCTATGAAGCAATATACGCAAACGATGCAAGGCAGCTTATCGCGAAGTGAAGTCACCTCCCTGTCTCGGAGGGGTAAAGTGAACAGTATGAAACCTCTGTAATGGAGTTAGTACTACTGCAAACCGATGAAGCGGAACATTAAGTGGGTGATAAATCTTATAGCGTATGAGGTGGAATTCCTCCAGTATTCGTGCACTATAAACAGAAGCCAGCAGCAAAGCTGAATGTACAGTAAAAAGCCGTAGATCCATGATGGAGTTTTGGAGCTCCTAGGTCATGTCCGATAATGAACAGGTTAGATTTAGCCTGAGATGCCAAAAGCTGATAAACTAAACGGTGGGGTATTGATTGTTCTGACCACTTTAAAACCAGAACAGGGGTAGCTGTGCCTAACTCGGTATCGCAAGACCGGGTCACAACAGTAAGGCAGTAAGTTTTAGAAATATTTGGTAAATACTCGAAAACCAACTGCACTTTATTGAGTTCTATGAACAGTAGCCAATATTGAAATTTTGCCTTGAGCATTAGTCAATGGAATGCTGCCAACGAACAAACTTCCGTCGGATTAGTACCGCATGGGAAATATGATTCGACAAAATATTACCAAACTCAATATTGTGTTTCGTTTTTGGTGCTTGATTGCACATCTTGGCATTTAGCGCTTTTGGTCCTTTCACACTGATGGATATTCTGTGCCATACCGTTTGGCCCTCCGTTATCATGACTTTCACGACCTGTTCGCAGGGGATGTATGAGGAATATATTGATAACTATGTGTGTAAAGTAAACGCGCTTCCCATATGCATAGCACAACCAGATTAAGAACAAAATAAGAAACACTATATCTTGTACAGCCAATAATGACAGTAGCCAGCCTGAAGAGAGAATTGTAGTAATTTTTTATGGCAACGTCCGAGCCGAGAGGACATATGTATCATTTATGTCGTTAGTCAATCACTGACGATATCAAAAAGGACATAAATATGAACAATATTGAAATGGAAAACAACCTGAACCCCATTCGTGGTCAGGTAATGAACATTTCCCGTATGATTCCTACGGGAGCACAGTATTTTACAGTTGAAGGTAAAGATGTAGATCTGAAATTCAACGATACAAAGAACCAGCTTCTTCAGAACCCACAGAGCCCCGATCTTATTACGAATCGTGGACCGCGCGCTATTAACGTTATTGGCCACAGCGTACTGAGCCAGGAGTTTGCCCAGGATATCGATGGTAACAACGTAGTTATCTTCAATAAGGGCATGGGTGATGAGAGCCGCGCTGCGATTGTGGCAGGTGGTTCGACCTTCGGTCAGACTACCGATGACGCCATGAAGGACGCTCTTCGTGGTGAGCTACGTATATTCGCAGATGGTATTAAGACCGTAACCAAGGCCAATGCTCTGAACCAGGCTGAGCTTGATCGTTGGGTTGCTCTGAAGAATCAGATTGAGCGCTATTGTGACTCTATCCGTTCTACTATCGCATCCAACAAGAAGAAGGCTCTTGACTACCAGGAGGCCATCAACAAGTTCAAGCCCGAGGTTGATATGGGCAGCGGTGCTGTGAGTGTTACTGTTGAAGCATAATAGCTATGGCAGAGAACCAGGCACAAGGAGTGCTTGGTGCTGAAGACTTGATCGGCTATCTGTTGAAGGAACCGAAAATTCGACAGAAAGTCTGTTTGGGACTAATGGCTCAAGCACGAGAATATACACAATATAAGATTGACGGAAAAGAAGAGCGAATATACTTCGCCAAGTATTCTTGGGGAGGGTTTAGCGGTTTCTGGAATAAACTTATAGGGTGTTATGACCACATCACATTTGATGATTTTTATCTCAAGGTGTGGGACGCATTGCTGGAGATGACAACTAATCCTGTAGCACATGAAGCTATTGCAGAGGGACTATCGCGAGAGGTACTTTTGCAGGGTATTCATAGCAAGGATCAGAATATTCTCCATAGATTCTTCGACGTATGTCGACACATAGTCGATGACGGATATTGGCGTGATAAGGGACTGAAGAAGGATAATCCTCCTCACCACCATATTAACTCATGCCCGTATGCCGGTGGCATCGAAGTTGAGGTTGAGCCTCGACACACACACCCAGACGGTTTCCTAACCGTTCGGGATGCTGTTGGAGATGTATTTGAAGTCTTAAATGTACGTTGGAAGGGTGGTCGACACTAAACGGGTACGTTCAAACCTCTGCGGGGGTTGTATAGAGGGTCTGCGGGCTTGTCTATACGTGGTACGTGTGTTAGTTTAGACTATCTGGATATTGTACATCCTGATTAGAATATTCGAAAACAAAAATAAAAATATATTAGACTATGATCTGTTGGACTCTGCGGGGGACTATATGCAGATCATAGTCTAATTTTAACTTATAGTAGCTCGCAACCACTATAAGTTACGTAGGTAAATGATCTCGAATTCAGATAATTAACATGTTTCACTTTTTAAATCAAGACGCTTATGACAAAGACAATCAAGATAAAGATGAATGCAAGTAATATTCTGAATATTAAGAAGAAGATCGATATGGAGATCACGAAGTATAGCCACATTATCCGAGAGGAGAATGTAATGTCGAACAAGGCTATAGCAGCAGGTAAGGGTTCGGGCTTTGACCTCAAGGCTCTGTATAACACTATCCAGCAGTTGCGCGAGAAGCGAATCAAGCTTAAGGGCATGATTCAGTACCTGAATATGGGTACAACCTCATTTAACTATGAGGAGTTTAAGAAGACTAATTATTATGCTATTTTCTCTGCCTGTGAGGCTAAGGAGGACATCACTCTGTTGAAGATGATTAAGACTCTGGATCCGAAGACTAAGGCACAGAAGGGTAAGAAGGCTCTGGCTCAGAAGGAGACGTTCTCTAAGGAGAAGATTGCTCAGCTGATCCATGACCAGCAGCTTGAGGCTAATAAGTTCGATGCTATGCTTGAGAAGTTCAATACTGATACAGCAATTGAGCTCGATGATAATAGCAATGAAGACTTCAAGATGTATATGGCAGCATAAAATAATAGGTTAGAGTGACACTAACCACACTGGACCATAGTATAATGGTAGTACATAGGAATTTGGGTCCTATCGTCTGAGTTCGAATCTCGGTGGTCCAACAATGGCAAAGAGGCCAGATAACATGTTTAATTTAATACATTATCAAAATGAGTAAGAAGAATTTTAAGGTGGCAACTGACAATGGTCAGACCCCAAAACAAGATACTAAGCATATTTTTGCAACCGTTAACGTCAAGAAGGATAAGACTCCTACTGGCAAAGTAAAAACGCTCAAAGACAAGGAAGCCCTGAAAAAGGAGCGTGAAGAACAGTACAAGAACTTCCGTATTGGTGCACTGAAGCGTCGTGCCAAGCGTATGGGATTGACAGAAGAACAGACTAAGGTCAAGGTCGAGGAACTGATTAAGCAGATTGATACTCCTAATCAGTATCTAGTGCTCGTTACGTTCAATCCTAATGACAAGGACATGAATACACAAGCTCTTAAGAATGAGGGCATTGTGTGGAAGATGCAGGGATCTAACTACTTCTACATAGAAGCAGACCAGGATACTCTCGGTACTATCCGCAGTATTATGACTCCTGGATCTAAGATCTATCCGTATGTGAAGAAAAAGCCACCAATCTTGCCTGTTCAAGAACAGCATAAGTCTAAGACCAAGTCAAAGACTAAGGCTGAGAAAAAAGCTGCTGCTAAAGCCGCTAAGAAGGCTCGTAAAGCTGCTATGGATATTAAAAAGCGTGAAGGTAAAGAATATATGAAGTTCCGTAAACGCTGTAATATAGCAGCTCTATCGAAGGCTCAAAAAGCCGATCTGAAGGCCGAACGTAAGGCCGCTGGTACAACTACCCAGAAGAAGACTAAGAAGGTCTCTATGGCCTCGAAAAAGGCTTCTACGGGCATTAAAAAGGCTGCATAAGAAAGGAGGTGAGTATGAAGAACTATCGTATCATAAAAGGCGTGAAAATTCACGTCAATCAACTTGCATCCATTAGTCGCAAGTTTACCGTTAGTAATATTACCAAGACAATATCTTCAGTAGTAGAACATAAGCGCTATGGAGCTAAGATTGATGAGAGTATGGTCATAACCAATCCTCTTACTGGTAATAAGTTTATGCAAACCAATCCTCATACTGTAACAGGTATGTATGGAGCATCTATCACTGCGTATGATTGGATTCCTCTGGAGGAATTCAAGAAAAATAGCGGTAGTCTATGGATAATACCAGAAGGTGGTTTTAAACAGCCTAAGCGACTGATTAAGTGTAAAGCACGTAAGTATAGTAACTGGAAGTCATACGCTCCACAAGACGAGAGCGTGAAGAAGATTAAGCGTGAAAAGCGCAATGATTTTCAAAAGTACTTTCCCAACTATCCGTACACAATCAAACCAATGTGTAAAGAGGCTTATATGGAGAAACTTGTTGCCCACAAACTCGAGAAGTGGGACAAGAAGAACCCAAAGCCTAATCAGGACCTCTTCGATAAAGTAGAGGATTGGGAGCAGCGTCGCTTTAATGCAGAGCAACGTTTCCGAGATTTCGTCGTCTCGTGTTACAACAAATTAGATATAATGGGAAATCGTGTTAATTCTAAAGACAAGAAGATGGATGCTATTAAAATAGCAGAAGTTAACGATGTAAATGGAAAAGGACACGATGTCTCATTTCCAAAACTTAGTTCCGAGGATAAACTGTACAAAAATGCAGAGAAAGCTGCTGAGGTCGCAATGAAGAAAGATTCGACAATTCTGGACGCAGACTTGTTGAACCATAAGCGAACTCAAAAGCGTCCGTTAATAGGTGCTAAGAACGCAAAGCAGCAAACATTAGCTTCTAAGAAAGCAATGAAAAAAGCTGCTTAATCCATAAGGCTCGGTCCAGCCTCTGTTTAGCACGTAACCGAGTTTAAGGAACCCCACTTCACTGAGTGGACTTCGTGGACATTGCCAAGCAAGTCCTCGCGAAACGGAGTGTCTAGCGATAGGCGGTGGGGAACAACAAAATAAAGAAGCATGAAGATTAAAGACCTATGTGTAAATGTATATGACATAGAGGTGTTTAGCAATTGCTTCCATTGCTGTGTAAAAGATACAGAAACCAACAAAGTCATAAAATTTGAGATATCTGAACGAAGGAATCAGCTAACTGAGTTAGTTGATTTCTTCTTTTATAAGAACAACGACAGAATGTTCTGTGGATATAACAATAAACATTATGATGATGTTATTATAAACTATATGATCGATTATTATTATAAACTCGATCAACTCCCTTGGTGGAGAGTCTGTCAATCTGTATCCAACTTATCACAGAAAATTATAGAATCCGAAGAAGGTGGAGATATCCCCTTCAAAAGGTGGAAGTATGCTAAGTACTTCTATTCAATGGATTTACTAACCATGCAGTTTAGTCAGAAACTGCGCGTAGGTCTTAAGACCATGCAAGTAACAATGCACTACAAAAACGTGCAGGAGTACGACGGTGATTTCACACTACCTATCCCTGTGGATAAGATAGATGAAATGATTGAGTACAACATTAACGATGTTGAATCTACTACAGAGTTATTTTATAGACTACAACCAGATATCGAGTTACGTTTGTTTATTGAACAGGAACACGGTATCGATTGTCTATCTATGGACTCTGTTAAGATGGCAGAAACCTTCTTGCTTGAGAAATTTAGTGAGAAATCAGGTATTCCGAAAAATGTTATAAAGGAAATGCGTTCTCCTATGGATTATATTCCGTTGAAGGATGTAATTCTGCCATATATAAAATACAAAAACCCAAAGTTACAGAGCGTCTTAGAAGATATGAAGAAACAGGTAGTATATTCTAAGGAGCGAAAAGGCTACGAGAAGAAGTTTGTTCTCTCGAATGTGGTATATTCTGTTGGTGTAGGTGGTATCCATACTATACATACACCAATGATATTCCTTCCTAAAGCTGACGAGTTCATAGGGCACGCTGATGTGGCGTCAATGTACCCTAGTTTGCTAATCGAATACGGATTTGGCCCCCGTCAAGGTGGAGAAATATTTCGCGAACTGTTTGCCCAGTTGAAAGCCGAAAGGCTAGAAGCGAAACGTACTGGTCAGAAGACTAAAAACTTGTTTCTAAAGATTGTGCTCAACTCACCTACTGGTAAAATGCAGCAGGAAGTGAGTTGGATGTACGATCCTTTTAATGTTTTCAGGATAAGAATTAACGGTCAGTTAATCCTTCTTTTGCTCGTAGACAGGCTTTTAGAGCTTGGATGTGAAATTATTCAGTGCAACACTGATGGTGTCGTCTACAGGGCTAAAAATGGCCTTAAACAGGCTGTTTCAGACGCTATTAAGGAGGTGGAAGCCCTTACACGTCTAGAATTCGAATCTGACGAATACGAAGCGTTCTATCAATACGCTATTAATGACTACTTTGGTGTCTTAAAAGGCGGGGAGATAGAGGAAAAAGGTATGTTTATTACAAAAAATAAGTTAGGCAAAGGACTTGCACCTGTGGTTATACCAAAGGCGGTGATAAACTACTTTGTGAAAGGAGAACCAATAGAAGAATTTATTAAATCTGATAGAGATATCAGAGATTTTCTTATGAGCCAACAGGTTGATAAGAAGTTCGAAGTGTGGCACGGAGAAAATCGAGTGCAGCGCATTAATAGATTCTATGCAAGTACAAATGGATATTCATTGTTTAAACGAAAATATAATGAAGATGCAGGAAAAACTTATAAGTGGGAATTGTCAAATGCAGGACCTGCTGGTGAGTATACTGTTCCTGAGTACAACGAACAAAATATGTTAACTAAATCAGGGGTAACTATCCTGAATAAGTTTGATGATCGACCGATAGAAGATCGAAAGATTAACTATCGTTACTACATCAGTGAAGCAAAAAAGATAGTTGCCGACTTCACTGAACAGCAACTAAGTTTATTTGATGACCAATTATGATTATTGAAGTAAACACAAAAATCCTGGACGAGTTTCCAGGTATATCTATGAATCAGTTAGTATTCCTAAGTATGATATTGGGTAAGAATCAACCAATATATCAAGACGTCCGCAACGTTATCAGCCTTATAAGCGACGACGAAATATCATACTTAGTCAATCAAGAACTAGTAACCGCGATTGAGAGCGGCGAGTCAATTACATATCAGCCGACAGACAAGCTTAAAGAAGCAGTTCTTCCTAAGAAGGACTACTTTGATGTCTTCTATGATATGTACCCAGTGTATGTAACACGAGCAGATGGGAGTAAATCTTATCTGCGAGCTAATGTAAACAAATGTCGTCATTTCTTCAATACTAAATGTGGAAGAAGTAGTGCAATGGCCGAACACATTATAAAGTGTCTCGACTATGAGATATCTAAACGCATGCGTGAAGGTAGTCTAAGCTATATGATGACTATGTGGAATTGGTTAACGCGTTCACAATGGGAAGCGATTGAGGAAGAAATGCAGGATACTGAACAAAAAGCAGTAAACTCTTATGGAACAGACATTATCTAATGTACGCTCGATGAAAGTTGTAGCTCAAGAAGCTATCAACTATATCAAAGGGCGCAAAGAGCACAACATTGTGTCCTTGAAAACTAGATGGAAGAAGTTCAATAAGCAGTGTATGGGAGGTATTGAACCCAATACCGTTGTTACCATAGCTGGTATTTCTGGATCGGGTAAGAGTAGCTTTGCTAATCTTCTCCAAACTGATATCATAGATCTTAATCCTACTGAAGATGTAATAGTATTGAACTTCTCATTAGAGATGGTTGGATTTAGGCAAGTTGGAAGGACGCTTTCAAATAAGCTCAGGAAAACGACTTCGACTTTGTATAGCTCAGAAATGAGTCTGGATGATGCTACAATGGGGCAAGTCATCACAGTATGCAACCAGCTAAAGGAGTATCCTATCTATTTCGTAGATAGTCCTACTACTCCCATGCAAGTACAAGAAATTATATATAACTTCTATAATACTCATGTAAAAGGTACAAATAAGCATTTCGTGATCTTATATGATCACGCATTGCTTACTAAGCCCATAGGTTCTGTATTGGAAACAATTGCAGAATTACAGCGAGTGTTTATCCAAGTAAAGAAGCTACCGATGACATCGATAGTACAACTTACTCAGATGAATAGAAATATAGAAGCTCCAGAAAGGATTAATAACCCTATGAGTCACTATCCTATGCGAAGTGACCTGTCATCGTCCGATGCGATTTTCCAGGCATCAGATTATGTCCTGGTCATTCATCGACCTGAGGTGTTGGGCATACAAGAATATGGTCCTAATCATTTACCTACACAAAACAAGGTTTATATTCACGTTTTAAAGAACAGGGATGCTGGTAAGCCTTGTATCCTTGAATTCGAGAACGACCTTATGTACAACAACCTCCTTGAATGTTAATGCATCGGACAAGTATTAACATTTTAAAAGAAAGGCTGAATTATGACAAAGTATACTTTTAATCCTAAGAATAATCCTTCAACGTTTTATTGTCCCTTTTATAAGTCTACAAACTATTCTAAGGTTCTTGATGACCTTATTGCTAGTGATATAGCAGAGAAGAATCCTTGGCTGTATGGCTATAACACTGCTACCATTAATACTTGTTCTGAGTGTCCTATGAATACTAAGATCAAGATTAAGATTAAGGATAACAGTGACGATCTCGAGAATGCTTTCATTTTCGGTGATAAAAACGATAATTTCACTAAGGCTTATAACTTCCTGACGAACCTTGCTTTCAAGTGTCCGTTTGAGAAGAATAAGGTGATGAAGCTGTCTAACGGTGATTATATTATGATTACCGATGACTATATCCACATTAACGATCAGATTTTCTACTTTAATCTGATGGATAACAACTTCTTCTACAACCTTGGTGATAGTATGAAGAAGACTATCGCTACCATTTACACTGATGGTCTGAAGATTACGATTAAGAAATAATTTAGTAATACAATTATGAGCTTAGTACTACCTACACAACCGGTTCCTGCGACCTCGGTAAACCCTCAGTATTTGATACTGTACGGTTTGCCTAAATCAGGAAAGACCAGCTGCGTAGCTCAGATACCTAACAATTTGATTATAGACCTCGAAGGAGGTTCTACTTTTATTGATGCAATGGCTGTACAAGCACGCACGATAGAAGACCTTGGTCAGATTGCTCAGGCTATTCGAGCTAAAAATGACGAAGCTGGTCGTAAATTTTATAAACATATAACAATTGATAATGCAACTCGTCTAGAGGATATTTGTATGAGTTATGCTTGTACGTTGTATCGTCAAACCGAACTAGGTAAAAACTGGAAAGGTACAGATGTAACAACGCTTGCTCGCGGTGCTGGATATGGTTATCTTCGAACAGCAGTGAAGAAGGTGATTGATATGTTCAAGGATCTCTGTGATGAGTTTATTCTCATAGGGCATGTCAAAGACAGTATCACAGACAAAGATGGCCAAGAGGTCAACGCAAAAGAAATTGACCTTGTTGGGAAACTCGGAAAAATTGTATGTGGAATGGCAGATGCCGTTGGATACGTTTACCGAAAAGATAATGAAACACATATATCATTTAAATCTGGGGGCGACGGCACTATTATGGAAGCAAGAGCCCGTCACATTGCGGGACGCGACATCGTCATTGCCACTGGAAATGAAGACGGAAGTATAACAACATACTGGGATAAAGTTTATAAACCTGAATAAAATTTAAGGAACTATGTATAGTACAAAAACAGCAACTACAAACAATACTGAGTTTAGTAGTTCATATATGCCTGTAGGCATCAACGAGAATGTAACTTTGAAAGAAGTTAACGTAAATAAGACTCCTAATGGTCGTGATTTCTTGGAGATTGTCTTTGAGAATGAAAATGGCCAGACAGCAACAATGACTGAGTGGAAGAACGAGAAGAACATGTGGATCAAGACTGATGAAGACCTTCAGAAGCGTGATGATCAGCAGTTTGGTCGTATTCTACAAGTTATCGATTGTCTTGGGTTACGACCAGAATTTGAAGGCTCTTCATTCGTTGAAATGATTAACTGGACTAAGGGTATCCTTGAACAGTATAAGAATATCGACAATAAGAAGCTTCGCCTTAAGGTTGTTTACGACAAGAACGGTTATACGAAAGTATCTAGTCTTGGTATTTTTGTTGAACCTATGAGTGTAACAGAGTCGCAGATTAAGCTTTGGAAGAACGATCTTCTGGAGCGTCCCGTACAGGCTGACGTTGAGAAGCCTAACGACCCGCTCGCTGGTAACAGTGCTCCGGTGACTGCAGACTCTACAGGTGCTGACGACCTGCCTTTCTAATTTAATACGCGTATATTCGCACGTTGACAGCCCACGAAAGTGTATTGCTGGCGATTAGATTAGAACAAACAGTCAATGGTGCTGACAACCAATAAAAAGAACGTCATTCAGTTATTAAGTGTGAGAATATAACTTTATCGTTCTAATCACACGCAATGGTCAGTGGTGGAGGACTGATTGGAGTTGAAAAGGATGCGGAGATAAGTAGATTAAGTTCGAAGTACACGTATCACAACTATCCGGTCAGCCCCTAACAAACTTCTTTGTCGTTGTTGCTATGGCGAGAAATCCCATAGTAGAATCTCCCTAAAACGGTGGAAGTCCTTTTAAGCAAGAGTAATAAGTTGAAGTTACATTGGAACACAAAGATGCCCAATCGCTTATGAAAAACGCACTAACCAATAATGTGTAAGGATAATACCGTGCTAAATTGAAAACGACTTCGAGGATAAGGTCAAGGTGGAAGTTATAATTGTAGAATAGTTTTCATAAATGTGTAGAGAGTATATAGGAGATATGAGGGAAATACATTGAATACCCTCACATTCTATTCAGATGTATCTGATAAGAATGCCTAAGTTGAAATTTAATTAATAATGTTGTTACAATGAAGAAATCGTTGAAATCTGAGTTTATACAGCAGCGGCCAGGTAATTGTAATAGTAGTGGGTTAAACGACACTATGGTTTAATTATTAATTATACTTGCAAGAATTTCAATATGGTAAAAGTACTTTCTGGAAATCAGTAGTCTAGAGGTTATGACGGTCAACTACAAGATAGTTGACGGATTGTGGGGTCCGATTCCCCATCTGATTACAATTATTAATTTTAAACATAATCAATATGGTAACATTAAAAAGATTACAATTTGCTGTAAAAGAAGCTTCAGTTAACCAGAAGCGCGATATTCAATTTATAACAACATTTACGCATGTTAAAAAAAGCGAAATTATAGCAGTAACAGAACACATTAGAGAAATAGTAATAGATGATACTTGGAAAGAGATAGAAGCACATCATTATTTGAATGAACACAATCTCTATCTGTGCACATTAATGTTATATAACGGAAATAAAATCACTAATGTTATAATGGACGATGTTGTAAAAAAGTTGATATCAGAATTAGATTAAAAAATTAAGGAGTTTGTACATGTACGCAGGTTTGCAATATGGCAGTTGCCAAACTGTTATATGGGTGGTTCGAATCCGCCCAACTCCGCAAATATGAAAGAAAATATATTTCTTAAAAATGGAACATTATTTGCTACAGGATATAACAGAATTGTACACGGAGAACGTGGAGACTATGTTGAATTCGAAAAAGAACATATTGTTCCAAACCTTGTATCTAAATTTGGAAATAAACCAACAGATGATTTAGATATATATTATTGGTGGTTAATACCAGTAACAGATAAAAACACAAAAGTTTATCTACAAAAGAAAACAGTAAAATATGCAGATTATAAAATAGGAAAATATTATGTATCTCCATATCTCCTAAAAGATTTTAGAGATCCGGAACAATTATTTCCTTATTAATAATCAATACGGAGTCAGTAAGGTAATGGTAACGTCTATACATAATTAATATTGTATAGAAATGTGAGTTCGAATCTCACCTGGCACCCACAAAGCTTAAGCTTATGTATAGTACAAAAACAGCTATCACAATGAGTCTTAGAGACTTGTTGGAGAAAGTGAGCGACTATGACATCTATGCTTATTATTTAGGCTCATTTAAGCCTGGAAAACTTATGAACAGTCCCTTGCGCCCAGACGATAAGATCCCCAGTTTCGCTATATTTCCTAGCAAGACTGGAGATCTGTTATTTAAGGATCATGGGACTGGAGAGTCTGGAAACGCTATAAAGTTTATGAAGCTTTATAAAGGAATACAGACTCGTGAAGAGCTTGAACGAGAGCTGTTACGCATCGTCCGAAAAATGAATCCGATGAGCGGTGAGGTTAAACCAAAATACGTAAAAACGGTGGATTCAGGGCTAACAGATATCGGAATAGTTCGTCAACCATTTACAGAGGTTGATAAAGCCTATTGGAAACAGTTCCATATTTCAATAGACACGTTGCGTCATTTTAATGTGTTTAGTATTAAGTATTTTCTCTGCAACAGTATTGTCAGAGGAGTATACAAAGAAGATAATCCTATGTATGCATACAAAGTGTTTGATAAGTTTAAAATATATCGACCACTAGCAAGTAAGTATACTAAATGGAGGACAAACTTAACCGTGCGCCATGTACAAGGTTTAGAACAACTGAATCCTGACGGTGGAAATCTTTTGATTATTACTAAATCTTTAAAAGACGTAATGTGCCTATATGAAATGGGTTTTAATGCAATATCTTCGAGTAGCGAAACTACTTTCATACCCGATGACACGCTTCAATCTCTGAGAAGTAAATGGAAGCATATCATCATACTATATGACAGAGATGTTGCTGGTATGAAGAATGCTAGACAGTATAGTAAGCAATATAAGCTAGATGCTATATTTGTTCATAAAAAGTTTAAAGCAAAGGACGTATCCGATGCTGTTAAAGCTAACGGGTTCTTTGCTGTAAAGGATTGGTTAACTAAAACAGTAGAAAGATATGATAACATGTGTAATAGGTTCCCTGATGGGAACATTAATTGGTCTAGTAGGAAGTCTTTATATAGCTAAGTACGAATTTAACAAAGCTGTAAAAGAAATCAACAAACTAATTGAGGATGCAAACACTTTTAAGATAACTCTTAAAAATGAAATCTAAGGGAAGGGTTAAGAATGCGACGAAGGTCGATGCGTATGGGCTGCATTTCCGCAGCAAACTCGAACTCTATACGTATGAAGCTTTTATGAAAGCAGGTATACCTGTTAAGTATGAGCCAAAGCATTTTACTCTTCTTCCAAAGTTCGAATTTTTAGGCGAAAAAATAAGACCTATTACATATCTACCAGACTTCGTTGGACGAGGTTTTATAGTAGAATGCAAAGGTCTTATGGGGGATTCGTTTCCTTTACGCTGGAAACTATTTAAGTATTATTTACACAAGCATCACGCTAAGACTAAGCTTTATTTGGTTAGAAACCAAAAGCAGGTTAACGAGATGATTGAAGAACTTAAAAACAAAAATGGAAAGTAAATATTCTTTTATAAAGAATGGCGAGAATATCATGCCGATACCGTCAGGTAGTAACTACACGTTAAAAGCTGGTAAAATATATGAACTTCATAATACTCAGATGGACAGTCCGTGTCTATCCGAGATCGATCCGTTTATATTCCCTGATGATTACTATCTCAGTGAATCAGACGAGAAGTTCATGGACAAAATCGTCAATACTTATAATAAGACCGATAAATTAACTACAGGTGTGCTGTTTAGCGGTCTTAAAGGTTCAGGTAAGACTCTTATGGCTAAAAAGACAGCTATGAAGTCTAATCTACCTATTATAGTCATTAATGGTACTGTGCGAGCAGGTGATATAGAGTCATTCTTTGCACAGGTCAGTGATGATGTATGCATTATTATGGATGAACTTGATAAAAACTGGTACCTGCCAGCTCTCTTGGGATTCTTCGATGGTGTTAAGCCTACCTGTAAAAAACTCATTCTTTGTACTGCAAACGAAGAAAATGAAATCAATAAGTACCTGAACGATCGATGCTCTCGTATACGTTATAAGCGTACATTTAAGAGTATAGATAAGGATATAGTCAAAACTGTATTACGAAAGTATTTCGATACAGAGGAGTCTATAGAAGGTGCTGCTGAGTTCTGTTGTAGTGCAATGAGCGTTGTTTCGTACGATAATGTTGTAGTATTCGGAGAAGAACATCAGAATAATCCTGATGCTACATTTGATGAATTGCTCAACGACCTTAATATTGCACGAAAATGAGCTTAGAAGAAGCAAACTACATTGTCAGAATGTCTATTATGTATACTGCATCTGGATGGGAGTGGTGTATTAATACAGATACTCCATTCGGATTTATACTTGGGTATAAGAAATATCCTACTCCTGATGGAGCATTAGAAGAATTAAAACAGTTCTTAAGGTATTTCTCCAAGAATGTACTGAAAGACGGAGACAGTGTTCGTAAATATGTTGAGAAACATAAACCAAAACAAGATGGTAATTGATAAACCGTATTACGAGGATTTAACTCGTATCTCAAATAGTAACATAGGCTGGTTTCTACAGAAGGGACCGGCCTATTTACATAAAATGCTAACAGATCCTCCTCCAGAGGAGAAAAACCCTGTGTTGGAGCGTGGAAGTCTTATCCATATGTATCTGTTGCAGCCTGAAGAGTTCCTTAAGACATACGTAGTATGGGACAAAAGTAGACCTTTTTCTGCACAGCAGGAGAAGTTCTGTCAGGCATTAGCAAATACCGTTGAAATAGAGCCCAATAGAGCCATTCTAAGCGCTTATAAAGAAGCGTATAGCACAGCAGGAAAGTCGGAAGATAAAATGCTGTCAGAAGGCCTTAAAATAGCCTCTACGTTGAAGGAATATATAGATTACCTAAAAGATCCTGAAAGGAAACAGATAATCAGTCCTTCTGAGTACAAGATGCTTGAGAAAATCAAGACGAATATATATGGTCATAAACTTGCACAGTATATAGTATGGCCACATAAGTATATGGCAGACTATAAAAATGGGTCTGCAACTATTGCAGATTCAGATATTACGTATCATGAATTTCATATAAACTGGGAATGCAGAGGCGTACAATGTAAATCGTTGTTAGATGGTTTAACATTAAACTTCAAACATAAGAAAGCTATTATCTATGACTTAAAGACTACAGCTAAGCTGTGGCACTTTGAAGATAGTATAGAAATGTATGACTATTGTAGACAGCTTGCTTATTATAGTATGGCTGTAGATTGGTATTTAGAAGAAGAGTGTAAAGAAGAACCTTTAGACTGGACTTATGAATACTATATTATCGGTATAGATACTACTGGTAGTTATGAAATTCGTGTATTCAAGGTTGAACCGTATATGATACAATCCAGAATGGATACCATATATGACGCTTTAGATACTATTGCATGGCATCAGAAGAACAACAAATGGGAACACAGTAGAGCTTATTATGAAGGTGATGGCTCGGAAACATTAAACCTATGAGTAACCTAATGAAATTAGCAATTCCGCTAATAAACCCTAATATTACAAAAAAAGATATAGAGGATGAAAGTGGATTTGTTGATGCATATTTTGAAGACATAAACAAACCATATCTTACAAATCATTTGTTTTTAATGTATGATACCGAAAGTAAACAACCAAATGTTGCTACTTGTTTTTATAAGTTACAGCATTTTAACAATCGATATGGTACACGTGTAGTTAGTATTAAAGGAAAACAATATATCGTATATTATTTTACTATTGATAAAACTATACGAAATCTGAGGGATGGTAATATAATATTATCTGTAGCTCAAAAGCAGCGAATCTTAGATTTTTGGGGACATAGCGACGCGTGGATAACAAATAACGTACTTCTTGGAACAATGTACGAACATCCTGAACCTTTGGTGCTTCCTGAAGAGGACTGGGCACCAGAGGAAGATGGATACGAAGAAGGGGAAGCATTCTAAATGAATGCCTCCCCTTTATTCGTTTTATTGGTTAAATACAACAATCTACAAGATAGCCAAAGTTAATAAGCAAATCCACTTGATTTCTTTTTCTTCAACTATTTATTTTCTGATTTTTGTCCGCCATGTTTTCCTAAACCATGTTCCTCATTCCATTCTGACTGAGATGGAACAATCGCACTAGTAGGAGTAAGTTTTCTATAGTAATTAAACGTGGATTTTATACCATCTGTGTGCCATTGTCTTACTAAGTTATCTACACCAAACGCAGAACCTAGTTTTAGTACGTCACGAGTTCTTCGAGTCATGTGTTTATATCCACCAGTCTTAATTTCATCATCCGCATGTTGACTGAACATGTCTAAACTAAGGTCCCAAATCGTACATACGTCGTCCAAATAAGATTTTGCTGTTGATGGAGAAGTGAACAACTCTAAAACGGTTGGTGGCCACCAAGAAGTAAGCCTTTCTGTAAATCCTCTTGTTGATAGCAATGCCAATTTCCATCTGAGGAAGTCGAAGAACTTCTTATCAGCATTATCAAAATCAAACGTAAGGAATTTTTCATCTCTCCACGGTATAAGTCCTGCTATGTTTAACAACCATACTGGATCTTTGTCATCATCGTAATTGTTTGAACGTGCGAATGCTACACTCCATAACATAAGAAACATTAAAGCTGTTATAGTACCTATTTCGGTTAGACATCTCTTGACCGCGTATGATTGAGATTCTGTTAACGTGTCCATAAATCCGCTTCTAAACGCATGTTTATAATTTGCTGCTAATTTATACATACCTCTACAGAAATCTTTAAACACAGCACCTTCAAATTCGCCAGTTTCTAAGTTGACAAGACCTAAATCATCGCGTTTATACTCCGAAGTCCATCCTATATGATGATCTCCATCTTCAACAACGTAGTCTCCTCCAGTTTTAAACTTATCCCAATATGTATTTACATAAAAGTTACGCATGAGAGTTACAAAAGAACCGAACACATTCTACTGCATTTTAGCCTTTTCTGTCATAGGAACAATACCATTATACATAGCTGTTCTATCTCTAAGTCTACCAGCAATTTGATCTTCTAACTTCTTTGTAATTATATTCTCGTATTCTGCTTTCTTTACAAACAGCCCATCTTTCTCTTCGTAAGCATCCCACAAAGTAGTTTTAGATGCTTTCCATTGATTTATTGCTTCTTTTTCAGTATAACCAAGAGAAGTAAATGTGTTGATTGCGTCTGTTTTAGAGAAGAATTTATCTTTACCAGTTTTCGGATCTTTTATAAGTCTATAATGATTATATGTTGCAGTAAGCATCATAGAGTTTATCATGTAATCCGCAAGAGTATAACCTCCCATCAGAAGATGATCGTGTACAAACCTGTCAAACTTAAATTTATCTGTTGAAGAAAATATTTCAGAATTGCTTCTACTAAGCTAGTTATACTACATAGAAGCAACTAATTTATCATGAACTACAGGATTTCCTATACCTTTTAACATTTTTCCTGTATGCGCTATACATTGAGCAAAAGCTTTACGCATATCTACACCAGTAAGGTATTTTCCACCTACTGCGTCAGCTATCATTGAGCATAACGCATCAATATAACCTACTTCAATTGTTGTGAAGTTTACACCAAGCATAGCCACAGCTGCAAGATTCCTAATAGTTTTTGTAGCTTGAATGGTTCTTTGTTTAGCTGGAGTTATCTTCTCTTCGCTGTTAAAGCCAAAAGAAGTTTCTTTTCCATAATAGCGTTGGTCAAGTATATTCTCAACTTTTGCGTATTGGTCATCCATTTTATTACCATTCTTAGCTTGTGCTGGATCTATTGCGTATTTGATAAGTTCTAGCGTAGGAAGATTCTTAGACTTGTTGGCGTAATTACATGCCATATCATAGTACATAATAACAGAACCGAGTACGTCTGTAGATTGTACAGAAGAATCTGGCAATTTTTCTACAAATCTAATAGGTATATTATTTACAACAGAGCCGTCTGGACGTCTTGCCAAATCCATATTAGTAGTAACGTCTGTATCTGTTTCGGAGTACTTCACACCAAACTTTCTGAATGGATATTTTAAAGCAGTAGACCATTCTTTTGCCATCATAGTGTTAGCAATAACAGCCATAGTTCTACCACTAATCTGAGGCAGTCTTCCATCTCTATTAAGAGATTTGTTTGGTATTCTACTATTAGCTTCATCCATAGCTCCTAATAGAGCATTTAAGAATGTCTTTTCGTCGTCAGTAAGATTTGTATAATTTTCATTCTTATACATATCTTTAACCTGCATAGATTTACCATTCTTCTTAAAGTTTTCGTTTACGAAAGGAGAAGATTCATCAAGTTCTGAATACTCGCTGCCAGGAAGAGACTGTATACAATCAATAGATTTATCGTTCACTGTAAGTGTGTACTTTAACGGAGTGAGATATTTAAACGCGTTTAGATAACGCATCTTACCTTTCTCGTCTCTATACATAAACAGTTCGTTAAATATATTATGTAAATTTGTATTAGAAACTGCAGCAGACCTCCACTATTCTATAAGAGTAGGTAAGAATGCAGATTGGTCAGTATCGCTTACTGGTACATACAACATAGTAGCTACTTCGGAAAATCCCATAGATTCTATTTCTCCAGGCTGACCTTTTATTCCAGCTGCCTTTAATCTACGTTTTTCATCAGCCATTTCCTGTTCGAGCCTATGCAACTCTTTCCAACCAGACAAATCTGTATTTAATCCAGAACCTAGCTTAGAAAGATTATGAGCAACTGCACCTTGGCGTTCCTTTAACGCATTTAGAATCTCTTTATGTCTATGCTTAAGCTATTCCAATTTAGGACTTGTTGCAGCTTTACCTACTACTTTATGAAGTAAATCATAAAACTCTGGAGTTAAACGCATTACTGTATTATTTCGTTTAAACTAATCTATTTCTTCTTGAGTAGCGCCTGCAGCTTGCATATCTGATATAGCCTTATTAAATGCTGTCCAGTCTGGCTTATATTTTACCTTATCGGTAATATACTTATTCCATTCACTGATTTCATCAGCCATCTTTAAAGCATCTCCAACCTTCTCTTCTACTCTAAGAATGCCATCACTACCATATGTAAATATATAATGGCTACCAAGGTCACGTTTTTCTCTTCTGTATTGTTCGAGTTGATGACGTTCATTCAACGTAAGTTTAGAAAGGTCTACAAGTCCAGATTCCATTCTACATTTGTCCAGAATAAGGTCAATCTGTCTTTGTATTCTATTCTGAGCTTGTATTGTTTTTGGAGAAAGATGTCTACGTCTAGCTTTATAGTATTCCAGTTTATATCGTCTGTCACAACGTTCATCGAGCCATTCATCAAGCTTGTCGTTGTACTTATTATATATACTATCATCTTTAGTAAACTCTTCTTCTGGAAATATAGTATGACCATCTTCGTCAGCGGTCAAATTAAACTCGCTTCTAAGTTTGGCTTCATATTCATCCTTATCCTTAAAGAATTGCCCTTCATTAAGCTCTCGTATAAAATAACCAGTAGAAACACCATTTCTATCGAGCTCCATAAAACGTTTCTGCCAGTTATGCGGACTTATTTGAGAACCAGATGGTCTTATTTTATTATATAGTCTTACAAGTTCGTTTCCTTTCTTTAGAACTTCTCTATTAGTCTCAAATTCTGCTTCAGAAGCCATCTTTTCTACTATACGTACAATAGGGCTTTTAGATCTGGACGCCATACCAATAAGAACTTCTCCGGCCGCAAGATCACCATATGTGCTATCTTGTTCCAGCCAGCGTTCCATATTATATATAAATGTTTTCTTGTCTGTTATAGCATCTTGTTCGTTTACGTAGTCTGTAAGAATCTTTCTTACATAAGGCTTTACTATACTCTAGTTGTAATCCTTTTTGATAGAATCTATAGATCTAATAAGTTGAGATACGACGTTCTTTAGATCTACTTTATTTGGATCTGTGTTTACTCTGTGTTCATTATATTTATTTATTGCAGAAGATTTATCTGAAAATAGCTCAAATATACTGTTAAGTAAACTATCATAGTGACCAATAAGATCTTGCTAAATAAAGTTTATTTCTTGCGGATCCCAAGTGTTCATATCACCAGAAACAAGGAATTTACTGTCTATCATATACTGTGTTTGTCCTATTTCTTTATTGGCGAACAATAAGAAATCCTCAATTATATTAAACGTATCTTCTATAGAATCCTAGTCTTTACCGTCTATAATCTCAAGTCTACTCTTTAAATCAGAAATAAGCTTTGGATCTTGCGCAGTTCTTGCTTGTTGAGAACGTAAACGAGTTTTTGTTCCATTGTATATATCAGAAAGTATAGATTTATCTTTATCAGAAAGTAAATCTGAAGTAGAGAAATCCCCATCTTCTCTATCGAGAATTTTTGAACCTTCTTGAGCAAGTTCCATATCTTCAGCAACCATAAATGCTGCATCAACAGCTTTAAGAATATCTTCTTTCTGTTGATCTGTAAACACATGTGCTCCAAATACAGTATGTACAAGTTGATTGAGTTGTTGCCACATGTTTCTAAACCAATCTATGATGGCGTTACTCCTTTCAGATACTGGATCTTTAGTCATATGCTCAACAAGATCATCTTCTATCTATTTTGCAGTCTTATTATTTGTATTTAATACATCTAATGCAGACTGAATTAAAGGTGAAGTCCAGAACATTCTAACATAGTCTCTAGCAAGTTCTTTATCGAGAGTAGTTAGATCACCGTTGTATATTGCGTTATAAAGAACATTTGCGACGCTTCCAGCGCTCTAAACAGCACCAACCTATTCATACTTACCTCTGTTGATATTTTCAAGGCTGTAAGCCTTAAAAGTGGCTTCTTGAAGGCTATTTATGAAATGTTCAAGCATTAGTTTCTTCTATGTAGTTTCTGAACTCTCAAAGAAGCCTTTTTGATTCATAGATAGACCAAACGATTGTGCAAGAATTTGTTGTTTCTGCTACATTATCTGGTTTGATTTATCAGTATCAAAAGACTTTCTAGCGTTGTTCATAACTCTAGATATACTAGTTTGATTTGCATTTGGATTAGATTGCTTATATTGATCTACTATACTTCTAATATACTATTGACGCTCAGTATCTATATTAACACCTATATCATACATTTGGCGAGTTATAGATTGGTCTAGAGCTTCTTGCGATTCTTGCGACAAATTAAACTTTTCGTCTACGAAATAAGTATCTGATATAGATATATTATTAGCTTTGAATACGGCTTCGGCAAGCTAACGCAACGTCATGTCTTTTCCAAGTTCTTTTACTCCACTGACGCTAAGTTTTTCTAAGATCCAATCCCAAGCCTTTTGCCATATACTTTTACTTTTCCTTCCTTCTATATTATTTTCTTCTTCAAATACTTCAGAAAAATGTCTAGCAAAAGCCTATGTTACTAGCTCTTTCTGTCTATCTTGTACATTAAACCCTTTTTTATCAGAATATGTCTTTGCTATTTCAGCTCTTAATTCTTTAAAATCTTTTTGAGCTTCATTTAAAAGCTGATTAAACAATGGTTTATTTTCACTGAATATTGCCTCAATAAACGGATGTAAACATTCTTCTGCAGCAATGTCAAGAGACGAATTAAAGTTTAAATAAACATATCCATCTTTAAATCTGCCGTTCCATTCTGAAGATTCTGCAAATTTTATTCCTTTTATTTGCGGGAACTTAGACTTCATGAACTCAACAAGATTTATTGCATATTTATAATATGTAACAGTGCTGTGGTTTATCGAATTTCTAAACTGTTCGATGTTATCTTGTATAAGACGTTTATTTATCTTTACACCTGTACCATTTTCTGACAATTGTATAGTTCCTGCTGGAAATCCAAAAACACGTTCTACGTTTAATATAACATCCTCGTTTATAGCTCTATTTCTGTTATTAATAGTCTCTTTGAGTCCATAATATCTATGAAAATTATAATAGTCCCTAAGAATATCTTCTATAACAGAAGCAATTTCGTTTACTGATTTTGGAGAACTCGACTTTAGATTATGATATATATTATTTCCATCAGTAAATGCGCCGTCGTTGTTTATTGACTTTATTTGGTTTGGTTCTTTTACAATATATTCTTTATAAAAATCGTCATCTGCAGATTCGAATGTAATAATTCTGTCTTTTGGCATTTCACCAAGAAATCCGGATATAGGCTGATCTTGATAGTCGTATGTATCAAAATGACGTATGTTTAAGAAAAACCCTCTTGCAGCTCTTCCTGGTTCCTTGTAAGATCGATTCACTGCTTTTAAGTCATTAGAAAAATAAAACCCGTCACCAAAAAAATCAATACGTGTGGTTCCAAGCATATTTTTATCAAAGACTTCGAAATCTGATGTATCTATTCTGTATACAACAAGAGGCTCCCCGCTTTCATCTACAACTTTAGATACTTCGTCTACGCGATTTCCTTCTTCGTCATATACGGCATTTGTTCCGATCCAATCGCCAAACCAATCCATAAAAGGTTTACCAAATATATTTGCTTTTGCTTTTATTGCCCTAGTTCTATCTCCGCCGAAATAATTCAAAAGATCTTCAAATAGCTTAGACTAGGCCCCATTAGGGGCCTTATCTATAGCATTTCCATTATTAAGCGACCATATAGCATATGCCGCCTTCTCACTCGTTGCTTCTACTAGTTCATTAAAGTCCCTAGCAACATCGGGATTACTAAAATTTGGACATATTATACTCATATCGCTTAACTTTTACAATGATTCATAGCGTCATCAGAGAACTAAGAGTCATCAAAATTATTATTTTGTTTATTTCTTATATCCTAAGCAGATACTCCACTTCCTTGCTCTTGTTCTTTATTCCAAGCTCTATTAAGACCTTCGACTATAGAAGCATAAATTGGTTCTGAATGTTTCACAAGATTAATATGGCTTGCAATATCGGAAGCCTGATATGTTTTGCTCAAAACTTCTTCGTTTATGGTATACTCTGGAGTATTCATATTATCGCTTCTACCATACTCTGTAATCATAAAGCCTCCGGATATCTAATTTCCTCTAGGATTAACCTTTATATATACAGGATACTTAACTCCATTATTACCTATAGCAATCTTGTGCATCTTATATACAGTGTATCTACGCTGACTATTTTCTGCATTTCTGTCTTGACGTCTAGGTATCTTAATATACAAAGGAGCTGTTTCTGGGTCAATATAAGGAACCCAGTTGTTACCGTCCTTCTTAAGGGCAGCAAGTATTGTTGGGAACCCATAAGGAACTCCATTAACTTTAGTCTTGTACTGCATGAAGTTAGAAGTTTTGCTCTTCTTGTCTATAAGATAATGAGTAGGAACAATCTCGTTATCGTACCAGTTGTTTAATATGACATCAGATATGTCTATATCTGTTTCTGTACCAACCTGATACTGCATTAGTTTATTATAAATAAACTGACCATACCCAGATTCTTCTCTCCAGGAAGTAGGAACATACTTAAACATCTTAGTAAAGCCTCCTCTATCTCCAGAAGTAATAAACGCGTATACGATCAGATCTCTAGCAAATTCTCTGATAGTCTTTTCTGCTTCTGGGTGAGCTGAATCCGTATAAGAAAGAAGTTCCTCCCACCCGTCTATTATATAATTTGCAGTATTACCACTATCTTCTACAAAATTAAACAACTTAATAAACTTAGAAGTTTCATATGTATCTGGAGTTTCTCCAACAACATATGCTGGTTTATATTCTGTAGTCGTACCTGGCACGATCATAGAAAGTAATCTATTGTTTATGTCTCCTGACTCAGATCTAAGTTGTGCATAATCTGGATTATTTGCTATATCTGTCTGCAACTTCATAAATCTATCGTATATAGTATTTCTACCGTTCTTTAACAATATCTTGCCAGATATTTTAGATATAGGCTTGTCTATAGTAATCGTTTTAGCATTATTATCTGCGGCCTTTACCTAGACGGGATAAGCTTTACCTTGATAGAAGATATAAGAGGTTCCTTTGCAATACGATGTAAGATCGTGTACTATATTTCCATTGAGTTTTATAACATAACCTTGTTGATCTACACTAAAATCTAAGTATTCCTAACTTTCGCTAACAAGATCGTGCATATAGTTAGGATTAGTTGTTATCTAAGGAACGTATTCGTCTACAAAGAACTTAGATTTGATAGCTGCACTTAAGGCATTGCATACTTTTGTTACAAGAGTAGTAGATAGAGATTCGGTTCGACCTATTGCCTCAAGTATTACATCTACACTCCCTTGGAATGCAGGAGTACTTTGAATAAATTGGCTAGAAAGAATGTCTCTTACACTGCCTATAGCATTGCTTGTTTTAGTAGCAATATAAGAATCATGTTGCATTGCGTCAAGTCCAATAGGATCAAACAGGTTATCTTCTCGTCCAGTATTGAACGTTTTCGCATAACCTTTTTCATATATCATTTGTTCTACTATATTCTTACCGTGTTTCTTGGTATCAATCTTACTGTATTTGACAAGATTTGATAAAGCATTCGCATACTTATCAAACTGTAAATAAGCAAGGTATACCAGAAGCTGGTCTTGCATAGAATAATCATTTGATTTAGCTGCTTTTTCTAATCTACCACTTTCAAACAACTCACGAATCTACTTATTTATATCTTCTCTAACCTTAGCGTTCTTTACACCGCCCTCTTTTACCGCTTTAATTTGATTCTAAGCGTCTTCTCCAAGGTCTTTGAACCATTTATCAGCAGTCTCGTCGATCGCCTCCTGTTGAAGCTTAAATTTGCCTTTATGCGGATCTGACATATACAACGATCCGGCGTTTATATAAGCTTCTGCAAGAGCCCTCATAATAGGCTGACTTGTAAAGTAGAATGTCTTCTTTCCAAGACCTGTTCTAACAAGAAGGTTCACAATATTATAAGTAAACTGATTAACGTTGAGTCTACTAATATAAGGATCTTTAGCAATATCCACGTGAGCGTTGATAAGAGCAGATATCCAAGACATTATAGATTCTCCATCTTTATCTTCTCTATTGTCGAGACTTTCAAGACCAAGCTCTGACATTATACTAGATTCTATGTGCTTGAATCTAACGTGATACATCATAGTAAGAATATGGTTGTTGTTATTCAATGCAAATGGACCAATACCAATCTTACCAGTAATATAATCGTTCTTAGATTCTGTTTGTGCGCTTAAAGAATAGAAAGCATATGGCTCTTCTATATTTGCAGGTTTTCCTCTTTCTATATCTTTTATAATATCTTTAAGAAGCTTTGTATCATTATCGATAGATCTATGAAGAATATTAGTAGTTCTAGGTTTCTTCTCATCTATAGACTTCCAGTCTAATAGAAGTGCTAAATAGTCTTTAATAAGCTTGTTCTGATAGTAAGCAGAACTAGATTCGCTGAATACATCAGATACGGTTTGATGGAACTTACCATCTTCGCCTTCTTCTCTACTAACTTTGTATTGTATAGAAGACAAGAACAGTTTATCAATATCGAAGTCAGAACCAGTAATCTTGGTAAACTCTGCCGGAAGTATAACTGTATCATTCACTACAGGAAGTATATCTACGCATCGTAAAGCGTGTATAGAAGACTCTGCCTGAGTAGGAATACGATAACCGATTATATTTGCAGTGGCGTTTGGACCAATTATACCTCTATTCATCAACCAGTTTCTAGTTTCGTCAAACGACATTTCTCTGGTTCTTATCTTTCTCTTATATACAGGTTTTCCATCCTTGTCTAATACAGGATTGCCGTCTTTATCCTTCTTCTATTTGTATACAATCTTACCGTTCTCGTCAAGCTTAACTTTTCCGTTCTTGTCTGTTTCTGGAATAAGATCCCATATAAGGTTTCTATTCTTATCTCTAATAGGAACTACTGGAAGCTCTCCTTTAAACATTTTCTTAAAGAAGTCAAGACTGAGTACACAATCCATAGATCCCTCTTCATTGATCGTTTGAAGACGCTTACCTCCATTTATCCATTGTGGAAGATCTGTATCACCTTGTATAGAAGTCATATCGTACATACTAGATCCTTCCATAGCCCATACAGATCTCTGAATGAATGCAGCACCTGGAGTTTCTATATCAACAACTTTCTTGTTTATAGAAGATACAAGTACGCTCTCCATCCAGGTAGAATTGGATATTGCGTTAAGTGGTAATCTTAAATGTTTAGAAGTTGTACCATCGTTGTTCTTCTATTCTACTATCTCAAGAGCATCTATGATGTTTCTGTCAGGATCCTTGGTTTGCATCATGTTTCTAACTTCTTTTGCAAACTTAACTTCGTCAAGAATCTTGTATCTAGAATCGTCTAAAACTATATTTCCGTCCTTGTCTACAACGTTTCCGTTTGAATCAGTCTTAAAGAATCTAGTAACGATATTATGATAACCTCTATCTGATAGAGTATTAATAGCGCTCATGATATCGTTTCTCAATTCGCTTCCTGTCATTGTAGAACCGTCTTGCATGACATAATCGCGGCCGTCAAACAAACATGACATCACAACCTTTGTCATCTGAGTACCCATACTCATCATAGATTCTTCTTTAGGATCAGTATTAAGCTGTTTCCTAAGATATAAGAACTTCTGTTCGTATGTATTAAACTCAAACGATTCGTCAAACGATGGTTTCGTAGAATATTCTTCTTGGTTTTGTGCATAAGTATTCCACTCAATTGGTTTAGATCCCTGGCTACCTACTTTTACAGCAGAATTAACCATCAGCATGTCTATGCCTTGGGACTTCATCTTATTGAATATATTCTGCATTTTACCAGTAGCGATACATTTGAACAATGGGAACAATGCCATCTTATTATAATAAGTAACTTGTATGCCAGTACCTTTATGCAATCTTCTACCAAACGCAGTATATTTTTGAGAACCTATTACGCTAGTGACAACTTGTTGATATGCCTAATGCTTCTGCATCAGATTAGAAGTAACTTCTTCTCTAAGTATCTTAAATGCATTCTGTATTTCAGCACTATAATTACCATTCATGCGCAAAAGCATTTCTGCCATTGTATCTGTAATATAAGCACCGCCATCTGCAACATCAATACCATCGTCAATCTTACCGTTCTTATATTTAAGACGATAACTATCAGTTGCCTCTTTAGCTTTACGTTCAGCAATTTGAAGTGCTTTAGGACTGAGTATCTGTTTCATATCTTCAATAGACATCGCGTCTATACGTTCAGAAACATCTTCTCTTATTTGTTGTTCGTCTATTTTTGGGTTAGAATTTTCTAAGAACTGTCGATCTTCTTCATCAAGTTCAGAACCTCTGTTATATTCCTATAGCAAAGCGTCTCTTCTATCTCTATATTCATTTATAGCCTTCTCTTCTTCTTGCAGATAAGTGGCAACAGATATCTCGCCATAAGTCATCTGTTCTTCTATATCTTCAATTTGAGGAGATTCTATAAGCTCGTTATCAACTTCAGCTGCGACATATGTTCCTTTAAAGTTACCGTTTTCATCAAGATATTTCGAAGGAACGTCCTTGAGTTCCGTAAAGTTATTATTACCAGTAGAAACAAGACCACCCAAACGTTTAAGTTCGTCTACAGTACGATCGATAAGATTACCATTGTCGTCGTAGTTCCATTTATAGAATGCAGGATTTCCAGAGAATACTCTTTCGACTTCCTGTCCAGACATAATAGACTTGTTTGATATATCATTTAGATAAATCATTACAGCAAGAGACTTATATCTTTGAGTAGCAATACCGTCTTTTGGCTGTCCATTCTTAAGAACAATAGATTTGTAGATTATATCAATAGCCTGGTTGTTCAAGCCTACATTTTCATAGTCTCCAAATACGCTATTCGAATTTTCTACGCGTTTAATTAGGCCAAGCTTTTCGCACGTATCTATTTCTTTTAAAAGTCTCTTATGCAGAAGTCTAGATATTAATGCTCTCTAAATATTACGAGGTTGTTTGAAGAAGTAATCCTCTGCATCTTTAATATTATCCTTTCTTGTCCTGCCGTTTTTCTTATTATTAAATGATATAAACTTCTCACCAGATACAATAGGTTGACCGTTAGCATCATTCTTATACGTAGAAACCCATACTCCAAGTAGAGAACTGAACATTGCACCCTGCTCCTTATTGTAGTAGTTAGCAACTTCCTCGCCTTTTGTTCCGTTGGCCTCCATTTCATCAAGGTCTCTATCTGCCTTTTTGATAGACTGATATTCAGACATCGCGTAAGAAATAAATCTATCTACAACGTCTTCTTTCTGAGACAGCACTTCATCAAGCTGAGACATTGGATCTGCACTAATTACAAACTAGTCTCCGAGCGTCTCCGCAGCCATCGCTACCGTGTTACCAGCATCGTCTACCGTACCAGAATAATCGAGTCCAGGAAGCTTTATTCCGTCTACATATACCCAAGTCTTTTTATCAGAAAGAGTTGGCATTATAATACCTCCTTGTTCGAGAATTGTGGCTTTAGACACGTAATCTTCTTGTTTACTTATTTCAAAGTAATCAGAGCCGTAATCGCCACGTTTATCTGTCTTAAAACCAACAAAGTTTCTAAGAGTTATAAAAGCATCAGGGTTGTCAGTAATCTCTTTTAGTATTAAAGAGCCGTATACAGGTTTTACACCAGTAATATCAGCTTCTCCTTCATAGAACACATAAGGATCATTCTTGAGGTCTTCAAATTCAGAAGACCTCTTGTTTATATATCTAGTTACGTCCGAAATATAGTTGTTATCTGATATCTCGTAGAACTTATTATTTCCTGTAGCGAGTACTGTTAATTGATCATGTGCATGTCTATATGCGTACTTCCAGTTAGCAAGTTCTCTAATAAATGCAAGTTTTGAATATGCGTTTTCTATTTTTACTTTTTTACCTCTTATATATACTTCCTGGTTAAGCTTTCCGTTAGACGCAGCATCTCTTAAGAATTGCAAGAATGACGTCATAGAATCCTAGAAGGATGTAGAAGAGAACATTCTAGATAACGCTTCGTAATCAGTAGATCCGTATTTATGACGCAACATATAGTTGAACTCGTCACCACTAAACTGAATACCGATCATATTCAAAGCTTGTACAATCTTATCTTTTACAACTTCTAATTGTTCTGGATTTTTAGGATTGTTGTAATAAGCAGACTTTCCGTTTATCTTTAGCTTTAAATATTTATTAAATTCGCCACCTACTACAGCATTAGAAAGCCACTCTTTAATACCAACATCTGTATAACTGGATCCGTTTTCTGCAGTTTTAATTTGCGCTCCATGCGAGAATAACTCTGATATTTTCTAGAACGTAAACTCTACTCCTTTTATGGCCGGATTAAATCTCAAAGATCCGTCTTGAGATACCTTTATGACCGGAGTACCTCCGTTTACAAGCATTTGGTTCCATTGAGTAGGATAGAATGTTGCATTATAATCAGCATCAGTAGTTTGTATATTTATTCTCTATAAGCCGTTTCCATTGTTATGCGAAGTAGATCTTGCTATATCAAAATTATGCTTATTAGATCTGATAATATTCATCAACTGTACAAGTAAAGCTTCCTGATCGGAGTTTCTTGTCATTACACCGTCTTTTACTGTATAAACAGATTTATCAATCTTATCTATGGCTTTATAAAGACGACTGTAAAGAGGATCTTCTTTTGCAAGATACTCAAGTCTTGCTTTAAGTTCTGATATAGTATCAATATCATGGAAGAAATTTAAGAACTCATTAAATACAACTCCAACAGGTGCATACTGAGGCAAACCAAGTTCATTTAATGCCAGAACTTCTTTTTGCTTTACAACAGATTTTCCGTCTTGGCCAATTTCTTTTACTTTCTCGTATTTAGTATCCGGTATGGTGGCGAAGAAGAAACGTACTCTACTAGAAGTCTTACTAAATCTACTAAATTCATATGAACTTCTTGTGTGCTCACCTATGCTTGCGTTTGTTACATCGTCTGATTGAGCATCTTCTATAGAATCTTCTTCTATTTGCTTAACAAAGTCAGTAGACAACACGGAGATATCATTCGCAATGTCATCACGTAAAACTTCATTATCGAAGTTATCATATATCTCTTTCATTGCAAGCTGGCCTACAGTAGGTATATCTGTAGTATCTCCAAAGATATCTATACCACCTTTCTTAAGTCTTTCTGCGCCAGCTAAGAATGTTTCTTTATCTATATGCTTTCCTATTTCTTGGATATTTCTACCAGAAGGATCTACATTTTGACCATATAATATACAGAACATGACATTCTGACGAAGTTTATCGTACATAGGACGATTTACTATATGTTCAAATTCAATTCCATGTATCTGACAATAAAGTTCATTATACAATCTATTGAAACGTTCTATAGCTTTCTTAGACGGTATAGCGTTCTTATATTTGCCGTCATTTACTTTGATGAACGTCTTGTATAAATCTCTATCGCTCCAATGCCACAGCATAGAAACCCAATCGTGAATCTTATTGTATATCTTAGTTAAGAACGGTATTTTTAAATCAGTCATATGATGCTGCATATGTTCCATGTAATGATCTGCAGCATATTCAGCAACTTCTCTAAATGCTTGTTTATTTTCTTTTCCGTCTTGATATAATTCGACCCCGATACGTTCTGCTATTTTCTGATATATAGCATCTCTTTCATGAGATGGTAATAACAATTCAAATACTCTATGGAATGCTTCGTGATATTCTACACCAGGCCAAGCATAACTAGAAAGAACAATAGCATCTGCTTTACAATTACCTACAACATGAGCTGCTCCACTTGCTACTTTGATAAATGTAGATTGAAATTCTACAGGAACGTGTTCTCCAAGAATCTCAGCAATATGCTTACGAGCCTTCTCTTCTGATATAGGTTTGGTCTTCTTAGAAGGATCTGCTATTTTAAACAAGTCGTCTACACTGCTTGTATCTATAACTGTCGATACACTTCCAATGGGGGTAGATTCTGGAACATTTGGTACAGACTGTACACCGTTTGCACTAATATCCACTGGTTGCCCTCTGTCAATCATTGCATCTTTTATCTCCACATTAGCTCCTCCCATATTTGCATATTGAGTACGAAGCATTCCGTGTTTAAGATAGTATGCAAAACCGTTTACGCCTTGTCTAGTAACACCGGATGTAGATTTAACTACTTTAAAATCTTCAAGATCAAATTTAATAGTGTCTGTTATATCAAGCGAAATTATAGCACCGTTTTGTTCAACAAAAAACTATCTTATACCACCAAAAGGAAGTGCGCCTTCTGTAGAATTAAACGACCCGAGTCTACTCATTAAGACGTCATGCCTTTCTGCAATAGACATAGATTGTAGTTCTGCTTTAAATTTAGCAACATCTGCATCAACAGCAAGATCAAATCTGCCTCTTCCTGTAGTATTTGCTGCTAAATCTTGCCTCTTCATGATATAAACAACATTCTGATTGTTTGGATCTCGTATTATAGAGTCAAAGTTACCAAGGCGTTGAGGATCGTCGACAATAGGAATCATAAGATTAATAATCTGTCTAGGAGTAGCGTGCAGATTATAAGTAGTGCCGTTTATTTCCTTAAAGTATGTTCTATCAAGTTGTGTATGATTCTTTAGAGCTTCTACTATAAAGTCTGTATCGTTTGGAGACATTTTTACTCTATCGATAGCCACATATACTTCGGAATTGCTTCTTTCATTCTTCGGCATGCGCTTTTTATATATAAGCGTGCCTTGTTTAGAAGCCATTTTTACGTTTGACCACTGACCGATCGGTTTCCTGTCTGTTTCGCTAGTGTCAAATGTAACTACTTGTCCGTTGTTGTCTACAAATCCAAGAGAACCGTATGCAGCAGAAAATTCTATATCATATATATCCTGACCAGCAAACAAATCGGTATTTCTTACATCATTGTAAGTAAGTTTACCATCTTTATCTACAGCAAGATTTATTCTACCGTTGGTTCTATACATTGTAGCCTTAACAGGCACGATCTTCTCGCCTGGTTTTGCTTCGGATTGAAGTTGTTTTATTGTGTCATACAACATCTTTCCGTTTGGCATCCATGTATTATTGTACTTAGAATCAATCAGCACCCTTTGCCAAGTCTTACCTTCAAACAGAATGTCGCAGTATATATCATCTCCATCTATATATAGAGTAATATCTGCATCATCTATAAAGTTTGGAGCTATTGTAGCAAGCGCTAATTCTCTATCCCCATTTATTCTTTGATAATTCAAGTTAGTGTGACTAACGTTACCTTGACTGTCTCTCTTATTTGGAGATTGTACAGTACCTACAGCTGGACCAGCTTGTTGTTCTCTCTGCTTCTAAAGATTTCGTTTAGCTTCGTTTTCAGCTTGTTGAGTAGCTTTTAGCCTAGCCTAATTATAATCTGTTCTAAGATCTTTTAAGAACTGATCAAACTCTTCTAACAACCTATCTACTTCTGATAACTAAGAGCGATATACATCAATATCGTCTTTAAAATTTGTGTTATACAGAGTCTAATCTACTTCTGCAACGATGTTATTTACTTGTGTAACAAAATCAGAATAAAGAAGCTTGCCTTGTTCTGACAATTCATTGAACACATCGTCTGTTACCTTCTCTTCTAGTTGCGACAACTTATAGTCAATATGTCCTATAGAATTATGCAAATCTTCTTTTACATTCTATAAAGCCTGATAGTCTCTAGATTCAATACCGTCAAGAATATTTAACATCTTGCTGCTGAACGTAAGGAATACTCTGGGTTCTAATGTAGCACTATTTAATCCATTACCGGCTTCAGTAAACTCATAATCGTATTGAACTTTAATTGGGAGTATTTCTATAGAAGCTACATCAAATCCTTCAGCTTTTATCATTTCTGCATAAGCAGTAAGCTGGTTGCTATAATCCTCATATGAAGACAACTGTTGCCCATATTGTACATTAGGAAGACTTACAAAAGGTCTTATCTTGTTTACAACAACGGCTCGACCGTTTTGCCACTCTAAGTCTATTTTAGAATTTTTATTGTCGTTCTTAATAGCGCGAAGAACATTCCTAGCTTTTCTACTTAATCTACCAGAATCAGTATAAAAATCATCTTCTGTAAGTATACCTAAATCGCTTTGATAAGTAGACGTTAGCTGTATGTTTGGTGGATATGCATTCCAGAATGTATATTTAGAAGTTTTAAAGTCTATAATATGAACCTTTCCTTCTTTATCCACACCAATCATATCAGTCTGACCAGCAACCCAACCAAGCTCATTAAACTTAGCTCTCCATGTAAATGGAAGTGTACTTAATTTCCATTTTAACGTTTTAGTATAATAATCGTATTGATTCTGTAAATCGTGTATAAGATTTTTAAAAGGTTCTATGTTACCTTTAAATATTTCTTTATATGCACGGCCATCCGATTCGGTAGTCCACCCGTTGAATAGCTTTTCTATACCTTCTTCTGTTTGAGCATAGTCTGCAAATTCAAAAGAGCCAAAAAAGTTTCTTAAAAGTTCATCTACAACATTACCAACCTTCACAGATACTCCAGCTGTATGCCAATTGTTTACTATTGCTTGAGAAAGATTTCTTATTGTTGTTTGATATTCTTTTATTGAATCGCTTGTTGGATTATTAAAAAACGTGTTCTAATTATCCTAAATATATAAATGATATGTATGAATTTCTTCAAACTCGTCTGGATTTGGATCGACATATTCTATCATTATATCTTCTACATCCTTTAACGATTTGGCTTCTTTAAAGCGATTATATATATCTTCTATTTGTTTATTTTGATCCGGACGATTATACGATTCTGGTTTAATATTATGTACACGAGAGGCTCTTACTATTTTTCCGTCGTTTTCAATAAAATAGTCTTGACTCGTGGTGTCATATCCATCAGGATTGTTTTGTACAACTTTTTTATCCTCTTCGTATTTGGCTTCTAACATATCAAGTACATCTTGTTGAGGATCGTCATTGTGTACAATAGGAGGAGTAGGTGGGGTTGGTGGAGTAGACGGAGGAACAAGTCTATTTCTTCTTTCATAGTAAGACTCAACCAAACTCTTATAGTCTGTTCTCTTTTCTGGCTCTGGAGCTGGTTCAGGCCATCCGTTCTTTCTAGCTTCTTCAAATAAAGTTCTCTGACGACGCTCTACCATACCCTCTGGAGTAAGAGGAAGCTGAGTGCCTGTAATGTTAGCCCAAGCATCTCTAAATGCTCTACGATCTTGTTCTGCGTTACCGGCAGGAGTAATGGCGCCTCTGTCTATTCTGTTCAAAGGATCGTCTGGATTACCGTCTTCGTATTTCCATAAATACCCAAGGTCATCTACAGTCTCATTATCTGCTAGACGTCTGTTTATATATCCATCCTAACTTCTCTATACCTGTATCTGTTCTCCCTTTGAGTTCAATACAGGCTTTTTTATTCTAGGCTCTATTTCTTGTTCACGCCAAGCATTTTCTTCATTGAGATGCTAAGCTTTTAAATCTTCTTGAAATACTTGTTCTACAGCTTGTTCAAACGCATCGTCGGCATCTTTTATCTGCTGTATATTCTTCATTGTATTTACAGCATTTCCACCAACATAATGCATTTCTCCATTTTCATCCTGTTCGCGTTTTCCTACTAGATTTTCAAAAGACTTATTTGCAGAATCAAGTTCGTTATTCCATTTTATAAGATCAAGATAAGCTTCTTTAAGTTGCTCGTGAGCTTCTTCGTTATATGCCAGATGATCTTCTACATCGGCGAGAGTTTTAAGACTTTGTTTAGCATTTTTAAACAATTGTAATTCTTCTCCAGTCTTAAAGTCTTTCCCTATAGATATACCGAGCTAATGTACAAATTTATCTTCGTTGACTTTTATTAATTCGTCTATATCTTTATTTAGCTTATCTAGTTGGCCTTTTAAACCCCTACGAACCTTTGCAGAAGGATTATCTTGCTGTAATTTTAATCCCTGTTCAATCTGATCTCTGTACGTAAGTAACGCTGCTAGTTGTGCAACAATGTCAGTATATTCAAAATCAGACTATCCTTCAGTCATTACTGTATTTCCTACAGATTCTATTTCGTTTTGACGATTTATGAGATCGTCTGATTCTTCATTAGATTGTAATGCGTTTAATACCTCGCTCAAACCTTCATCGGATATAGAAAGATTTGTTTGTATTTGCTATTTTATCTAATTGAGATTTACTGCAGCTTCATTTCTATTCTACGCAATTTCCTATATTCTATCCATAGCTGTGGCTATGGTAGCAACATAGTCGTGATACTGACTATTGGATTTCCACGTAAGCGGATTATTTTTTGTTCTTACGTTAATTCCTTGGTCTTCTGCAGACTAACGCATTAAAGGATCTTTTGCTAAGCTTATTATGCGTTCATATTTCTACTGAGCCTCATCTATTTGTTGCGGAGCTATACCCACCTATCCGTTTGTCTATTGATATTCTTCGTTTATTTTACGAAGCCTATCAAACGAATTGAGTATATCTTGATGCCCAGGCTTAAATAAACCTTTGCTTAACCATTGTCTATATTGGTCTCTCTACGCAGTAGAAGACAGCTTGTTATTAAATATCTGTTCTGTAATAATATCAGCAGCTTTCTGCTGACTAATATAAGGAACAATATTCTGAGCAACATTTACCATTGCTGTTTGTCCCCAACCACCGAGCATACCTCCTTTGATTTCTTGTAAAAGATCTTGGTCTTTTATATTTATTATACCAAGTCCATCCAAAGGAATGCCGAGCACATACGAGCCCATTGTGAGTCCGTTTAGTGCATCTGTAAGAGCTATATCGAGCGTACTATTTAACTCTGGGTCATTCTGATAAGAATTCTTATAAGCTTCTGCGTTAACGTGCTATTTACCTTCCTCAATACCTTCTGCAATAGTAGATTTGATTACCTTGCCGGCAATGTCTTTCATGTATTGCGCGCCAAGACCCTTTTTCATAGCCCGGTTTACAGCTATTTTATCAAGATCTAGTGCTTTTGCAGTCTTACCAAGTAAAGACATCTCTTTAGCCATATCGTGTGCAAGAGCTCCATATAATGTATTATCTGTAGCTCTAACTACAAGATTTTTAAGACCTGCTGCTCCATTCTTAACTGCCCTGCCTACAGTAGCGTTTGCGGCTGCTGCCCCAACACCAACTAAAGGACTAGCTACACTTCCAGCCTCCCATCCTTTTACTATGTCTTCTCCAAACTTACTACGGAGAATCTTCTTCATAGTAGGATTTGTTACGGCCTTTCTCCAAGCTTTTGTACCACGTACAAATCTATTCATCTTTGCAATAGCTCCTACCGGTACTGCGCCAAGAGCTGCATCTATAGCAGCATCCCATGTAGTAGCAGCCATATCTTGATTGAACAGATTTTCTACGTCTTTTATGTTTTCTGTTATTGTACGAAGTTTCTTAGGATCGTCTAACTTACCAGCAATAAGTTTATCTATATCTTCGTCAGTAAGGTCTGTCTTTGCTTTTATCTTCTCTTTAGTAGCTAAAGCAACTTCTGCATTGTTTTCAGATATACCTGCCGCACGGTTCATGGCGAAAGATCCTGCTGCGCCGAGAGCAGTAGCAAGTAATGCTCCGCCACCCGTAGCAACATTAGCTGCAGCATAACCTAATATAGAAGAAAGCATTGCAGGTACCTACTTCATATAAGAACTAGAGGAACCTCCGATGATGCCTGGCATCTTAAACAAATAAGTATCAGGATCTGTAAAATTTATGCCAGTTCTATCTGCTCTTGTTTGGAACCAGTTGGATATCTTATCTTTGTGATATTTAGCATCGCGCTCATTCTCTTCTATTACAGCGTTCCACCCTTCATTAAGGTTGTCGTATTCTTGAAGAGCCCTATTAAGCATCTAACGGGTTTCCTTCCTGTTTCTGGTACCTTTTCCAAGGTCGTATATAAATCTACGGGCATCATTAAGTTCATCGTGAGCTGCAGTAACTTTACCTGCAGGATTTGCCCAGTTACCGCCAAATATACCATTGCCGGACATTAAATCGTCCCAAGCTGCTCCTACACCAGATTGATTTACAGTATCTTCAAGTAATTTTCTATTTGGCGCAAGACTTTCATATTCTGCCTATAAAATATTTCTCTACTAAATAAGAGAACTTGTTCTACTTCTCAAAGATTGTCTATTTTCTACAGATAAGCCACCTTGCTATAAAGCATTATTTATCTGTTCAAGCTCCCCATTGATATTATCTATTTCATCAAGCGTATCTAATGAATTGAGATAGTCTTTTATGAGATTCTTATCATTTTGAGAACGAACCTAATATCCTTTAGCATCTTCTGCTTGAAGAGTGTTCATTTCTCCAAAGAACGAATTCCACTAATCTTTTAGAAAATCAGACATTCTATAGGTTTCGGGCATTCCTGGGATATCTTTTGCTTGTATGTGCCCATAAGCTATACCTATTGCATCTGCAGCTACTATATTTTGCGCATCTGCTTCATTCCCAATACCTCCAGACGGAGAAGATGCTTCTGCTAGCTAACCAAGAATAGAATTTCTAGAATCTTCTATTGATTGTTTTACGTCATTTGAATCTTTAGCTTCTCTCTCCTTTTGCTCTTCCCATTCATACTCTTCGGTATTCTGACGCCTTTGTTTAACGGCATCAGAATCTATCTTGGAAATCATTTCCAGATCGTGCGACTATATCGCTGTACCAAGATCAATAACATCGTCGAGGTGACGAAGTAGCTCCATCCCTCGACGTGTTTCTTGATCCAATGAGTACTTTTGTTTGTTTTTTATAGTTCTCTTTGGCATAATTATATTATTTATCTACCATATTTGCGAAGTAGTGACCTTGCTTGTTCTATTGCGGCTTCTTCGCTTACTGATTTATTCTTTCTGTGGCTTTCTGTATTTACATCTGCCCAAGATTGATTTCCCTTAGAAAATCTAGTAGAAATAGGAATTTTATATCCATTGTCTCCTACTCTCTCTATTCCATATTCTTTAAGATTTTCATCAGATATATTTCCTAATAACTAATCGAACTCTTCACCTCTGAAAGTACCGGTTTGTTGTATTATGTCATATCTTACTCCACTTCTAGATGCTGCAGATGCATAATTTCTTCCAGAAACATCTTCATCGGAAACAGTATAATTTTTGTTTTTGATGATTCTATTTATCTTAGATATAAATGAATTCGATCTATACATTCTGTTTCCAGTAAATCTGGCCTCTGTTACAGGAGAATATTCTGTATCAGGTGTTACTGTTCCAATCAAGCCATCATCTGATTCTACTAAATTAAGTGCTGTATTTAGTGCAGATTTTTGTGACGTAGTCAAGTTAGGAACTACATTAGCTTTTTGGAATATCTAATGTGCGTTAGATAGTGTTATACGCTAGTCCTGTTCTTCTCCAAATTTATTAGCACCTGTTAATTGGTCATAATATTGCAAGTTTTTATTTTGTAAAGACTTTTCATATTGCTATTTCCATTCCTAAAACTCTTTGTTGCTGTTTCCTTGCCATTTTGCAATAAAATTAGCGGCTTCTACAGTTTTATCTTTAGAAGAAGATTTATCGGACAATACTTCAATGTATTTCTTATATTTATTAGCTATCTACTTAAATCCAGGCGACATTTTACCATATGCAGAATCCGCTTGTTTTTTATTAGCGTCTATTTCAGCTTTTATTTGATTTGTGTACTCTGCACGCTGTTTATCTTGTGTAATGGCCAGTTGATCCGCAGCTCCTCTAGCCAACGTCTTATTGCCTCCTAATCCATATCCGCCTGCACTAGGAAGAGGGTTGCCGTTTTCATCTACGCCAAGCTGTAATAAATCCATAGCTTTGTCCCAATTAAACTTATCTCTTTGAAGTTGTTGTGATGCTCGCTATAATGCTAAGTTTTGGGCCTTATAGTAATTATCATCATAGTCGTCTTTTCTATATATACGTCTACGTTGGCCATCTACAACAGCATTATTAAACCTTTCGCGTGCAATTGCGTCTGCATTTGGATTATTGTCTCCTCCAGCAAGATCTCTATAGTATTTATACATAAGCTAGCCTTGTGGAGTAGATACTAGTTCGTTGAAGTGCGCGTCCGCCACATTTCGTAGATCTTGTTCGTTGATTTCTTCAACACTGAAATCAATTCCGTTTTTACTTTCACTGTGTACATTTGGTTTCATTCCCTCAAAATAAGGATTGCCAAATGTAGCCATATCAGTAATACGTGTAGGACTCATTCTACCCCATATACCATCTCCACCAAGAGTACTAAATGTATCCATGCCTTTGCCTGCATATTTTTCTAGCAGTGGATTATACAGGCCGGCAGCCTCAAGTTTAGATCGTTCTCTAAGATACTCTTTAGCATTCTCAGCACTAGTTCTAAGTTTAGCAACGCTACCGACATCAATACTATTGATCATCTGTGCAATAGCAGCTCTACCTTCAGCAGATCTAGTTAAATCGATACCTTTAGAATATGCATCATTAATAAAATTCCTAACCCTACCGGTAACATTATTATTATACCATTCTTGATCAGCAAGTATAGGAGTAATAAAATCACCGTATTCCTTCTTGAATTCTTTCATATTTTCAAGACCTTGCTGGTAATCGGCATAAACAGCATTAAAATATTTGTCCTAAGCATCTAGGACCATTTTGGCCATTGTTGGGTCGAATATTTGCTGTCCTGTATATTCGATAGGCCTTTCGTATCCTAAAAATGCCATAATTATCTAAATTGATTAATATATTTATACTAGTTTGGTATTCTGTATTGTAACCACGACAGGCTTTCCGGTAAAGTAAATTCTGACAAAGTAGTTTTTGGATACCCAGGCCATGTAGAAATATCATTAAATCTATATTTTGGTTGATTTGACTACAATGTCATTGTTGGCGTATTTAATTTTAAATAACTTGGAAGTTGTGTCGATGTAGCAGCTGTATTGCCTCCGTTTAAATGATAATTAAGCCAATCTCTATCTATACCTTGTTGAGTTTCAAATAACTTAATTTTTCGTTCATTCTAATTATTAGCTATTCGATACTGATTATCCTTCCACCAATCTCCAAACCATTGCGCGAACGGCGTTACTGTGTTCTTAAGGTCTTGTGCTAATGCATTATATTTAACAGCGTTGGCGCGTGCATACCTATTGAGCTGGTCTGTAGTAGTCTATATACGCATATCTTCAGCGTGAGCATTGGTGTTTGCCAGTAATTTTCTAGCAGTCTCTCTTCTTGCTCTATTGTGTTCATCTATATTGAGCAGCTGCTTTGTTTTTTCATTCAAACCCGTTTTATCAGCAGAATCCATTAAAACAGCTCTTCCGCCCATTCCAATGCCTGGCATACGGCTAATTGCATATTTGTTTCTAGCAACTTCGTCGTCTATCATATTCATGTAAGGTCTAGAAGGAATCATATCGCCTAGTATTGCGTATGCCTAATCTCTAGCAGAGGAATAATCCGGTGTCACAGCAGGGGCTTCTACGGGCATATTTTTGTCTTTATTGTATTGCTACGTAGCAGCCAATATTTGTGCTATGTTCGGTATTGCCAATAATGCCCTATCCCAGTAACCTCCCTCAAATTTTGGAAGTTTACCGCATTTATATCCCTTTCCGTTATTATATTTCATTAACATATCCTATAACTATAAAGCGCCTACAAGATCTCCAGTAGATGCTGCATAATCAGATAGGCCATATTTATTACTTATAACAAAATCATCTTTGGCTATATGCCTCTTTAATGTATCATTATTATCAGGAACTCCTGGTTCTCTATAAGCCCAACCTTCATTAAGATTTCCTATAACTTCTCCATGAGAAACCATTGCGTTTCCGTATCCGTTTCTAGCGTGTATTGGACGTTTTCCATTAGCTGCACCAAGACTACCAGATTTAGTTCTACCATAAAAACCCTATTGTGCGTCTTTACTTTTAGCAATAGATTCCGACATACGTCCTTCCATTGTTGTAGCATCAGTAATATCTTGAGCAGCTTGCCTTGTTTCTTCTTCTGTATCTCCGAATCCAGCAAGATATGCCAATCCTCCAAGAAGCGCTCCTGCTCCTGCTCCAATGGCTGTTCCTACTACTGGAAAAGAACTTCCTGCTGCCATTCCTGCCAATGCTCCAGCCGACATACCCGTTCCAATAGAAGACGCTGTAAAATTAAGGTTTCGGCTTGCACGCTAAGCTCTCGCATATTTGAGCTCATTTCCTAGATTTACACCACCATATTTAGTATACTGATTACCTAAGTCTGTTGTGTATATATTTTTAGTCAATGTATCGCGCATCTAACCAGCACTTCTATGGTCTTTGTTTGCAGCAAATTGCATACCCATGTCAGCAAGACCATATGCTGTGCCTATACCAGCAGTAATACCTCCTAAAGAATTTAATCCAACTTTACTTGCTGCCTGTCCAACCCCTTTTTGTCCAATTGCATTTATATTTCTTATTACGTTAGAAACATCTCTTACTCCACTTGATGCCAAAGACGCTCCAAATCCAGAAGCTGCAGTATTCACAGCAGCATTTGCAGCTGGTACAAAACTCTTTAAGTTTTTTAAAGTTTCTAAAGCAAACGATGAATTTGTTTGAAGCTTATTTAGTGCACTAGGAATAGTATTCTATCTAGTTGTCTATATCTCAGGATACAGATTCTATCCAAGTGTGCTACTTATCTATTGTCCTCCAATCCCATAGTTGGGTTGGTAGCCTAAACTAGTAGGCATTCTTGTTCCCAGCCAGTATCTGGGTAATTTATTCTTTCTTTTCATATCAACTATAAGATTGTCTGAATTTAGTTATTATGTGTGATATAGTAAGGAATTCTGTTGGATTTGTGCTTTTTATATTTACTCTTAGCCATTTACCGCGTATTCTGTTTCCATAACCATCTCCTGTGATATATCTAGGTATATTATATATCACATTACCTTCCCTATCAGTATACGGTTCCATATTGCCGCTGAACTCTTTATTTATAATATCGCTTTCAAACGACATTACCGCTCCTTCTAGGAATGCACTATGATCTACTTGTGTGAAAGCATCTCGTTTAATTGGAATAAACTGCTGAGAATCAAATACTTTTGTTACAGATGCCATTGGGTTTACAATAAAACTAACAGCCAATGGATATAAATACGAAGTAGCTTGTTCTAGATAGTTATGCTTTTTTATATCAAGTTTTTGATGTTCGTTGTCTACAGTCAAACCATACAGGTGATTCTTTATATATAACATAAAATCATAACGTCTTGTATATATAGAAGTACCGATATTATACTTTATGTTTAGCACCATCTAGTCCTAACCTAAACATTTACACAACACTTCGTCGTTTTGTAAATCGTAATCTACATGCGGAACATCTGCCGTTATGTATCGATTTACTAAGTTTTGAATATTTAGTTGTTCTCCTACATTTATTGCCCTACTTTCTGCAAGTGCCGCAATAGCTTTATTATTTATATCTACCCAGAACACTCCTCCTTCAGTTGTTCTAGCACAGAAATCATAAAGACGCATTCCATATCTCGTACTTATATAATCATAACGTGATAATATGCCTGCCTATCCCAGCATTATAGTGTTGCTGTTCTGATCATTCACAAGAGAACGTTCATTAACGCTGAACCGTCCGCATGCGTGATCTTGCCAGTAATACAACATGTTCTTATCTGTGAGTAGGTTTGTTATTTGTCCGTATTTGCTGTCTACATCAATAAAAGACGCTGCTTTGAATATAAGGAAGTTGTCTATAAACTCACCATTTGTCTTCAAATCAGAATAATAAGTACGCTACTTAAAACTATTTGTTTCGTTTTTGTCTGTGCTTATTAATGTGAACACGTCATTAGAAGCGTCGTTATCAGAATATATCATGTTATACTGATGAACAGGGCGATCTTGTGTAGTAACGCCATCTATTTGCCCAGGTTCATATAACAGATTTTCGCTCTGTGTATTCATAAGATTCATTCCGTAGTCAAAGTAAGTATTTACTTTTGATTCAAGAGGAATGTAGTTTACAACCTGTGTAGACTGAAGTGTATCCATAGAGTTAAAATCATATGCTTTATACATAGTTCCTAACTCGTGTGGAGTAATATAAACATCTCCGTCAAATACGGTTAGTGTTGTATTATCTTTTGGCGTGCCGTTTGCATTATACGACACATTGAAATAGTTTCCAAACCCATAATACTGAGTGAATTCATCAGATTGAACGTCACTTGTCTTTGCTTCGTGAGTTATATTACATATAGAAGTATAGAAGGCATTAGAATTCAATGGGAATAAACCGGTTTCGTTCTCAGTAGTAAGTAAGAAACAAGACGGTCCTGCGCCTATATATCCTATTTTTACAGCCTGATTATCTTGTGTCATTGGATATACAGGAGCTTGTAACCAGTTTCTATATCTTTTTGTTCTACCGTGCATCTCTGCTGAATTTGGACCATTGCCGCCTTCTCTAGTATAGTCCATATTAGCCTAATCTTCTTCTCCTGGTCTTAAATCATATTTTGCGAATGAAACCCAATTGTTGTATACGTAGGAGTCAATATTTGTAGTAAAACTCTTATACTTCTTTATAGCGGTATATATATCCTGATCCTCATTTCTCTGTACTTCGCTAAACGCAGAATTCCATTCTGGTATTTTAACATCTTTTATTTGATTTACATTCTACGTACCAAATCCAGAGAACGATCCACCGTTTGTTTTATAGAAGTTAAATATCCAATGCCTTGCCTGTTTTTTGTCAGACGAAAGTTTTTCTACATAAAGTCTATTTATTCCTATTGTACCTTCTTGCGAATCATAATCAACAGGAGGTATTCTAGTAGTTACTGTTAACGTAGTAGGTTGATATTGAAGATCTACTTTTATTACTATAGACCTATTTAATATTGCTGCTTCGTTTATAAAGTCCGTTACACTAGAATGTGACATTACATTATCAGAAATGCTCATAACAGGTCCTGCGACTAGACTATCTGGTTCAAGTCTCATAAATTGCACATCTGTTACATTTGGATCATCTACACTAAGTAACACGCTTTGAGCAGAAGTACTCAACGAACCAACAGCGAACATGTTTCCTTCACCACGGACAACTCCAACATTGTATGTTCTTACCGTTTCTTCTTGAGTATAATACGAAGAGTTTGGGTTTGCCGTCATTGAGCCTGGGAGTGTTCCGTCATACGTAGTATCTTTTGTACTGTTTGTATATTTAGCAAAAACAGAAGATACATATAACATTTCTTCTATACTTGTATCAGATGTATTTACTTTAGATAATACATCGTTTCTTCTAAAATCTATTTCAGACGAAAAAATCTAATACAACTTATGATTTCGTGTTCTTGCTCTAAGATCAGCATAATATCCTAATTCTTCCCCACTTGGAGTACGTATTCCTAACTTGTAATAATACGACGGAAAAATATACAACCCGTTAACAGACATAAATCCACTAGGATAGAAAGGAGATTTCTTAGTTACACTATCATCTGCATCAGATATTTCTTGTATATTTGTATCGAGCACTGCTTGAGATATTGGTCTAGCTAAAGTAACCTATAGCAATGTTTTTTGATATACTTCGGATGAAGATCTACGAATAACCTAGCAACCTACAATACTACTTATAGCATCTCGATCACCGGTAAGTGTCGGAAGTTGTATTTTTACCCCAATTGGGTGGGCCAATAATTTTCCGTTTACACATTCAAAAGGACGAGATGTGTTATAATCAGAAATAGTTTTTTCATCTAGGCTTATTACATCTGTTCGTCTTCCTTTATTGTCATAAAATACTAATGCGTATTTATACTTCTCTCCGCGTCGTAAAGATCTTAAGAGACTAGAAGTAATCATATCATTGTAGGAAGCTTTTACAATCTAAGGATTTACTCCACGTTCTGTTAAATAACTCAATACGGAAGAACCATCGGAGAAAGTACTATATTCATCTTTATAATAGTGTTTCCCGGGATCAGGTATATCTCCATCTATTTTATCTGATAATACAACAGTTGCTGTTATTTCACTTATTGACCCAGCTGTACCAAGGCTTACGTTTTTCAGTATTGTATCGTCTGTAACATTTCCACAAAACATATATTCCTAGTTCTGTTCTATTGTTTGTGGAATAAGTATAAGACCGGACATTGCAGCAAACTCCTCCATTGAAAGTTTTTGCAGAGGGTCTATACCAATATCGTTTAATACAAAAGAATTGTTTTGGCTTTTTATATCTCCATCGTATATCAAAGATACTTCTGCATCATGTCCGGGTGTTATATAAGATAGTCTATATACTTGTATTTTTTTATATCTGCTAGAATACCCGGACATATCTATCGACAACGATAATCCAACGGACGTTTCTGTGTTTTCAGCATTACCTGTCTCTTTTGATCTAGACGAATCAATAACCTATATCTTATTAGTTAGAGGAGCTAATTGAGTGGTATTACCATATTTATTGTAATATCTATATGTGTACTATACCTACTATGTTGTAAGTCTTCCAGATATAATATCTGTTATAACCACTCTCTTGTCTGGTATCTCTCTATTATTTATAAGACTATCAATAGGTACAGGAGTTCCGTTTGTTATATAAGAATGATCCTGTTCATCGTCAACTCTTAAACTTATAATAGGGTCTTTACCAGTAGCTATATATAGTTTTATTACGTTTTCAAGCTCTTTATATAATACAGCTGATATCTTCCCTGGCGCATTTCCTTCCCATACACCGTTTGCAAACCAAACCTCCTTAAATTCGTTGCATGTATTGTTAACTTCGTCAACAGTAAATTTCCATACGTGTAAGTCGCTATCATTTGTAGTAACAACAATAGCTAACTGATCTACAGAACATACTGCAATTATTCGTTGATTATTTGATATAGTACCGAGAGAATCTATACTGACGCCACTGGGTACAGGAGTAACAATTCCTTCGTGCACAGAAGAATAGTCACCAGAACTACTAAGGAGTTGATTCTTAGTAATTCTAATGTTCTGACCATATATGTATTGCGCGTTGTCTATTTGGTCAAATGCGGTGTCAGAATTCATTCCCTTCGTAAACGAGTTTATATAGGAATTGTTCTCATTAGTAACCATAATAGTAGTCGTTATAAGTTAATTGTTCTTTTCCAATATTCTTAAAGAATGTATCATCTCCATCCCAATCAGGGATAAGCTTATTCCAATCATTCTTTATATTCTGCATATCATCAGGTGTCGGCATCATACATTCAGCGTACGCCTGATTTCTATAAAAGTTCCACTGCTGTTGTGTATAGTAGTATGTCTGTTGTGCATACTTCTATGCGTACTTAGAACTACTAGTAGTAAGCTTACCGCTCATAAACTTAGGGAATGTAAGCTTCATTACAACATACCAGTAAACTGCTTCCTAGAATGAAGGGAGGTCTGGAATAAGAGGATAACCTCTCTCATCTACAGCTATTGCTTTGTACGAAAGCTTTATAAATCCGTGTCTCTTATTTGTTACAATCCAACCCGGTTTAATAAAATACTCAGGTTTGTTTAACATATCTGGCAACATCCGCTCAGCATACCTCATTCCATTGTACATATACAATTGATGCTATGAAGTAGGCAACTTATACTCCATAGGTTGATGTGGAGGAGGCGGCATCGGCATAGGATCTGGTATAATAGCAGGTTCCTATATTGCCAAGTTAGCTGGATCATGCATAACAGTAGCTGTGGGATGTGGGTGCGGATGAGGGTGTTGCTTAGACTTAAATATCCTCGTCATTGTACTCATCGGCTACCAATGTATTCCGTCCTTACTATATGCTACACCATCCAGAGACACTAAATCTTCTGGGATAGGAACCTAGTAGTCTTGTATCTTTAGAATAGGTAAATCATCTGTCCCAGATTCTCTTGTGATATACTACATAGGAGCACCAATCTTTTCCACGGCTTCAAAAATCCACTCTCGTATATCTGTAGTACGTTGTTTCGCTTCTGTGGAATCCAAATCAGCCATGATTTTTGCTATGACTGATTCACACTTTGTATATTTGTATATCATTTATATCTATATAATCGTGTTTATTAAATATTAGTTGAGCTAATCTGCGTTTATTCTATCTTACTAAACATAACTGATACTTGTATCTATCGGGGAACGTTCTTGGTATCTTAGACCAGTATAGTCTATATTTGTACCCATCAGAATGTTCATTCAAGTGATAGATGCGTTTATCATATTCTTTACTCGCTTTATAATCCACAGATAACGAATCTGGAGTAAGCGTCTTGGGTCTATATTTACCCACCTAAATAAAACCTAGCCCATAAGGCATTTTAAAGCCGTCTGAGCGCTCTAACACGTATTCTAGAATAACTTTACACATCTCGTCTAAAATGCGCTTGTAGAGGCTGTAATCAACCTCTACGGGCATTGTACGATACATGTCTCTAAACGTTAGCGATTGTTTACTTCTCATCTTCCTTTGGTCCGTCAGGCTTTATACCGTCCAGCGTAGAATTGTTATCATCATCGCTAGGTCTATTGAGCATAAATGCAAGCTCATTGTTCATTATAAGCTTTTTGATATCAGGAACCATCCATGTAGGAATCTATATATCATCCTCGTCTGGATCTTCTGCGCCATCTTCGTCTGCGTCATCTTCCGGCTTCTCATATACAGCTAGAACGTATATATAATCAAGGAGCCCTTGATCCTGTAAACCTTGTACATATACGTGCTTATCATCCATATAGTATGCAGTCAGTTCCCCAAATGTATATTTACGGAAGTACTGATAGTGTCTGCGAATATGGTTCATATACTAAATATTCTCGCCAGCCTCGTCGTGCACAGCAAGAATACTAGTCCATTTGTTTCCGTATATGTTTTCTAGAGTATCTTCGGTCTTCTTGGTAAACAAGTTTCTACCTTTATCCTCAGATTCTACAGGTATAAGCTTATGCTTAGTCTCCTTCAAAAATAAGAATTCACCGTCTATTAGATCGGTAATATCCATTCCAGCCTACTCCTTAGCTTCAACCTCATCCAGGTGTTTCTTCCACAGCATCCTGCGATAATGATCAATCCAGGCAGCTATGTGTGCTCTTGAGAAGTCCTCGCTTTCGCTTATATTACTATTTCTAGCTATGAGAAGTATATCATCAATAATTTCTCTAAGAGATGTTTTCTGTGGTGAAGTATTACTCATATTATTTCTTTGTTGATTCAACGACTCTCACATTAGTACAACTGAAGAGATCGTTGGTGTTATACCATTCGTACTTTGTCTTATTCTCTTTCTTCCAGTCCCATGTGAATAGTCGCTATATAAAGTTCTTTCCTTTATTTTTATACTCTCTAGTAGTATAGGTATAAAAATACATGTCGTTCTCTACTTTAAGACCGACATTCACTGTATCTTTACCTATAGTATAGTAGACGGTAGTAAGATCATTGTAGTTTATACTATCTGTATAAGTAGTATCTTTAAGAATAACTGATAAGTCACCTCCTACCCCCTTACTATCATTAACGGTTAAAACCTGAGATTGCGTTGCAGCAGTTGAAACAGTTTTTGGTTTTATTTTTAATTTTTTCATAACACTGTCCAACTTATGTAACGTAATATCGTTCTGTTTCTATAAATCTTTTATATCTAGCCATAAAACATTATTAGCCTACTAGGAGCTATCTAATAACCCCTAATAGGCTTCAATGTTGTTCTGAGCCATTTCTAGCTCCTGTGACAGCTTTATATTGCTTCTGTGGGTATTTACA